AAAAAACTGCCCATCAGACCCTTACCCAGGCGCCCGCCCAGCGTCCCGAAGGAATCGACGTCTTCCCTACCCCCGGCCTGTGGTGTAACCCCTCCTCAGAAACCCAACCGTCCCGAGGCAGAGGGAGGGGCAGAGGTGCCTACGGGGGGCGTGGCCGCGGCCGCGGCGGAGACCATGTGGGCAGACCAGCCCCGCAGTCTCAGCAGTCTCTTGGAGGATTCCAGAGGAGCTCCCCGGCGCCCCCTAGATTCCAACGACAGCGGTCAACGCCGGAACCTGAGCCCGCCCAGAAGTCCTCAGAGCCCCACCGCTATCAACAAACCCGCAGAAGCAAGAGCTGCCACTCAGATGGCGCCCAGACCCCAGAGTCCAAGACCGGCTCCGCGTTCAAACGCCCCCTCAAACCCGCCCGCGGTTTTCAGTTCCCCTTCCGTCAACACCACTGAGAAAGAGGCGGGGTCCGGGGTCATCGAGGCGGCGGACCTGCCCATCAAAGACATGTCCTTCCCGGAGCCCGACCCCACCGACCAAGAGGAGGAGGAAGGCCTGATCGAGATCGTGGAGGTGGATCAGGACCAAGCTCAGACTCAGAGTCAGGACCAGGGACAGCTCCGTAAGTCTGCGGCTGCGTACTCGGAGCCACGCCCCCAAACTGTCTCAGAGAGGCCCCAGTCCACTACCTCCAGCTCAGAGTCCGGCCGGACCATCGTGGAGGCCCTGAACGATGACCCTCCCACCATCCGGATCTGCTTCGGGGACGAAGATGAGTCGGACTTCGATTACCTGATCTACGAGACCGAGAGCGACGAGGAGGAAGATGAAGATGAGAGAGATGAAGAGGAAGAGGAGGAGAAGCCCTCCCCCACACAGACGTCTCCCGACGGGTCCGCGGAGGAGACCGCCCCGGACTTCTCCGGCATCATGACCCTGTGCACAGTGGCCTCTACCCGCGAGTCCCTGGTAGTGACGCCCGAGGGGGGAGACGCTCCAAAATCTTCAGAGTCAGAGGCTGACCATCAGACGCCAGAGGACCAGAGTTCAGACTCTGGGACAGAGATCCCAGAGCCCAAGTCTGAATAGACTGTGATGAAGAGGACGGGTCCGGACAGAGGGGGAGAAAAAGTTGAGTTCCTTCTCTTTCCCCCGCCTCATTCCACCCCTCCTACACGGACCATTCTTGGAGAGGGACGAAATTCCTCCTCCCCGGATGCCTGAGTGACCATCAGGGAAACCACCCCAGATATATCTTCTGACATGGACACTAGCATCTCTAATCTCAACAGGCTATAGACCGAAACTCAGCTCTGTGTGTTGGTAGATAGAGCGCCACCTAGTGATTTAGATAAGTAGGATAAGACACACTATCACTGACCTCTGTTGACCTCGATACTCCATCTGCAGGCCTCTCAATGCAAGTGCATGTCCCTGTATCATACCCATGGCGCCCCTGGCGGCGTCGATAGATCACTGTCTCCTCTTCCCCCTTCCGCCCTTCGATTCCCCCTCCCTCTTCCCCCATAGAATTAAGAAATGTGTGATATTAGCCTCCATAGTTGTGATTTTGGAATGCCGCTAATCGCTAATGAAATATATCTGGGATTCTAGGCTGCTTTATTCTATCACTGATTGTGTTTGATCTCCAAAAAAAAATAAAACTTTTCTTAAAAAGGATAATTTTGGTATTAATTAATTGAACACTCTGATCCAAGATTGGGAAATCTAGGATTTGTTAATCACTTAATTGGGCACTGATCCCAAATTGAAAAATCTCATATCAATTCTAAGTCCTATAAACTCCCCCACCTGAAGATGGGTGTTCAACAATGAGGAATTTCCATCCAGAGGGTGTGTCAATCATAAATTTGGGAAAAAAAACTAAGTGTGGCCCCATTCAAAAAAACTTAGACTCATTTCCCCATGGGTCTTCATATTTGGACAAAGGAGACCACACATATTTCAAACACTCAGAATTATTAATGATATCTCCAAAACTCTTATTTTTAATTGACAGACCCCATAATTAATTGGAAATTTCCACACATTTCCATGATGGGGGCATAAAATTATTGTAATTTTTGCTAAGGCCCCCATTTTTAATATGAATTTATTGAAGACCTTTCAGATAAAATCCCCATTTTTACTAAGTTCAAAAAACACCCCCCGATTTAAAGACTTGGTCTGGCCCACACTCATAAGGTCATAGATCCGGCCCTTTAAAAATTTCTAAGGAGAGACCAAGTTGGGGACGGAGGGGGTCTCGGGTGCGGACTTGTAATTTTTTATTGAGGGTCCAGAATCAACATGGTGGTTCAGCGGACCCCTCCCAATTTTTAATCAGAGATATTAAGATCCCACTTTAAAATCTGGGATTCCAATATCGATTGGAGATCCGATGAAGGATCATCATTTTACTTGGAAACCCCATACGTGGTCTCCAGATTAGAAATATAGTAAAGGACCTATGTATCGATCGGACTCCCAATGAGGGAGTCTCCATCTATTAAAATTTCAGGAAGAGTCCCAGATTGATCAGAAATTCATCAGAAGGCCTCCATATTGATTACAAATCCATTGAGGATCTCAATATTGGATATATCCATTAAGGGTCTTCATATTGAGACCTCATTAATAGTCATATTAATTGATCACCCATTAAGGGTCTTTATATCCGATATTCATTAAGGGGTCTTCAAATTAAACAAATACCCCTTTGGGTCTCCAGATTAAATACCTATTAAAGGGTCTTTAGATTAATCTGGAATCAATTAAAGACCCCAAAATATCTAATAAATCCCAAATATAGATCAGAGACCCCAATAGAGATCTGAAATTAAAAATGGCTGCTAAAAATGGCTGCCAAAAATGGCCACCCAAGATGACGGAGCTCCGCACCCTCCGGCAGCCAGCTTGCAAATGACTGAGTTCTATGGCACAGCTCTAATTTATATACTTCATTAGCATAATGGGAGGGGATGATGACGTATATTGCTTTTTATACCTCATGAATATTCATTACATACACCATATTTGGTAAGTATTTACATATTTTATGAATATCCATAGTTTTTTTTTTTTTTGATAATACGCAGACTCCGGGGAAATAAATTGGGATTCAATTTGATTGTCCGTCCCTATATATTAATTGCTGATATCAGGGAAATATCAAGAGTCCTGACTTGGCAATTATTTGCTTCCCGATAAATTAATTCACCCCCTTCTGCGACCATTAAGTTTTATATTAAACGGGAAAACCGGGATTGATGATCTATTAGGTAATCGGTATCCCTAATGATCAAAAATCGGGGATCGATGACCTTAACGGGATCATTCCTGCAGGTTACACAACCGGGTATCCCGATCCCGGTCGAATTGTTTATCGATGATCCACTTTTTAATTGATATACTTTAAATGGTAATATAAAAGGGGCGGATCTTTCAATCTACCAATGGGGTCCCGGTAGGCGGGTATATGCAAATGAGGTCTATCAAATAAAAGCATATGGGGAATTCCCGTATCCCGGCCTCGGTCACTCTCGCTGAGGTCAGCACAGGCACTTTATCCCAGATAACGGTTAATATTGCTGAGGCGGCCATTTTACCTTATCCATATAGTGACCGCTAGTTCCCTATGGATGTTCTATATATAGTAATGTATGGTCGGCAGATTGGCGTCAATATGGGGAATTGGAAACTTAATCCATAGGGGGGCGGAGTTACATACCCCAAAAAAGGTAAAGTATCCATACATCTACCATATATGGTAGGAATTAAACAATCCACCTGACGTCAGGCTATGGAAAATGGAAACTCAGCACAAAAAAAGGGGAACATATACCAAATATGGTAATTGTGACTCCACCCACTTCTCTATATATTGAGAGCCCTCAGGGCATCTGGCATCATTCTCTCCCCAGCTGCCGAGCTGTCAACTTGACTGCCTCCAATCAACTTGACGACCTGTCAATCAACTTGACGACCTGTCAATCAACCATCAATCAACTTGATCAGCCATCAATCAACTTGATCGATCAAGATGGTCCGCACCACCCTCGCCGCCAAGCACGCCAAGAAGGAGAACGGGATCCACCGCCTGATCCTGAGGAAGAACAATGTGGAATTCGAGAAGAGCAAGCTGAAGAACATCCGGGATCGGATCGGTAAGCCGCTGACCCTCAGGCAGAGGAGGATCAGGACCAAATGGAATTGGCTCCTGAATGCCGGAAATCCGTTCACTCCCGAATCCGTGAACGCGACCATCCTCGCCGCCCAGGAAAGAATGGATTACATCCCCCTACCCTGGCCGGAAAACTGGTTCATGAAGATCTGCGCTGACCCTTACCGTCAGACGCCCGTCTATGGACACGCCCCCGGGATGGCCCTGTCCGTGGGATGGCCCAGGTGGATGGAACCCTCGGAGAATCCCAGGGATAACTGTGAGTACTGTCGTTCTCTCACCGGGTTTACACAGATCAAAAAAGGAGCTCTTTCTGGGCTTATAACACGCTCTCTGTGCCACTTAATCTCTGCACAGAGTTCGGGGCGACAGGCTGGGAAATTTAAAGATGGCTGCCTCCAAGATGGCACCCAGGGGCTTATAATTAGCGCCTCTTAAACCACGCCCCTCATTAACATATGCAAATTAATACCATATATGGGGTCCACACTTAGTCTCAGGGAGAGACACCGAGAGGCAGGTCCCTTGACATCTGCGCATGTCTTTGATCCCATCAGGCTTTAACCCATCCCATCACATGCCGCACGGCGAAGCAGATATCCTCATCCCACTGGGAATGGTGTACTCCGCCGGCTCGGACCCTGAGCACCCGCTGACCCTGGCGGACTTCGTCCTGTTGATAGATCCTGAGGGCCGCTGGTACCTCCACGAGCTGGACAGCAACACTCTGACCAGGCTGGCTACCAATTACTGCGATTGGATCTGCCAAGGGCTGTGGTATTGCTGGTCAGTCATGGGCTACGTCAGAGATAGAGCCACCGCCCAGCTGCTCCTCACCCCCACCCCCACCTTCCAGAACCAGAGTTCCGATCAGCCTTCCACTTCCGGTCAGGAGTCGCCCTTGGGGTCCGTGCTCGACCTCCAAGCTCTGCCAGAAACAGCCAGGTGGAAGATGGTGGGACCCATAGGGGGCAAGAGACACTGCGGGATCAAATATATCCCAGCCGGATTCGGAGGCCCTTACAAGAGGCTCTTTACTCCGCCCCGTGAGGGGGAGGTCACATGTGACGTGGCACCAGGGGTGGTGGAGCTCTTGGAGAAGATGTGGGATGTGCCGCCGGGGGAAAATTGGTGCATGATCATGGAGGCCTTCGCTGCTCAACACGAGGGCGTGGCCTTCGTCCTGCCCACAGTCAAACATGGGAAGATGAGGTTCACCTTCCAAGACCCCCAGAGGCTGGTCAAACACAGCCCGGACACCCTCGCCAAGATCAAGACCCACCTGTCCTACCCCAACCCAAGATTTGGGAAGTGGATGCCGGTGGCCAGGGGCATCATCACCCTGGGACTCACTCCCCCCGCCAGGAGAGATGGAGTAGTGGCCTGGCTGATCATGTCGGAGATCGGCACCATCATCGGCGCCTGGGAGCTGAGCGGGACGGTGACCGCGGTGGCCACCAGCGTGGCTGACCTGGTAGATATGGGGGTGGGGGAGCTCCTGTTCCAGAGGACCTTCCAGCCCCCCGAACACTTCGATCACCTGCCCGACACCGCCTGCGCCAACCCCTTCTGCAAGTTCCATGGGATCAGTGCCATGGACACAGACTCTGAGGATGATGACGATGATGACAACCGGCCCCCCAAGAATGTGTGGGTCCCGCCCAGAGAGGGGGAGGAGGAGTCTGATGAAGAGGAGGAGACACACCCCCTCGAAGAGCCAGCTGACAATGAGGACACTGACAAAGACCCCAGGTCAGAGACCGAGGGTGAAGACCATGAGGAAGAACACGTGGATGTTGAAAGAGAAGACTCCACCCCTGGAGAGGCGGAGTCTGTCCAACCCTCAGAATCGGAGGCGGAGGCCCCCAGACACGTAGTCCTGCTCTCCTAAAAACCCAGGACTCATCAGATGGACAATTCTCTGAAGTGTGTTACCTTTCATCTGTCTTCTCTCCCGATGGCCTAAGCATTCTAGGACTTAGTGATAAGTGATGTGTGGTCTATCAACTTCCTTTTCCTCAGGGGACTGAGAGACTCATGGGTACTGTGGGTGGTCTTTGAGGTGGGGACTCTGACACTGTCATAGATCCAAGGTAGCACAGATAGTTGGGAAATATAAAGCTTTGCACTACCTCTATTTTTCTAACATGTTAATCGATCCAAAAAAAAAAATAAAATTGATGAAAATGCACTGTGGACTTGTCTCTTCCCCCACACACCCACATTTAGATTGACATTTAGTGGGTGGGAGGAGATAGAGGGTGGGGACTTAGACCCAGGAGGGACTTAGTCTCTGAGAGGGCGGGGACTTAGTCTCTGAGAGGGCGGGGACTTAGTCTCTGAGAGGGTGGAGACTTAGTCTCTGAGAGGGTGGAGACTTAGTCTCTGAGAGGGTGGAGACTTAGTCTCTGAGAGGGACTTAGTCTCTGAGAGGGTGGAGACTTAGTCTCTGAGAGGGTGGAGACTTAGTCTCTGAGAGGGTGGAGACTTAGTCTCTGAGAGGGTGGAGACTTAGTCTCTGAGAGGGACTTAGTCTCTGAGAGGGTGGAGACTTAGTCTCTGAGAGGGTGGAGACTTAGTCTCTGAGAGGGTGGAGACTTAGACCCAGGAGGGACTTAGTCTCTGAGAGGGTGGGGACTTAGGCTCTGAGAGGGTGGAGACTTAGGCTCAGAGGGGATTCCCCTATGGGAGGAACTTAGTCTCTGAGAGGGACTCAGAGGGCAGGGACTTAGACTCAGAGGGGGATTCCCCTTAGGGGACTTGGACTTAGTCCCTGAGAGGGCAGGGACTTAGACTCAGAGGGCAGGGACTTAGACTCAGAGGGCAGGGACTTAGACTCAGAGGGCAGGGACTTAGACTCAGAGGGCAGGGACTTAGACTCAGAGGGGGATTCCCCTTAGGGGACTTGGATTTACTCTCAGAGGGAACTTAGACTTAGTTTGAGTCAACACACTCATATTCACTAGGGGGCAGCACTTAGACTCAGGAGGGACTTCACCAAGGGGTGGAATTCAGTCCCCAGAGAGCAGAAATTCAGACCCTCTAAGGGTACACACTTAAACCTTCTAAAGTCCTGTCCCACATATAGGGACTTCCCCAAAGAGTGGACACTTAAACCCAATAGGTGGAAACTTGGACCCTAAGGGGTGGAGATTTAGACCCCAAGGGTGAACACTTAGACCCCACAGGGTAGATCATCCATAAGGACTTCCCCAAGGGGTGGAGACTCAAATCCTCAAAGAGTGAAGACTCTGGACTTAGTCTCTGAAAACAAAATTTAGACTCCCTAGTATCTTAAACATCCACAAGGGTGTTATCCATAAGTGCTACTTGAGTGTCCATGTGGGAAGAACCACACAGTGGGAGTGATCATGGATACTCGGACCCCTCACCCTCAGACCCTCAGTACTTATATTCAGAGGGTCCCTAAAGGGGCTCAGTCAGATACTTAGTGTCTATGGTCCCTCGGTGGATGTGTCTATCATATGGGAGGAGCCACTCAGAAGACCACCTACTCAGGTCAAGGGTCATAGCCCAGATCCTCCATCTTCCCTCAATCAGGGACACTCAGCATGCGGGACCCACTGTACACCTAACGGTGAATGCAGACCCAGTATGCACACTTAAAATCCCCTGGGTTCTGAGACAACAGTGAAGGGGAAAACCATCGAGTCCGGGGATGAGGACAAGGGCTATCCAAAGGGACCGGGAAGACACCGTGGACCGCCTCGGTCCGAGAAACGGTCACCTCCGGCCGGGCTCTGGGAAGTACTCAGGCCCATCTCTGTAGCCAGGGTTGAAATTTTTATTAGGTGGCTTAAATCATCCAGTGGAGATGTAGTCAGGGGCAGTGCTGTCCATTTCAAAAGGACTTGGGATAAACCACATCAAAGGAATCTTTATCAAAGGGTCCTACACCGGAAGTGATTTGTAGATGTAAACAATAGATACCAACAAGGACTGACCGCCACCTGAACCCCAGCTGGGGACACGGAGTGGGAAACACCTGTCCAGCTCGCCCGGACCGGGGACCAGGGACGAGTCCGCCCACCACCCCTGGACCCACTTCGAAACTGTGAGAACAATGGAGGGGTACTTGAGCTGAGAACAGGGCGCCCCTCGATGAGGGGGACTTTAAAATTCACAATTAAATGAACATCAGAAACAACGGTCAATTTTTTATTGTAAGCAGGTACCACACATCGAGACACCTCTGTCCCTCATACACAGCCAGGGTCGGTGACCCGTGGGCTTTTCTCTAAAGAGGTCGCGGGTCTAGGTCCACCCGGAGGGGCAGAGAGCATTCCATGAAGGAATGGGACCTGAATGGGAGACACAAGAGATGCAACAGTGTGACACTCAGAGCGGCTCTCACCCCGTGTGGAGTAGCTGGCCCACCGCCATGCTTCTTTTCTCCCCCAGACAGGACGCCCCTCTCTGTCCCCTCTTCAACCACCTTGCCATCTTGCCTCTCTCCGAGGAGGGGGACGAGGTCCGGGTCTTCGGATCCCAGCACTCAGGTGGCCCGCGGGGAAGGAGACTCATGAGGGGGAAAGGCTCAGGATGATCCTTTAACTACACCCTGCTGCTTTTACCCCTCAAAAGCTTCATTCTCTGTCTCAGGTCGGATAAGGGGATCCCACATTTAGAATTTTTTTCTCCCATCCCCTAAGGCACAGGTCCTAATCTGCGCATGTGTGGCGGCCAGACAATCCTATCTACAGGACCGGGCCAAACAGGTCCACACTCTTTATGAATGAAGGTTCCCACAGAACCGGTCCAAAGGCTCCAATCCAAGTAATTGACATTAATCTTTCAGAGGCGAAACCGCGCCTCCCATTCATGAGGATAAGATTATATGTTTATGTTTCTGACCTCCAGTCAGAAAATCTGCCCGGCAACAGCCAGTTTCCTCCTACCATTGGCCGCAGGAGAATAATGAGCCCATTCTATGAGAATCGAAACTTTTTAAAAAAACTTCCTCCTACGCCTTTGAACCGCCAAGAGTAGTCCACAGTGTTCCCAGACATTCACAAAAAGACCTACAGTTTAATAAGTGCCAATCACACCTGCCGCCCGTCCTCTCCGCACCCGGCCTCGCCCTGCTGACTGCCTCCATTGTTCCCAACAGTTTCGATTCTGTCCGCGAACCCAAGAGGTTTCTGTTAGTCAGAGCGTACCATATGGTACCACCCCGAGTGAAAAATTACTAGATCTCTGGGGACGCGAGGCAAATACAGAGACACTGGACCACCAAGAACACACAGTCCCATTCGAGCCACATCCGCCGACCGGATCGCCTCACTCGCGCCACACTCACTCCACATCTTTATTATTTTATTTTTCCTCTGAGGCTCGAGGTACCTGGAAGGCTCGGGAGGGGCTCCGATGTCGCCAGGAGGATCGAAGATCTGGGTGGAGGGGCAGTGACAACACACCTACCGGGGACCACGTACCCTCTTCCCGCATGCAGGAGGTACACACAAAAGAGATCACAGCATTAACAGAGTCAGTAAAGATACCTATTAGAGGGGTGAATCCCCCACCCGATCACACATACCAGGTGGCACTAACCCCTGAGTCCCAACCTCGCGGAGGAACAGAGTTATTCACCCGGGGGATTTTTTTTGGCTCCTCTTTCAACTCAGAGGACGAGAAAGAACACCGAGTCACAGCCTCTTTCCCCAGCCGGGGGAAGCTTCCCTCACAGGGCGAGGGGCGGTCAGTTCCAGGGAAGCGCAGAATCAGGTAACACAGTGGTAACAAATCGATGTAAAATAAGTCTCAGTTCTCAGTAGCTGGCCGGCATGGTGACTCTTTCGCTCATGAAAAGAAATAAATACAAGTTATATCCTTCACATCTTAAATCAGGGACTATCAAAACCCGTCACCGGCAGTAGATTGTGCACAGAATTTCAAAAAAAGGACTGCGACCAGTCACACTTGAGGGCATGTGGGCTGAGACACGCATCAGATCCGTCCGAGAGGCGCACCCCAGGGTCGCGCATCGGATCCGTCAGAGAGGCGTACTCGCCACAGCCATCTGGGATCCACATCTCATTCCCCTCTCGATCACTATTAAAGCAAAGAAATGCATGCAAAGAGTTCTCTCAAACATTACCTTTTCTTTTTATTATTCAACAGCACACAAGAAGATTAGGGACTCCGCTCACAGACATTCGGAGAAGCGACACAATTTCCCATCTGGAACCCCATGGGACAGCAGAAGGACACACAGAAAAACAAAAAAAAATCTTTTTCTCTTCTCTTCACCCCTCTGGGTCAGCGATCCAGCTGCTCCTCGTCCTCCTCGGGATGGGTAATCAACATGGGCTTGTAGGTTCTGGGTGGGATCGGTGGCGGGGTGGGAGGGTGAGGCGGAGCGGGCATCTCCAGCAGAGTCAACACCACCGTCCCGGTGATAGGATCGATGATGGGAGGCGGCAGGTCGTGGAGATCCGGATAAGCTGTTCCGTCAGTGGGTGAGTCTGGGTTGCCATGGGGAAGTGAAACTTGGTCGGTATCAGAAGGCGTGGCCTCGACGGTGTCACTCGATTCATTGTTCTCCATTTCCTCCTGCTGGTGACTTGGCAGCATATGGTAACACATCTAACAGGCCCTGCATTGATTAGAGATGACACATTACCTCATGTGGAAAGGTCAAGAACAAAGGACCCACTGTAGACGCCCCGCCTCTAACAGGATCCACAACGGAACACCTAACGCCACATCATCCCAACGAAAGGTCACGGGCGCGGACCTCCCTCCCCCTCTCTCATCTCACTCCGGGACGGTCACTGGCCGGACTGATTCAGGAGGTCAATTGATGGCAGGAATTCTCAACTCCGTTCGCGCCAAACAATTGATCACCTTAAACCAGGCACCCGACCAACACTTCTCCGCCGTACGGACGCGGTCCGCGTCTCCGCGAGCCTCTCCCTCCACCGGACATCGGTCTGCCACCCTCCGCCGCGGCCCGCCACGAGAAGACTTACCTGGGACGCGGATCAAGCACGCCAAGGATGATAGAAGGCACAAAGTGGAAGTGATAGGAACACAGGCACTTCCAACTATGTACCTCCGAACCACGCTTGGGTTAGACACTCGAGCACAATGGTAAGTGTGACTGCGGTGCCCCGTTTTTATACCCGCTTTTTAGCTGATGTTTTAAAAAAAATAGAGGAAGTTAGGTAACAGTGGAAAAAAAACACCCGTCAGCCACATTTTTAAAAAAAATCAGCATTTTGAGAGTCTGGGGTTTTGGGGGAACGGATGTGGGTAGGAACAGGCGCGTGCCGATCACGTACACAACCGCAGACTCTACAAAACAGGAAAAGAGGAACAAAAAACACGTTAACTGACAAACACAGACTGCTGACCATCAATTATTAACACAAAAACACTCTCCTCAGCGATTAATACCCCACACATCAACATCTTGTGATCGGGAGAAGGGAAGTCCGAGGGCGGATCCCGCAAAGAATTTCCATATGGAAACCATCTCGCCGGGTCGGGAACCTTGAAAAACACAAAAAAGGAACAGAAACTCACCACTCCGCACAATTATTAGCTGACCGAAGGGATACCGGGGACAAAAGGAGGGGGGACTTGCGCATCCAATACCCATACCCCACTGACTCACCAAAAGAAGGACAGACGTAGACATACTTAAGCCCACAGATGGGTCCAGACAGTCGAGGCGGGAGGAGGCTTTATCGCTCGGTCTCCTGGAAAAATATATTTTAATAAACATTAATAACATTTTTATCATCCCCATCCCGATTTTTAAGAGATATTCACCTCCCGGGCACCGGACCTCCATCTCGATTTAATACAATACGAAATGTCTAGTCACGTCCATTTAGACTGAAACCAGATGGTGGCGGTTCAGGAGTCCATTCTTCCTATTTTTTCAAATTTAAAAATTGGAATAAGAGAGGAGGAGAGAAAAAACAGGATTGAGTGGGATATCGCCCACAGATAATTTTTTGATAGACCCTTTTTTATTTTTTGCTCTTCCCCTCCACCCATATCTCATCTTTTCTCTCCCAACTCTCTCCCCTCAACCACCTCAAGATTTTTTTTTCACCCTTAAGATGGCCAGACCTCCTCCATCGTCACTCTCGGGCTCCTTGTTGACCCGCGCCACCCGACTGGAGAAGAAGTCTCATCTCTTTCCCTCATCCGGACCCGGAGCGAGAACCACGGAGGGACCTTCATCTTTCTCCCGCCGGAGAGGGGATCCGAGCCCAAATCGGTATGTGGGGTTCTGAGCGGCCGGGACCGGGGTCCGCGGACCACCCCACGGCGGCCGCTTTCGATACCTGATATACGGATTCATCCGGCCAATCGGAGGCCGCCTCTCGGGGATCGTCCCCCGGCCCTAATTCCTGAACACACACCGGAAAGGTCAGCATCCGGGGGGTGGAAGTGATTCCACCAATGGGGACCCGGGGTGGGGGCGGAGTGGGGGGGGGGAGGATACTTGGCACAGGGAAAGGTGAGGTCACTCCCTTATGTAACCGCTCCGCCTCCAGGGGCGTGCATAAATTAAAGTCCTGGCTCCGTGCCCGGGGGCCGGGGTCCCTCTTGGCTCACTGCCAGGGGTCATCTATACATTGACCTCGACCCCCACCCGGGTCAAAGGTCATCTATACATTGACCTCTGACCTTTAATGTATGGTGACCTTTAATGTATAGATGACCTTTGACCTTTGACCCCAAACAGGAAAAACCGGAAAAACCGGTTTGGCCAGTCAGAGACCCCCCGGGACATTCTGCGGGGCCCACAACTTCGCCGGACCACCGAACGAGAGCGCATGCCCCGCACCCCAATGACTACCACACAGATAAGCGGAACCAGCTTTTTTTTATTTTTATTGCCGAAAGCATTGCGCTTTTAGCGCTCACATCAAAACTCCCGGGCGTCCGTCCCCTCCGTCCCCGCCGCTCTCCGTCCGGGCGCGTGTCGTCCCGCGGGGAGGGAGTACGGCGGCGCGTCCGCGCCTCGGGGGGGGAATCTTCTGTGTCCCGTTGTCGGTCCTCCCCGTCCCGCCTCCCGCGTCCCCGTTCGTCTCCCCCGCCGAGAGAGAAACCGGAGAGGGGAGGCGCCGGCGAGGCGTCCCTCCCGGGTCAGAGCGTCCATGCGCGCGCGTGCGTGTCTGCGTGCGTAGGCAGAAGCGTGTCCCCCGGGCACGGCCCGGTCACTCCCGGGAGACGTACGGCTCGCGAGGCGTCGGGACCGGGAACCGTGTCGCCGTCGCGGCCCGCGTGTGTCGAGGTAGATGCGTGCATGTGTGCGGTGTCGGGGCGAGACGCTCCCGGTGACCGCATGTTGAGGGTATAAAAAAGGGTATAATTAAAATAACAAACCGCAAAAAAAAAACTCATTCCCGTCGCGAAGAAAAGGAAACTTAATCGCAAAAAAAAAACACAGTAATCGGGAGGAGGGTTTTCTGTCCCCGCGGCCGTTGCCGCTACCGCGGGAACATATATGTACACAAGATGATTACTGTGAGACTATACTACTATCCTAAAATGGCTAACACACACTGCTTAATACTATCCTAATGATATAAAATGACTAATATAAAATGAGTAAATATAAAATGACTAATATAAAATGAGTAAATATAAAATGACTAATATAAAATGCTTAATTTAAAATGGTTAATATAAAACTACTCACACAAGCTCTATAACCTAAATCTGACTAACTTATTTCTTCAAACCACTCAAGCAGATAAGCAGCCAAAGCGCGAGACATCCTTACCGTCCTCTTCCCTCTCCCGCCCCCATCTCCTCTCCCTTCCCCGAAGGCCGCGCTCGCGTTCCAGACGTGTGTGGCGCGTCCGGATGCTAGTGCACAGGCGGGGGTGTACGGAGTGCTCGTGTACCCGCACCTGTACACACGCATCCGCGAGCGAAACGACCCAATGCGACGGTGACGCCAACGGCAGCGGTCCTCCTCGGAGAGGCCGCATGCCCCATGTGTGTCCCCCTCCCCTCAGGTACTCCGTTCGCGAGAGCCGTGTCCTCCGCTCCCCTCCCCCTCTCGCGTATCGTCGGTCGGAGGTGCCGCGTGGAGAGGGCCGGCCCCCGGGCGTCGACGGTACATGACCTATCGGTCGGTGTCCGTCCCTCCCCTCGTGCCCCCGAACCTCTCCGCCTTCTCAAAAGATCTTGAAGGAGGAGAACATGCGCGTGAACCCGGTGACCATTCCCGGATCCTCCCCGCACTCCTCGATCTCGCGCTCCCTCGGGTATATGCGACAGATGTAACAGCAGCAGCAGGGTGGATCCAGGTCGGCGGGGGGCGTCCCTCTCCTTCTACCCTCCTCCCGCCGAGGCTGGACCTCGACGGCGAACCCGATGCCCGACGACTGCTGCTGCGGTTGCGGAGGGCGGTATTGAAGCTGAGGCGGAGGCGGAGGCGGCGGAGGAATGGGCCGAGGGTTGGGATTCTGTCCCCAGACGAAATAGTTGGGTGTGGACGACAGGGAGGACGAGGATGAAGACGATGAAGAGGAAGAGGAGGATGATGAAGAGGATGAAGATGATGAGGATGATGAAACCGAACGAACCTTTCTCTCCTGTCTCTTCTTCTCCTTCTTGGATTTCTTCTCTTTCTTTTTCACCACCACGACCTGAACATCCTCGGCACCGTCGGAGGAGGACGAGGATGAGGAGGAAGAGGACGACGAGGAAAAAATCAGGGATCCGGCGGCCCGAGTGCGGTCCGAAGACGAGGTAGAGGACCGTCCGGGAGAAACCGGGGGCGAGGGGAGCGATAACGGCAATTCCTGCGGCAGGTTCGACTCGACTTCAGACCCGGATTCTGACGATGGATACTCATGCTCGGGCTCCGGCTCGGATTCCGGTTCGGGCTCGGATTCCGGTTCGGGCTCGGATTCCGGTTCGGGCTCCGATTCGGATTCCGACTCTGGCGGCGAGTCTGAAGATGAGGAGAAAGATGACTCAGAGGACACGATCACAAACTCGGCTGCGGCCCCGGGAAGTCCAAAAGACCCCAAAGTTGAGCTTTTCTTGAGTCGTAGCGACAGAGTGGGTAAGGGTTTAATATCAGAATATTCAGAGTCTCTGAAAGGGGTCGAGGACCGTATCGACACGGTACCGCTGTCCTTTTCAGCAGACAAGCTGTTACAAGACGACATCTTGGAAGATTTCTCGGAAGGCCGCTCAAGAAGGTTATCAAGAATTTGTTCAGAAAATTGCTCAAGACCGCAAGTGATGCAAGCGCGCCGCCCAGGAGGGGACTGAGCAGGGAATTCGCCTTTTGAATGACGATATTCCCTCTCGGTCCTCTCTTGGGACAGCACGCAACCCCCGGCCTTGGTAGATATCCTAGAATTCGGTGGCGGGTTTGCGACAGACATAGTGTCGCAGAGCACTGGCGTTGATGAGCGACAATCCCTCTTGTCCCAACACGGCGCACGTGTAGTAGCCTTTCCAGGGAGGCTCTGTCGAGTTTGGCGATGGTCGTGCGGATACCTTCGATTGTATATCGGTCGGGATGCTAAAAGGTAGTGGAATATCTACGGTTAACTCTCATTTTACATTTTTAACCCGTCAAGATCGAGATAGAGATGAAGATGAAGGTGGAAAAGATGGCAAGCGTGCATATGATTTATCTGCGCCTCCATCTTCTCCTCTTTCCTTCTCTCATATCTACACCATCCAGCGATATAGCTAGCTTCTTTTTCCACCGTTATATTAAAAAATTTAAACTCACATTTTTTGAATCCTTTCATAACCTCCTTTTGTCGACCAATACCAGGTCCAGGTGACATTGCCGTTTGTTGTGGTGGTGATTCCACAGAATCCTGTCCAAAACTCGGTATTGGCATCTTTTGCTGTATTTTGAAGAATGGTCTGTGCGGAAAAATATGAGATGTATGAATGACACACGATTTACACTAAGTACGCGCATTTACATCTGTTTTTTTTTTCAGTCTTCTCTCACCACAGAAGAGACCTCCGTCCCGCGACACCAAAAAACAATGTACTCACTCTGTCATTATCATAGAATCCGGGAATGACAATTTCTGCCCCGTCTTGTTCACATGTGTACTTCGCGTGGGACCAGTTGGTAAGTCTCCAAGAATAGAAATAGCATCCACTTTTGTAATTATACCAATACCTAGGACAAGCATGATAAGATGACCGGCTCGCCACGGATACTTCGTCCACCATATTTTGTGCATAAATACTAGCAACTATTAAATTTAAAAAAAGACAAAAAGAAATAATCTAATCATAAAATGTCACCCAAATGATTAATTGGTCGTCATAAAATAAAAATGACCATACTTACTTGTCATAATTATTACTCCCGACATAACCATGATGACACCCAGCAGTAAGAAGAATACGCTAACAGATATCGCAGGCGCGTATTTGGCTCCTTCCGCTTCTTCATCTTCCTCTTTGGATTTTTTAGTCGATGAAACAACACCCACAGACACCATTGTCTAAATTACCATCCAACTACGAAAAAAAAAGACAGACTCGTTGTGGTACCATAAAAAGAAAAATTTAATTAAAAAAACATACAATAACAAATCACACGGGGTTACATTTGTTATTAACTATAAAAAACTAGGTAAAGCGAGGTTTCAGTCTGTCATTAACTTGATCAGAGGTTCTATTCTGTCTATACATTTCACAGACAGGACATTTAACAGATTTATGAAGATTATCATCTGCTGCAAATTGATGATTCTCAAAGAAAAAGCGTATGCCTGCACATATAAAATGGTCCACATTTGAAGCTATTTGATAGATAGCTTTGCTCTCCTCATCCTTGGCATATATAGACCCACAGCGAGACCCTATATAAACCCTGCCGGTAACAATGAGTTGGCCTCCGCCTGAAAACCTGGTCGGACCGAACCAACCAATATATGTAGCTCTCGCTTTTGTATTCGGGAGTATGATATCTTCATCACCAGTTTTTGTTATTCCAGTCCCAAACCAGAATTGAAAGCCACTTGGGTAATCCAAATCATACGGTTCTCCTTCATGAGAACGTATAAAAGACAAGAAATTTTTAACAAAATCAGGTTCTTTCATTTCATGTATGTCACAGCCATCCACAAATGCTCTGTGTGCTATAGAAACAGTCACGTCCTCATATATAGAAGACATCCAAACCAGGCCGAGGGTGGTCAAGACATTGAAATTAGCACCAATTGTCCAGATACCAATACCGGGATAGTTTGGTATCGATGAATACAGTGTTCCGGTGCGAACACCGTAGAACACCCAGTAGGTTCTTCTCGATGTTGGTTCAGTGGCGGTTACAGAATCGGTAATAAATCCTAGCGGAACCATGTCCTCAGAACAACATACTTGTGCGAGAATATGTCGATACCATTTCATCCACGGTTCCGCCGTAGCACTACAAACCCATCCGCCAACTGTCGGAAATTTCCAATCTTTAAACACAAGGTAAGACCCAACCGGCCACGGTAGAGCAAGTCTGCGACCATCTGCCTTTTTGAGAAAATCATGTAATTGTTCATCATTTAGTCCATATTTAAAAGTATTCACGACCTCAGCGGCACAAATCATACTTTTGTTCAATTCTTCAGGAAGCCATGAAACGGCATACATTCCGTATGTTCCGTATCTATCAGTTTCACAAGGACAAGAAGGCGAAGAGATGATCAAAGTTGCAGGTAATGTGTCTCTTATATCAAATGTTCCAACCACCATCTTAAGATTTTTTGAAACGAAAAAGGGATTGTTTTTCTCTTCTTCAGTCTGCAGAATGTCAAGCGTGCGAGCAAATCTATAATTATATTAAATTATATTTAATTTCATGCAGAAATATAAAATATGTTTATCAACTCTGTAAATTCATACTTACATCATTGTATCTCCATCCATTGGGGCCGAATTGACCAAATCTCTCCAGTCCAGGTGCAGTGGTTTAGGCACCGATTTTAACATTGACCGTAGCACTGTCAGTGACACGCGACGGTAATAATATGGTTTTTTCGATTCATCAAAACGATCTCTGATGGCATCCTCTTCAGTATAATTGTCATCAATATCAATTGCTTGCGAATATTGATCATCTGCGTAGCCTTCATAGTAATCTTGGTTGTATTGTTTTATTCCACATCTATGGCATTTGACTTTTGGATGTTTAAGATCAGATCTCACAAAAGTATAATTCTCGATAAAAGGACGAATTCCGGTATGCAAAAAATCCCATTTGTTTGAAGCCAACAACGTTAAGTCTCCACTAGCCTCTTCTCTAACAAATATTTCAGATTCATCAACTGTTATATAAATTCTGCCTGTTACTATTATCTCTGTAGTATTTTCTGAAGCTCGCGGACCAAATTCAGCAATATAGTGAACAAAATTTGCCATGTAAGGATGTTTAATTTTAGATATCTCTCTTTCCACGGGGCAAAATTTTAAAAGATAGTTCTCCGGATAATTTAAAATATATGTAACATTTTGATTTTCAAGTGAAAATTCTATTAGTGATTTTTGCCTATTCAAAAGTTCAGACACATTGGGCCCTTCAAGAAATAACGGTGCGTTACCCCATCCTAACCAATACAGATCATACATTCTGACTAACCCAATTTGAAAAAACATACTTATACTCTCGGCTACTCTACACACACCACCACTTGCATATCTTTTAGCACAATAGACGGCGCCAGTATCCACTCCAATAAAAACTATTGGATCGGTACGAGCCGGTTCCCGTCTAAACATATGTGTTGAGATAACTCCAAAATGAATAAGCTTTTCAGGACAACACATCTGCGTGGCTATGCACCACAAAATTCTTTCAGTTTGAAAATCCTTCCTTTCTCCATTATAAATAATCAGATATGTTCCAACAGGCCATGGTAAAGGAAAGATATTTTTTTGGTAACAATCCAAATATGCCGAAATGGCACCTTCATGAGGATGAGACTTTAAAAATTTTTCAAAACCATCAATTTCAAATTCAAAAGTTGAAGAATTTTCATTATCCATTTCCATTGTTAGATATAATTGACAATCTAAACAATTTATACAACCTGTGATGGAAAAAAGAAATATTTCTATAGTAAACCAATTATAAAATTTACGGTAACATTGAATATTTAATAATATTTAATTCTTCGGATTCAAAACGATTGTTAAATCAATCTCAAATATAAAAATGTTTTAAATCTTACCTTTAGACGTCAGTCTTCAGACACCTACCGTCACCCCGCGTCTGATAATTCTGTTCAGAATCGCTCGCTATAAGTAGTCAAAAAAGCAGAACAGGAAAACCACAAACAATCTAGAAAAAGAAACCACACAGGAAATTGCATAATCATAACAAAGTTTATTATCCGATTTTTACAGAAAAACGGTAAGATTTTACAGAAAAAAAAACGGCAAGATTTTACCGTTTTTAAAATTAAATTATAATTTTAATGCTTTACATAAATCCCACAATTCCCATAGATCACATAAAACAGATATATTGCATTCACCCCACGGTCTAAAATAATATATAAATAAAAATATTAAAACACACAATGATAAAAATATAATGAATAGTAGTGAATATATAATCCACACAAGATAAGATTTTAAACTTTCGTCTTGTATCATTTCTTGATCATCCACACAATCATCAAATATATTTATATCCGAATCAGATTCCGATTCATACTGTAAAAAATTCATATGATTGTAATTCTTAATACGAATACAGACTTTTGTTTCAACAATTTTATACATGTTGAAAAATATTCTTCCGATAAATATTTAGTCATGAAATAATTACCATTAATCTGTAATGAAATTATATTACAAATATTAATAATTAATACATAATTTCACAATCAAATTATATAAAATAGATATTATAATTAAATAATAATTGGACAAATATATGATACTTTGAGATTTTATCACAGATGATAAGTTTTCGGGCTCGGGTATAGATATACATTCTTTAATCGTAAATTTGGTTGTCATCCACGCTATATTAACTTTATAATCTCCAGCAATAATTTTTTCAAAAGAAAAAAAAATACTAAATCTAATATATCGCTGTAGATCAAATTTACTATGAATTGCATCTCTGAAAATAGCATGCATTTCAAATAATATATTATCTAAAGTAAATTTTTTCTCAACTAAATCATCTTCGGATAATTCAGTAGACAATAATAATGTTTCGTCTTTATCATTTATTTTATAAATGTTAACCTGCATTGGATATTTCTCTACATAATGTTTAAACGATCTAGGATAAAAATATATACTTATCGAACAGTTTTCATGACAGTTTGTCTTTTGACAATTGTCAATATCTATTTTATTTGTTTCACATATCGTATTATGTATTAATAGAATCAATATAAAAATAATTATCATATTAAAATATATTCAATTTAGAAGATATGTTCAACAATGTGATCACACAAAATAAAAAATCACTTAATGTAAAGAACAATTTATATAATCTCAAATATATGCAAAAGAGATTATATCAATATTAAAATATGACAATCATTTTTTTAACATACAGTAAACATATTTTAAATATGATAATTTTTTATTTGATATAAATTAAAATAACTATTAGCAAAGTAATATATGTATATGAATCAATATTATATCTAACTGAAAATTTTAAATTATTAATTTTAATTATTTGACTTGAAGGGACAGGATTTCCATATTTAACAATTCAACATCTATAAAATTTCACTATATACACTGCTGAATTTATACATTTATATGAACCAATTAATTCGATATAAACAAATATATCATTGTTTTAATTTCATTATCTCTAAAATTCACATAATGATCAATAAAATTATTAATCACCGTAATTGATGTCAAGCTTTCGGTATGAGTTTCCATTTTATACCATTCAATTTTAATAGACAAATTTTCGTACGATATATACACTTTCATATTACATATATTGTTATATAATATATTGACACAGTTCTCTATTTCTATAGCATATATTTATTAGATAAAAATGCAATAATTACTTACATTATGTCTTAATTATATGATTTTTTTGAAGATTCTTTGAAATTATAAGTGTGTTAATTTTGTTACATTTAAATAGTAAAATATCAAAAATTTAATCGTTTAAATAACCATTCACAAATATTTTCCTTTAAACAATAAATTTTTATTCAACAATAAAAAATTACACAACTAAATTTTTTGAAGGTCATCATTTTGAAATACAGTATAAGGTTGTTTTTGACAAAACACTAACTTAAATTGATACAGACATCCTCTATCACTACAGATCATCCAACTACAGAAATAAGACATTGTTAACAATGCGGCTATAGATATAAGAATAATTATTGATATAAAAGCAACTAACTGCACAGATTTCGGAGTATCTTCTGTCATGATATTGTACATAAATATATTATCTTTTGATATAGGAGTAGTTTTTGTTGTGGTTTTACGCATAAACGAAAATATATCATCCAAAGATTTGTTTTCACATTTTGCGTATACAAAATGAATAGATCTATTATCAGGCATACTTGTGCATCTATAATGCCCTTTAAACTTATCAGAAGCCTGCATTGTTAATTCTGCTCTAACTTTATTGGGACTCCGGGTTAATGTCATGTACCCGTAAAAATTTTTAACTTTAATTTCATCTGAAAAAAGTTCAAAATTTTCATCCATATTCATTGTAAATATGCGAACCTCTTTATCCAATTCGTTTCCATCATATTGTTTTTCTCTATAGCATTCAAGTGTTAGATTTTTGAAAGTATTGGTATAAAAAAATTCTGATACCAATGAACAGTAATCTTCACAAATTACATTATTGCATCCGTAACCGCGGGTATATTCCATAGGGATCAATCCATATGGCATTGGAGACGCGGTCCGAAAAATGATTAACAATATCATAAAAGGTAACATATTTGGTAACATATTTGGTAATATATTTGGTAATATAATAACAATTCTTTGTAACAATATTCCCTGTAAACAAATAAAAATCTTTATTAGAAAAAATTTTTTTACTTTTTATATTTCATATTCTGAAAAAATATTAATACTGTAATTTAAAAATATTAATACTGTAATTTAAAAATATTATACATATCAATGCTATCCAATTAGATATAAACAAAATAAAAAAAATAACATAACAAGTACACACCAAGCTGCAAAAATTACATACATCTCTGGACTATCATAATCTATATAAATTGGTTCAGGATAAAAATATATATGAACCCCATTCTTTAGTCTATACAACATAGAAATATTAACATTAGTTGGTATAAAATGACATACATATGTTCCAGAAATATCTTTATTAGATTTTATCTTAAATGAAGTATATACACTAAAAGGATTCTCTTTCAATTCCGCTGTAATTTGTGCTGTAAATATTTCTGTTGTAATATTTTGATAAAATTCTGTTTGTCGTTCTGGCATTTTTATTTTAAATGTAATATTTTCTCCAGACATTTTATACCATTCAATTTCTGTTACAGAATCATTAGAATTTAGCGCATATTTGATTTCAAAAACGCATTCGTCTCCATGTTGTAAATCAATACACTCATTTTTTTCTAAAATCAATGCCGAAGAAAAGTCAAATATGAGTTTTAAAAATATAATAAAATAAAACATTTTGCTAAATTTGTTATGATATACTTACGGTGTAAGATAGAGAGCCAAATGTAACAACTCTACACTTACACCGATTTATATAACAAACTGATTATCAAATAGGAAATACTGATTGCATCATAGGCTAATTTGAATACAATAACTAAACAAAACAAAAACAAACTTTTTTAAAAACAATTTATTGAAATTTTAAATATTTATGAGATTATTTAATATAGCAGAATATCTTTTCCAATATATTACAATACACAAAAATGCGACTACAATCATCAAAAATAAAAATACTGCAATAAAAGAATATGTAGAATCTTTAAAAGATGTATATTTACTAGTAACATTATTCACTAAACTATGTTCAAATACATATGGGTACTCTGTAATATTATTCTTAAATTTAATTTGACATTTTACTTCACAACCAGACATATTTTCATTATATACTATTATTGAATTGTTGACAGTGGTTGTCATATTTTTATTAACTATTTTATTTGTTACATTTTTTAAAGAAAAATTACCAAGTATCCATTGCACAGATGATTCAGGGTAAGAAGTTACGATGCAAGAAATAATTGAGTAATTTTTATAAGTCATATTCTGTAAATATCCCATAGGCTGTATATATACAGTAATACAAATTTCAGCAGATTTTTTCTCAGTTCCAAATATATTATATAAACATAAATAACAACATGCATCATCCATAGTTATATTTTTTATATTAATACTTGTATTATATAAATTTAATTCGGTAAGAGTAAATTTGTTTAAAAATTTAGGTTGCGTCACTGCGCCATGAGTCTTTGAATATGTACATATATTTTCAGGTGACTCTGATCCTTTTTTTCGCTGCCATGTTATTATCAGAGGTTCATTTTCTGTTTGTATAGAACATTTTAAAGTTACACTTGTATGTAACTTTTGTTCTTTATTTCCTATTATGGATATCTTTGAATCACCTGTCACAAACGACAGAATTAAATAAAAAATTACAATATAATACATGATTTTCAAATTTTAAATTGGGCTTCAATTTTTCTTCTTGATTATTGCAAATGATCTTCGAAAACAAACCAACTCTATATAAAATAAAAAAAATTAAATTACTAAAATTTAATTTTAAAGTTTTGTCACTTTTAATTTATATTTTCGTTTATGGGCAGGACTCTTATCTCTATGAGACAATCCTGACATGCGTGAATTTTTAATTAACCAAAACCGCGGATCCATATTTGGATCTGGTGGCATAGGTGCCTCCATAGATACCTCATTTCCATACAATGAATATGGTAAATTATATTTAGCCTTTCCGCACCTATGACAGACAATAGCTTGCTGTGGATATAATACATTATTGTAATTATGATTATGAAAAAAAGGTCTAATTCCAACACTCATAAATTGGTTATATTCACTAGCTAACAGAATTAATTCGCCAGTTGTTTCATTTCTAGCATAAAATTTATCTTTAGTTATACAACCATATATTCTTCCTACTACAGCAGGTCCTCCATTGATAGCCATTTGTTTTTCTGGACCGAATCTGGCAATATGAATAAGTTTATCTTGCGTATCGGGAGATACAATGGTTCCTGTGGGTGGTCGAGACCCCAATCCAAAATATAATTTGTAACCAACAGGATAATTTATATAATAACTTGAATCTTCATTATTTTTTGCAAATGTAAAAATATCCACACGGTCTTCATAATCCCAAAAATCTGTTATATTGGGTCCACTTGTAATAAACATTGGAAGAAGGGATAAACTTGGATGGTAAAACATTTTTTCTATTCTTTCTAATCCATGGGTCGCTAAACCGAAGAAATTTTCAGCGACACGCCACAGACCAGAACTTGGAGATCCAGGAATAAAAGCGTACAATGCGCCTGATGATAAACCATATAATATTCTTGGATCGTATTTTTTAGGACAATATTCATATCTAGAACCGGTGATATATCCTATTTGAATGAATTCTTCGGGGCAACACATCATTGTTGACAGTTTTTTTAACCACCGAGCTTTACTTATAGCTCCTAAAGAATATTCATTTTGCGAAGCATTCTTATTATCATAGAGAGAAAATACTATTGAAAATCCAACAGGCCAAGATATATATAAATTTCTTCCATTGACAGAATTGACAAAAGACATGACTTCTTCTTTAGATGGACGCTGTTCAAAACATTTGGCTATGTCTAAATATGAAAGCGGTTTAACGTCAAACATCTCAGAAAATGTAGATCTCGAAGAAGAAAGTGAATTTTGTGATGTGGATGAAGAACATGATGATAATGAAGAAGATGACGATGATGATAAATAATCAGCAAACATAGATCTTTTTTCAAAATCATAAGCGAATAGTCTGAAACCGTCACACATGGTGTCTTTTATCTTTTGCCGTTTTTCTTTTTCTTTCTGTTCATAAATAGATGAACCAATTGTCATAGTTGTCACAGCTACCTCAGTAGCCGTTATGGCCAATAATCCAATTGTAGTATTTGAAGAGTAATTTATTTTAAGACCCAAATTTTTATATATATTAGCAATCCGTTTGTTCATGTCCACATAACCAATCTAAAAAAAATGTAATTCATTTTAGCCTATTTTAATATTTATATATGTAACAAAATTAATTTTTATACTTCGGATCTAATTCTTGACCGTATCGCACTAATTTCTGAATAACGATAGAGAAATGATCTGTTGCCTATATATATAGGTGTTTCCGGATCAAATCTCTGTTCGTCATAAACATCTACGTCATCTTTGACAATTTGTAAACGATTATTGTATTTATCATTATATTTTTTTTGACCACATCTGTGACAAAGAACTTTTGGGTAAAGTATATTTGATCTAATGTAAGTAAAATTGTCTACAAAAGGTCTAATTCCCAAATATAAAAAACACCACTTAGCTCTTGTTAAAAAAACTAAATCTCCAGTATCTTCATCTCTGACAAAATATTCATTCTCATGAATTGTGGTATATATTCTACCAATTACTTTTATATTTTGAATATCATCGCACCAGGGACCGAATTTAGCAACATGGAATAACCCTGACCACGTCGAATATGGGTGTGCTATAAGTTGCATGCGTTTTGCATCTCCATAATTAAAATACAAAAAATAATTTTCTGGGTATTCCATTTTATAACCTATTTTATTGTTTATATATGCAAATGTTATAAGAGACCTGCCTTGTCTAAGTTCATCAATATTTGGTCCAGATTGTAAAAAGAATTTAACTTCGACTGATGGATTTAAATATACATCATAATACCTACGAAGTCCAGTTTTAAAAAAATTTCCAATGTTCTCAGCTAGACGACAGATTTTACTATTGGGATGTGGACAACAACCATATATTGCCCCAGAATCTAGCCCAACAAAAATTGATATATCAATAGGTCGATATGACTGACTATTTGGATTATCTATTATAAATCCAAAATGTATTAATTTTTCGGGACAACATAATTGTGAAGCTATGTTCCAATTCATACTATTATCAAAATCTTCATCTTCAGGATGTATTAATAACACAAATCCTTGTGGCCATGAAATAGGCACCAATGTTCCATAATAAGAACATATAAAAGATATAATTGAGCCTTCAGATGGATGGTTATTAAAAAATGCGATGAGCTTTTCGATGTCAAACCCAGAAGACTGTACCACGTCCCACCCATTGTTGCTTTCCATGTTTAATTCTCCCAGCCCCGACATACCTGCAATAAACAAACAAAATACAAATTAAAAAATCATTTATTTAAAAAAGTAAAAAATTATTTAATAAAAATCATTCAAAAATAATCAGTAAACATGGGATCTGGGCCTCTGAGCAAAACCGAAGTTGAACTGTAACCAGATTCGGAATTGTTTTCATCTGGTGCGCTGATCTGCAATGATGCCATTTCTCGAACACAATTGTCATCATCTTCATCATCTTCATCATCTTCATCATCTTCACCGTCATATTCTTCATCCATATTGATTTCATTTCTTTCAACAGTAGATTCCATTTCTTCAGATTTAACTATTTCCCATTCGGTGTCAGAATCAAAATCAACATATGTTTCTGGATCATCCTTTTCAAAATACAAACTATTTCTTTCAACGCGTTGCTTAACTAAGTAATTATATTTACATTTTCTACACACATGACAGATCACCCCCTGGATATCAGTACAACAATCTGTCAACGTGTAATTTTCAAAAAATGGTCTCAAACCAAGCTTTTTAAAATTTGATTCACCCTCGGCCAAAAACAAAATTATTCCTGTTCTTTCATCTCTTGCATAAAATTTTAAAGCCATGGAAGTCATATAAATTCTACCCACTACAAGAGGTTGTCCTTGTTTATCAGTCGCTCCAATTGGACCAAATCTTCCAAGATGATAAAGCAATTGCTGAGTTTTTGGTTCACGAGCAACAAAAGGTATAGAATCTTTTCCCTCACCAAATATTATTCTATATCTGGTAGGGAATGACACTGCATAAGATCTGTTTTCATAGCGTCGAGCAAATGTCTCCAAACGCATTCCATTATATAGTTCGCTCAAGCCTGGACCACGAACTATGAAAAGTGGCAAACTCATACAAGTATAGTATATGTCAAATGCTCTTATCAGCCCTCTCACCAGCAACATTGCAATATCATCAGCAATTCTGCAAATAGCACATGATTGCCACGGTAAGACAAAAAAAATTGCACCAGATTCCCCTACAAGAATACGAGGGTCATTATCTCTTGCTAAGCGAGGCCCAAATTCAGACGTTATGTAACCAAAAAGATATAATCTTTCACGGCAACATAAAAGATCCTGCCACGCTTTCATTGCCTTATTCCATTCAACACGCAATGGTGGAAAAGGTGATATTATTACTGTATAATTTTGTGGCCAAGGTATGTTAAAAACATATCCGGCAAACATGCGTGTAAAAGCAGACACACTTTCTTCTGTAATAGGGCCATTAAAAAAATCGATGAGTTTCTGGTATTTCAACATATGCCAAAGTGTACCATAAACAGACCCTTCCCTTGAATCATTTTTAGAGAGTGATGATTCCATCATTTGCCTGATTAGAAAAGAAAAAATAATTAGTTAATTTTAATTGATTTTATATCCATATTTTAGTAGATTCCTATGAACATTGATTAAATTTTCCAGGTAATGTAACAACAGGATTATGGATACACGTAACCGGAGTTGTTATTCTCCAATCTGGATGTGATCTATTAACCAATCTAAAGTTTTGGTAAAGTCTAGTTAATCCAATATAACTCAGTGCAAATAACGAACTTCCAAGTCTTGTCAAAATGTGTCGATTTCTCACAGCATACGGTGATCCGTGTTCATCTACTCCAATTTCAATGTTTGAAAATTTAGGCCACAAATCTTTACCAACAACATGTCCTATAATGGCCAGTGACATTTCTTCTGATTTTTCACAAACTTCTGTTTCAGTACCATCTTCATTTTTTTCTGATTCTTCAATTTTTGGTTTTTCTTTAATTACTCCACCTATTATGCATGACACGTACCAATCTTTTGGAATGGGAAGTGACCAAAGTAATTCCGAATTCTCACAACATCCATTGACAATGTCTAGTTGAAATTTTGTTACTGATATACGGACGAATCTCTCTACAATTTTTTTTATCTTAATTTTTGCTTCGTCCGGCCAAGCCAAAAACCAATACATTGAATTGTCAGGACCATCTACCATTACTGGTCCAAACACAGGATTGATGGAAAGTATTGCAATTCCAGTACCATGAAACAAATGATCATATTTTAATAATCCAAAATATTGTAAATCTTTAAATTCATTAACTACACGAAAAAGCGCATTATCTATACTTTTACAATAAAGGTAAATTTCTTCTGACTCGCCAATAATAGCGATCATTTTTTTATGCAATACGTCCAAAACATTTGCAGTCGTAGGTCTTTTTTCTCCATGTGTTAAGATCCATTTAGCTTGGTCATTATTCATCATAAAAAATCCAATAGGTACTAATAATTTGTTAGGGCAACATACAAATTCATTTCTTAATTTATTCAATTGAGAATAATTAATATTTAAATATTCTTGTTTTGAAAAATATAATCTTGAATTACAAGGCCACGGTAATGTTATGTATTTTCCATGTAGACAGTTTGTTAATGCACGCACACTTGATTCACCTTCTATTATAGCTAGCGATAGTTGCTGCGAACATTCCTCAACATCCACTTCGTACATAGTTGATTCCCACATCGTGAAATTAACCTATAATATTCAATATTAATAACTAATACTTTATATGCATTCATCTTCCGCGGGAGGAAATACATATCCATAATCATTTATCATACACCCAAAATTATCATGCAAATAAGATAATAAAATTAAATCTTTATCACTATATTTATAGATCTTTCTCTTAAAATATGCTGTCTTGGGACAAGGTATTTTTGGTTTATGTTTTTTATATAATGAAAATGTGAAATTTTTATAATATGGTATCACACCTATTTTTAAAAAATTAATATAACCTTCTGCCAAAAATATAACTTTTCCATTATTGTCATTATGTGCATAAACACAACCATATTTACTAGCATATAAAGATATTCTTCCTTCAGAAATGAATTCTTTCGGTCCAAATGATCCTATACATTTTAAATTTGATAACAAATCTATATTTATTTTGGACGTTTCTAAAAACGAATCTTTTTTCTTATGGAATTTAAGTGTATCGCCATGAACAAATTTAAATGGTATTTCAAATATGTTACCAGCATCAACAAATTCTGATATCATGTCAAATGACATAACTGTATGAAACAAATTATTTTTCTTTTCTAATTTAATAGATAATCCGATTTCATATTCTGATAACTTATAATAAAATTTGTAAAACCGTTTCATTCCCTTTTTAAAGAATGAATCCGGTGTATCACCAATTCTACATATTTCATTATGATTTAAAGGATCAATCGAATAAAATCTGCCACCTTCCCCAACAAGTATTCTATAATCAGAATTAATAGGGTTTCTAACATCTTTAGTAACATATCCAAATACTTGTAATCTTTCAGGACAACATAATATTTTACTCCACGGTTCTATAAATTGTTCACTACATAATGAATCATCAATATGATTATCGATTATAAGCTTAAAATTTTTTGGCCACGATAATGGAATCACCAATCCTTTGTTTATAATTATAAATTTTTTAACAGCGCCATAATCAGTATAAATTCTCAAAAAATCAACTAATAATGCGCGCATAGTCTTTTCAATATTATTTTGATATTCAGAAACATCCATATTAAATTTGAAATCACTCACCGGAAGATGAGATGTTTTTTGAAAAAAGTCAATTCTGTAAAAGATTTATATAGAAAATATATTATTTATATGATAGATTTTATCATATTTTATAAATTTTAATGTTTATAAGTCTCAAACATACCTTTTAGCAAAGAAGTAATCTCAACGAAGAATTAATTCGTTGTGGTAATTTCTTTTTAAGACACACTTGTTATATAGTGAAGGTAATGACGTATATCAAACACATTATGTTGTAACAGGAAATCATTAAAGTTCTATACAGGAAACAAACCACAAAACCACAATACAGGAAACATAATTTTTTTATTTTTCAAAAAACCGAAAAGGCGCAATTATCGGTAAGATTTGCCTCTTTGTCTGACGTATTAATTCTGCTTTTTGTCGAGATAATCGCAATATTTTCCGTTTATTATTATTTCTTTTCTGCCTATGTCTATATTCCATTAATCTAGATGTAAATGTTTCGATCCTAACTGTATTCATTACTAAATTTGGATACATACCTCTCCAAGAACCGGTACCGTACATTCCCGCTTCAAACTGTCTAAAGAATTTTAATGGATGAACCAAATAATAAATTTCAACAGGTAAAGCAAGTCCTTCTAAGATATCACTTCTAATTTCTATAGCATCTTTTTCTAATGCCGTAGTTTCTACATAATGAGCTATTCTTTTCGCTAAAATATATTCTATTAATATATTAACTCTAAAATTATTCTTTTTGTATGTAGACATTATCAATCTACCTATTTCTAATAAAGAATAACATGTTTTTGGTAACCTATATAAATCACCACATTTAAAATGACTAGATAACACTGTAAACCTAATACCTATTTTTTCAGTTACCGAAGTATTATAAAATGATTTACATATATCATTCGTATATGTATATAAAATATTAGCAATTTTTTGCATATCTGATAAAATTTTCCGTTTTGTCATCCTGGCTAAAAATAATATAAATATAATATTATAACATATTTTTAATATATTTCTCTCAAGGTGCGATCGACCTATGTATTTATCATCCAATATAGGTAATTTCCTTGTCTCCATGGATTTTAATATCAGCGATATACCCAAATCTTTTTTCAATTGCAAATGTAAATCTTTTATTTCATCAAATTGTAAATGTAAATTATGTAAAAATAAATCATACGGATCTTCACCATTTACATCTGATACGTTATCATATTTAATTTTTTTATTTTGCGATATGCTAAAAATTCTATATCTGCAAATTTTGCAATTACATAATAAATAAGTAATATAATCTATATTTTTTGTAAACGCCATAAAAATATCATCAGTTAGATAATGTTGAAGTAATGTAGCATTTGGCGGATTAGTTGCACCAAACACATCTTTAGGATTGGGTAATAAATCAAAAATATGTAAAAGTGTATTACAATCACATCTGTTTCTAAGAGTCAATAATTGAAGAAACAGGGCATCCAATAACTCCAATAATCTATTAAAATGAGACACTATAGTTTTTTTTTGATCCGAATCTACCACATACTCATTTATGACCAAATGGGAATATAATATACAATTTGATAATAATTTATAGAATTCTGGCATGTCAGCCTCATATTTTAAATTTTCAATAAATTTTATAAAGTCATTTAAACTTAATTTTTTATCACCGTTTCCATAATTCATATAATTTTTCACAAAATACGTCCATACTTTGGTATCATCGGTATATGTTAATCCTCTTGTAAATAACAAATCTTCAGAACATAAATTTTCACTGTCGAAAATTACATCATCATTCAATACGGATAACTCAACATCAAGTTCTTGGGAATTAAGCATATCAATTTTTAAAAATGGATTATTGGGAACACTATATTGGATTTTTGGAATAACAAATCCCTTGAATGCATCATACTTTGAAAAAGCCATTTTTATTAATCATTACAAAATACACTCATTTAAATAGTATAAATCTTCATTTTGTAAAATACATTCCATCTAAACTAACAGGTTGATAACATCCAGTTTGAAATTGAATAATCCTAGAATCTTCTTCATAAAAAATACTTATATCATTAGATTCATCTTGTACATCCATTTGTTCAAAAGCGAAACTAAGTATTCCATCAATACTTGAAAAATTAGCCAAATGCATATCAGATAATCCATAGCTACCATTAAATACACTTGTCATTACATCATTAACATCACTACTAATTAACATATATCCATGTGTAAGATTATCTGCTGCTATCAAATCACTGCAATTTAAAACAAAATCTCGCTCTATATCAAACACATGTTTTAGAAATTTTATATGCATATCTCTATATTTGAAATTAAAATAATCAGGCAACTGCATACCATTGCGTACTATAGGTATTAAAAAATCCATAATGTGATCAAATATATGAGTATTTTTAACTGTCGAATATACTTTTCCTAGTCTTGATCTAAATGGATCACTAAAACAACCTATTGTTCCAATAGTTTTGCAATTTTGTAACCATTCCACTAAGACTTTTACTTGAGTATCTACAAATTCTTTATACATACTATTTTCTTTCTTAACTGCTGCATGAATCTTATTTACAACATATAACATAAAAACTATATTTCCTAACATAGTCAATAAATCTACATATACATTGATCTTATCTGGGTCAAAATCAAATTTTAATGGAAACCTCCGTTTTTTTACCTGTCCATAAATTAAACTAAGACAGAGGTCTTTTTTAAATTGATCTTTCAAATGTTTCATATTGTATACACCAAAATGTGGAAGAATTGGAAGTTCTAAAATTCCAAGTTCAGGAAATACATCACAATACACACTCATGAATATTTCATCATTTTTCTTATTTTTGTAATTAAAAAAAATTCTTCTACATTCATCACATCCACACATCATCATCATACATTCAATATAAATGTCTTGCATTGTTTGATAAAAATCATATCTAAAAAATAATGAAGATCTTTCTGCTGGATCATATTGAAATGTATTATCTTTGATCAGCGACAATAATGGTGACGCCGCATCATAATCTTCACTCTCTAGATCTTTTAAAGTATCATGAAATTTTCCAAACATGACATTCAAACATTCTGCACAATATCTACACCAATAACATAAACTTATTTTATCTTTTAAATTATATAATGACATTGATGAATATAATATAATTACTGCTAATTTTGAAATAGCCTGCAACTCTGGTTTAAAATCAGGAACAAATTCAGCATTATTCAATAAAGAAATTATTTTATGAGCTCTAGGATATGATGTTGGTAATTTCAATAATTTATATTCTAGTTCAATTAAATTATACCATATCTTTATATCATGTTTTAACTGAAAACCTTTTATACCATATCTACCAAACAAACAAGCTTGCATTACATTTTTAAATCTACTACTTGATACAGGAATTACATATCTTGATTGTGTGGTTGTTGGTTTATACTCGGTCAAAATTTCTGTAATAAATTCTCTAAAAGTATCATCCCATAATTCAACATGTTGCACATGGTACAGAAATTTTCCTTTTTGTCGTAGAAATCTGAAAAATATATACAAAAATTAATAAGTATCATTAAAATAATATATAATTTAACATAATATTATTAATATTAAAAATATTAATACTTACCTATCGTTTCTACTAGAATGATGTTGGGGTCTTTTTCTAAGTTTCACACTCGTTATAGCAGAAGGTACTTCTTGATCAGGAACAATATCATTTCTACTGAAGGTGACTTCTGAATCAATAGCTACACCTTGTGACCGTTTAGCTTTAAATTCTGATAAACCCATTCTCAAAAAATACCTTACTGTTGGAGCAATCTTAAACAACTGTCTATTCCAAAAAACATGAATTGCACAATTTCTATCAATAAAAATTGGTATCTTACAATTTGGTTCAGTATTTTCACCACCCAATACACCAAATAATGAATAATTAGTATTTAAAGATTCCATTATTCCTTTGTTAACTAATGAATATATATCATGTCTTGTACACAAATGTAATATATTTGCACTGAATGCATTTACTTTCTTACTCTTTCCACTATTGTATTTTACATATTCGTGGAAACGGTCTAAATTTCTCTGATACATTACTAATGCTTCCCTATCTGTTTCAATGCGACGAAACCAACTACTTTCAATGTCAAATGGTAAATGAATATTAAAATAATAAGAAATGTTCATACACTGTATGACAGAAAAATGTAATGGGGTTTCAGCTACAAAACATAATTTATTTTCAATTGGATCTAACGCCAAAACTCTGCGATTGCTAGTATAAAATAAAAATAAATCAAAATCTATATTAGGAAATCTATATAATGGGTGTATATAACCTATTGATATAATTTCTTCACCTGGTCTTGCTAATGGATCTTCTAAATAATCTTGCAATTTTTTCTTGCTCCCAAAATTTTCAAAGTTGCCAATCGTCAATACCATTAAAGGGGGCCAAGTTATATCAAATTGCTGTCCCACAAAACTTGGTAGTTCACTATCATATATATTTACTAATGTCATTGCAGTGACAGGTCTTCCAATTGGTCGCGTGAGCCCAGTTAATTCTTCAGCAGAACATGGTATCATTCCTAGAAAAAAAATTATATTTAATAATATATTCTATACATACAATATTTAATTAAAATATAAATAATTATAAACTTACTTGTACTTGTCAGGTCCCGTTGCACAACAGAAACTCCACAAGTAGACCATTGACCAAAATGATGAATTACTTTGCCGATTCTACTGAATTGTGCAGTGAGTGTAGGACAGTAACCCATACTAGGAAATTGCAATCTACAAAATGATAATAAACACTCTGCCATAACTATAATTGTTTTTGCTATCCAATCATATAAGAATACACCTCCAGATTCTGCTATAAAAATAAATGATGCTTCATTATAAATTTTTAAATCATTTTCATACACAAATGCAATAATTTCAACTTTGGCATTTTCATTAATTATTATGTTTTTAAAAGGTTCCATAATAGATTGAGGTATTTCTTTTGTATATTCATTTCCAACAACAATATATCCATAATGCCGATTATCCATTTTCAATTGAACATTTGCATTATTCAGTACATATTTTCGTATTTCTTCTAATGAAGAACATCTTGCAAGATCATCAAATATTTGCATATTGTGTAAAAATGAATCTTTATCTTTTTTGTTAATTTCACCAAATTTTACAGCACTAGTATTTAGCATACCGGGCCGTTTTAAAATATTATGTTTTACCAATTCTGCCAATTTTTCAAACTTTATGTTATCGATTGCCAATTTATTCTTTGTTCTAAAAAATTTGAAATTGTTTGCAAACGGGACATTAAAGAAATCAATGATGTTTGATGCAATTTGATACAGGTAATCTGTTTTAACAAAATGACAAAAAACTCTTTGAGATTTGCCCACAAAAATAGGTATATCATAATTACCACATTGTATTGCCCCAATGACCATTAAGTTTTCATAAGCCCCCAAGTATTCATTTTCAAGTTTATATAAAATTTCATTATTATAATTATTTATATCATCAATAGAAGTTAACCGTAACCAAGCACCGGTAGGGGATTTCAATGAAATACAATAACCCCGAAAATGATCATGAAATCGTTCAAGATCTACTACATTAAAAGTTAAACAAATATGAACAAGACATCGAAGATCTTCATCCCGAATCTCTCCCAAATTCATTTTGGTAAAAGGTCTTCTACTTCTTCAATAGTAAAATCTAAAAAAAAGAAATAAATATTAGTAACATATAATCTCAATTAAATATATAATAATTAAACATATATTAATTTACCTGTAATCCAATCATCTACTGTAAAATCATCCAAATACATAGATTTATCGCTAGTATTTTTTTTCACACACGTTTTTTGTGTGTGGCCTGAACACGGTCCATTGTTCTTGCCAAGTCTTGTATCATTCGAATTTACATATACAGGAATATTTAATACAGAACATGCTTTATTTCCGCATGTAGTATTAGAACATCGCGAAAGATCTTTAGAACAGTCCTCTTCACGATTTACTGCATTATATTGACCATTATTCTTAAAAATACTCAATGTTAAAATATCTTTGATTGTCGACGACACTTTATCTCTAAACATATTGTATTAAAAAGATATCGCTAAATATTTACAACTATAATTCAATGTTACTTAAATAATCTGATTTTTATATAAAATAAGAATTAAATATAATAATATTGAAATCGTTTTATAATTATATTATCACTTAACACATAAAATAAAATTATTATAATTAAATCATACAAATGTCTAATCTAATACAAATCCAAAATTCTGAAAAAATATTAAGAAAACGGTTACATAGTTATGACCAACTTTTAAATCATATATTAACACAGTACCAAAAAACCATGTTAACAGATAATACCTATTTAAAATATAAGAACGGTAAATTCATTTTAAAAACTGTATTTTTAAATATTGGTGATATAGTAATTGTAAATAATATTTCATACGGATGGGTTAGCGTCACGCTTCCAAAAATTACTGCTTTAAAAGAATTATATTTTTTTATAGTAAGCCCAGAAAATGATAATATAACATTTAACCCAACTATAAGTAAAGGTGGTTGGTTATCTGGAACTTACTCATTTAAAAATGACGAATTACTTTTTAAAATTACAGGAAATATAGGCAAATTACATTTATATTTATTTGTACCATACCTGTATCCAGATATTTTTGTAGCTATTGAACATACATGTAATTATGATTTATTACAAGATATACAATTCGGTAACATCAAAATCTTGAATAAAACTGGTAACACATTCATTGGAGTATTGTCCAATCTTACGTGGTGCAAACAATATACTAATACTAATAACCAACAAGTCATGTTACGTGCATACTTTACTGGCGAATGGAATGATGAGTTACCAATTACGTCTGTGTTTACGTTTTACAATAATACAAATTTTGTTTTTTTAGATTATAATTTTACCATAAATTTTGAAAAAATAATTATTACAAAAGATACTAAAAAAATAATAGGCTCAATTTCAACAACAGCATGTCAATTATTACCTGATAATTTAAAGCCTGAAAATTTACCAATTAGTTTAATAATACAATTTGCTATAGAAAAAAATGATAATAAAAATATAATTTTTTCATGTAACCCCAAAATATATTTTTCTGGAGACGCGTTAAATAATAAAGCGAGACAATTAAATGAACCCAATTTATATGAATTAACTGTACATGCCACACATGATCTACATTTTAACCCAAGTAAATGTCACATAATAAAATTTCCAATTAGCTATACCACAGTCTCTAATCATGAAATATTAATTGGCGGAGTCTCAAATGACGGAATATTTGAAACCCAGATAGCTATTTGGAAACCTGGTGAATTACTGAGTATTGTATTACGATCATTTTCTAACAATTTAATTTTATTACAAGGAACTGCTATCGCAACATTATATTATGTAAATAAAATGACAACTAATAATCAAAAAACAGAATTTATGTCCAGAGAAGAAATTATTGACAAAAACATTTTTATTAATAATTTACTGCTTACAAAAGAAAATTTTTTACATTATGACAGTGAATAAAATTTTAAGAAATATCAATGTCTTCTGTTTCTTCTTTCGCGTTGTCGACCAACAAATTTATTAATTGTGATTTATCATCTTCACTACCATTAACAACAACATCATTTACTGAAGATGTATTTTTTTCATTAACATCATCACTATTGTTTTTATCTGTAATTGTATTTTGTAGAATGATTTGATGTTCCGATTTTGTATCAGGTTCTATATCTGCTTTAACAGCAGGTCCTGTATCTACTTTAATTTCTTCATTACCTAATATAAAAGGTGATATGTCATGTAATGGATTAGTATCAGGTAGATCAAGTGTTTCTATCCGATTAGGAAACGGTGTATGTCTATTAGAAAATGAATTAGAAAGTTCTTTTGATTCAAATGTTGGTATATTGAATGTGTAGAGCGGTTTTGTGATATCCACAGGTGCTCCACCCATAATATTAACATCTTTTGGCGTATTTGATAAATGACGTGTTGGACCGGATGTTGGTAAGCTATTATAAACAACAGAATCATAACTATTATCATCTTCAACGTCAGAAGACGACAGGTAATCATGTTTTTCAGGTTGTCTTTTAGTAAAATTGTCAATGTTTACTGATTCACTGTTATTTGTTTTTAGTTCTTTTACAATATTCAATAATTTATCATCCATTGTCTTATCTTCATGTTGTGACTCATCTGCATCATCCTGTGTAAATATATGTTCATATATAGACGAGGGCTGTTTATCAACTATAATTTCATTTGTATCTGTATTCTTGATATATGGTATCTTTTCGGAATCACGAATACTATAAACAGGTAATTTTGAAATTGTAGAATTAGGCAACATCTGTGATTCATTTGGTACAATCTTTATATCACTTTTAGTATTCATATTTTTAACAGATAAATCCGAAATTTTAGGATCAAAAGATATAGATGAATTATCTTTTAAATCATACACATCATATGGCATACTTGCACCAGTTGTTTCATTTGTATTATCCATATCTTTCAAGTAAGGAAAACTACGATACTCAGATTTAAAATTTTCTGGAGTATCTTGATTTTTCTTTTTAGTTATAGGCACGTTTGAAAATTTGGTATTGGGTGACATATATTTCTTTTCTGGTAAAACAGGTTTTTCATTGTTTATATTTTTTTCTTCATTATTTATTACTATATTTTTTGCGGTTTCTGACATAGGTATACTTTTAATTTTTGGGGTAAACAAAGGATCGTGTGATCTTAAGTTAGACTCATTTGTTTCTTTATTGTCATATATTTTAGCAAGGTTTTCTATTTGAGATTGCAAATCTGCTGTTTTGGTTATCAAGTCTTGAAGAAAATTGGCTTGCTGTACCTTTTTAGGAATCTCTATTTTTGTACTTACGTTTGGTTGTACTGGCTGTAACGCATTTTCATCCTGTATATTTTTTATATAATTAGGAAATTTTTGCATATTATTCTGGGGTATAGATTTTTGTATGATTTGGAGAGTATTTTCATCTTGTTTTATAGATTCGGATTTTCTTAAACCGTTTAAAGATTCTTTCTTAGAACCATCTGATTTTAAGTTTTTCATTAACAACTCTTGTTCCATTTGCTGTTTTTTTCTAAGTTCCATCTGCTGTTTTAACAACTCTGTTTCTTGCATTTGATTTTCACGGTTTTTTATTTCTTCCTGTCGTCTTCTTAATTCATGTAATCTTTCATCTTTTTGCTCATCAATAATAGGATCTTGTTGTAATTCAGCGTGCCATTTTTTTATTTTTTCTCTTATTTGTTTCGTATGTTCATCTTCAGATATGTCAATCGATGCATTAGTCTCATATGTGCGTGGTTCTTTGTTGATACCCATTTCTTTAAACTTATTTCCCAATTCATAAAAATCCAATAAAGGGCCAGGATTATCATTTGTACGAAATGCAGAAAATCCATATTTTGAATTTTTAGCCATAGGATCACCATTAATAGATCCGCTTTCTGACTCAGAATAACTATCTGCATTCATGCCTACAAATTTTGGAAAAACTGGTTCAATATTTTTTGCAGAATCAAACGAATCATCAGCGGTCGGCAATGGCGGATATTGATAAGATATAGTAGGTAATTTTGGATTAGAATTAGATTTTAAACGAAGATTTAAAGATTCAGGTGATTTTTTTGTTATTGAATTTGCACGCGAGAGTGGTTTAAACGGTTCCAATTTAGGAGAAGTGGGTTTCAATTCATTTTTGCCATTCAATTCATGCAAGACTTGTCCTCTAGTGGGATCATTTATCACTATCTCCATATTACGGGCATTTTTTAAATGCATTGGTAGCAAACTTGGTTGAGGCCGTTTTTTAAATCCAGTAGTATCATTTTCTTTTCTAACATTTGTATTTTCTGTATTTGTGTCAGGTTCCGGCAATATTGGATCCTTTGGTAATTCTGAGTCAGGATCATGTTCGCTAACATTCCAATTTAATCTGTACCCATTAGAAGGGTCTTTGTTTTTTAACTGAGCTTCAATGAAAGAATTGCTCCTATTTTCATTAAAAGGTCCATTATTTGCATTAAATTTAAATTCATCTTCCCATTGTAGAGAGTCATTTTTAGATTTAATATTCTCTTCATCATTTATATATTTGGGTAGATCAAGATTCTGACCAGATAAAAGTTGATTTGATTGAGGCATCGATTTAAACCCATCATTAAAAGGTCCATTACTTGGATTAAATTTAAACTTATCTTCCCATTGCAAAGAATTTTTTACTGAATTAGATTTTTCACTAGCTAAACTGTAATCCTGTAAAGATTTAAGTTTTGGTACATTTTCAGAATTCCATTTAAGACTTTCCATACGTTGATTGTTACTTAAATTTTTCTCATTTGTAGAACGATATAAATCCAAATTAGTATTTTGAAACTCAGACAATATAGGAAATTGAATGTTTTGATTAGGATAAGCTGTGGGATCATAATTATATCTTGTATGTGGAAAAATATTTTGTAACGATTTCGTTCCTAACATATTTGGCACATTTTGGTTGTGATATACATTAGGAATGGAACCATATATATATGGTACAAAACTCTGAAGTGGTTTTACAGACTGATCATTTGAAATTAATTTTTTAGATATATCTTGATTTTCATATTTATTTTTTGAAATAGATGGAAGATGTGACGGATTAACTTTTTCAATTTGAAACTGTGGTATATTTGGCAAAGGATTCAATTTTGATGCGTTACCTGCATTAAAATTATCAAACTTTTCCGCTACAGGTAAACCATTTTTATATGAATTGTATATTGCATTAGAAATACCATTTATTCCTTCAGTAATTATACTAAATTCATTATTCATTAAATTTAATAATTTATATGCACTATCGCTTTCAATATTTGTCTGTAAAATATTTAGAAGATACATCTTATCGAAATTAGTATGTCCAATAAAAAAACTAGCCAGTTCATTTTTTAATGCTAATATATTATTAACTGCTTTACGTTCCAATATAGACCAAGATGATTCAATAGTTGATACATAATACCCATAATATAATAATCTATTTAATTGTGTAACATCATGTCCATTATATTTCCATGGATCTGTAAGCACATATTTTTTTAAAGATAATACATTTGAAGCATTTTTGGATAAATTGTTAGATATATCAAAAAATTGATCACGTGATATATTAACAAAATAATCATTGTCTGGTATATTACTATTATTCCATTTCAACATATGTCCAAGGTAAAGCAGTGACGCTTTTATTTTAGGAAACATTCGTTGAAAATCCGTTATATTATTTATATTTTTAAAAAGCGGTGTTAAAATTTCAGGATTTTCAATTTTTGTCACTATCTCATCTTTAATCTCATTATGAAGTTTTACTATATCTAGCCACACGTCATGATGGTCTGGTTTATAATGTATCAATTGTTTATGATAATTTAACCATAAAATTAGTAAATTATAAACAGTCTTTGGACGGATTGTTACATTATTCTCCACCACTAAACACATCTCAAAAATAATAGGATATTTTTCTATATCTACATTATCAAATTTTTCTAAATTATCAATAAAATGACACAAAGCTTTTTTTCCCTCTTCAGGTATCCACGCAAAACACAGACTTTCCATCTTTAAAAAATAATTTAATTATATATATATCATCTGTTAAATAGTCCTTGCCAGCTTTATACAAAAGATGGAAGTAATCATTGAGTTACCAACATTTGTGGTAAGAATTTATTTTTTTATATATATGAAAATAAATTACTTATTTTAGTTTACTAATAGCTATTTTTTTTCTAGCAAGATGCTTTACACGATAATATGACTTGTCCGCCATCGACCACCATCATATTTCTTGGACAAGTTGAAGATACAATAAACATAATCATCATGACAGCAGCTATTCCAATGTTATTGATGGCCATAATAACTTCATTTTTGTATAATAGAATTAAAAAAAAAGAAGGTGTCTCATATATACTTAGTCTTTATATAAGTGATCTTATTATGTTACTAAATAATTTTTTTTTAATTCTAAACAAACATAAACTTCTACTTTTGAATGTGCATTTTTGTAAATGTATAGCATTATTATATTATTCAGTCTGTACATACAGTTTTACTACTTTAGCTATCATAGCCACAGATAGATATAAAACATTGTCTAAGCGAACAGTTATAAGAACAATGGGGAAAAGTACACATTTTACTATAATGTTGATACTTGCCGCATCATTAATGTGTTCTGCCCCAGCGGTGCTATTTGTTAATATTGTTGAAAATGGAAGTTCATTTGGTTCATGTGCACTGATATTTCATTACTCACAAATTACAAATATGTTTTTAGTATTTAAAATTGCCATATGCTTACTCTGGGGCATAATTCCGACATTAATATTAGGATTTTTTTATAGTGTGTTTTATAAAGCATTGCATAATGTTTGTAAAAAAACTTACAAAAAAACTCTTAAATTTATAAGCATGTTACTGCTATCGTTTTTTATAATACAGATACCGTATATATTATACTTAATTTTTGAAATTCATTTATATTTGCAGAGGGATTATACTTGTATTTGGAATGTGCAACGAATTGCAGTTGGAACATTAATTCGTTTTACACCTAATCTCCATTGTGTCTCAAATCCTCTTATATATGCATTTGCTGCTTCAGAATTTAGAGAAAAAATGTTAGATTGTGTACAATGTAAATTATTGAATAAGAGGAAATACTTACGTGAAACAAGACCTATGATCGTTTCTAGCATAAAAACCCAAACATCTTCATAATTATATAAAATATAAATATATATAAAAAATATGTTAACTTTATAATAAATAATATTTTTCATAAAATTGTATTGTCTTTATTTATTAAACAATATCATAAAAAAGTAAAATATTTAAGAAATCCATACCAGTGTAAATTTTACAGAGATGTCGTCCGGTTGGTATCCAGAACCGCACGTGATTTCACAACTCGATTTCAATTTTCCAGAAAATTACTGCGATAAAGAAACATTACAATTGTTAAAAAATGTTTTAATTGAAGAATCATTTAAAAGTATAAAAATAGCTCTTTGTCAAATACCCATGAAAGCATATCTTACAGATCAAATTATAAATATAATACCTAAATATACATTTGCATATTGTAAACATTTTATAGTACCAGCAATTCGTTTATATACATTATTGGCAAAAGTTATAAACAATTATAAAAGATGTTGGATAATGAAAGAAATGTTGGAGTCGGCTAGACCCGAACACATAAATTACTTTGCTGATATGTTAGCCTCACCTTTATCTGGAGTATTACTAAAAAAAATAACAAATAGTTTTCATGAATACAGAATGACGCCTAAAAAACACGCGGTCGCAATATCTGAAATATATAATAAAAGAGCCAATTCTTTAGGACTTGAAGAAGATTTGGATTATAGCCAATATGAACCTCATTACAGATCTTTTATATCATATAACTATATATATTTTTGTCCAAATTTTTCAGACATCGAATCCATTAATTTATATAAAGAAAATATAAAAATATTAACATTTGGAAATATTGATAATAAGTTAAATCTATTTTTACATGACCCTGCAATGCAAACAGATCACTATATCGCAAATGATTTTTTATTTTTAACTTCCGCATGGTTTATGATACATTGTTATAAATATGAAACAGATAAATTACTTAGAATATTGTTTCTTGAATTGAATGAATTTTGTCAAATTTTTACACTAGTTTGTAAACAAAACTATTATTTACGCAAATATTTTTATGAATATGTGGAAGCATTTACTCCATTACATTTCAGAGATGAGAATCCTACATATAAATTAGTTGAAGCAATGCACACCACAGGTCAAGTATTAATGAATGCGATAAAAGCATGTTTAGAATATAAAGACCTACAATTGTGTCCCCCATTAATAAAATCATTTTATTTGAATGCTCAACACCAATGTATGACAGCATCCCCACCCATAAGCAGAAAAGCCTATTTTCAAGAAGATGATGATGATTTAGATTTTAATTCGACAAAGGTACCGAATAATATCAGTAACCACCGATTTGAAAATATATTATTTGATTCTGATTATGCTATACTACCCGAAATGCGATTATTAAACTATCCAAGAGATATGATGGGTCCAATGATCTACCCTTCCGTTATAAAATATAAACATCATCCATTGAAATATAAGATTATTAATATCACTGAATGGCAATGGGTACCATATATTAGCCTAATTTCACACAAGACAGGATATAGTCAAGATGAAGTATGTAAATTTCTAGCATATGATTTTTTAACTTATGAACAAAATAGAGAACGTAGAGCCTTTCCAACTTTAACACCAGATAATAGTGACACCAGCACCACAGAGAGCAGTGACGAAGATGAAGATGATGACGACAATGACAATGATGACAATGATGATAATAATGATGATGATAATGATAACAATGATAATAATGAAGATGATGAAGATAATGAAAACAACGGAAATGGACCCAATGGTGCAAATAATGGATATAAAAGAAATGAATATAATCAAAATAATCATAATGTAAATGAAGACCACCATGGAGAAAAAAGAAATCATGATGAAAACGGCCTTTATCAAGGACACTTTAAAAGATTTAGAATGTTTAAAACCCAAAAAAATATGGATAATTATATAAATGTACCACTTTGTGATCCACCAATTAGAAAGAAAAACCCGCCACCTACTAAAAAACCTAAAAATATTAAGGCAAACCAAAAATCGATCAAAGATTACGTATCTTCGTCAAAAAAATCTAAAATGGTAACACATTTGATAGAAAAAGAAATAAAAAAATCTGTAGATAAATTTAAAAAATTAACTACAGATCCCATACCGAATAAGAAACCTATAACGGGTACAGATATTTTGAACCATTTTCAATATAAACGTCTTAAAGAAGATGAAGACTCGTATGATAATTAAAAATAAATATTTTATTTATATGCATGTTTATCATACATTAAAAGTAATTTAGCTGTTTCAATTATTTCATGATTATTTATATTTGTTAGAATATCAAAAAATACATCTCGTGATATATGTATATTATCCATATATGAAAAAAATAATTCGGCATTTTTATCATCGTCGTCTCCGAGCCTCAAGTGTTTATGACCTAGAAACTGATAAAAAAAATTAAAATTAGACAAATAATATAACTATAATAAATATACAATATAATAAAATAATGTTTATACTCACCGCATATAATATATTTAGAAATAATTGTAGTTCTTGACGGGTACACAACATGTAAACAATACATGTTAGCTTTCTATAAAAAAAAATAAAAATTATTTATATATTAAAACATGTGTCGTTTATTTTTCCATTATATTTATTAATAAAATAATTACTTACCTATTAATAGGAATATTTGTAAACTGGGTAACGATGAAACAATGATTTCTATTTAATATATCCAAGTTGAAAAATGTAAATAGTTCATTCCATTTCTTAGTGATGAAAAATGCTTCTATCACCATTGATTTGGTAACTGTAGTCGTTGAATTCAATGCAGCAAATATATATCTATATGTAATATTTTGATCCATTCCAAATAAATATTTCATATATATTTTATCACGATGCGTTAATTTTAACGATATGTTTATTAGGAAAGATGTAGTGCAGGCTTCATCATACCGTTTTATTTCTCTTAACGCACTCATGTTTACTCGATTAATAATGTTCGAATACTGAAAAATAATAAATACCATACATACATTTAAGTGATCATTTCGTCATAATGACATCATCAAAATACAGAGTTACCGGAAAAGAAATTTTATTCAATATAAATATCCCCTATGCACATGTATACAATCGGACGAAGGTTCATAAAAATTTTCATGAAACGAATCACATTTTTTTGTATGTCTACGAGATAAACACACCGCACCTTTTAAAAAATCAGAAAAATTATCTGCAACATTAATACATAACTTTGTTCTGAATCTATCATTTAACAATATATATATTTTTCCTACATGGTCCATAACTACATAATCCCTTTTACAATTTGATATATTATCACCGCTACCTCCAATTATCATAGATTTATACGGCGCATACTTGAAAAGATGACATTCTCCAGTTCTTATTTTTTCTTCAATTTCTTCTGTAGTTATCAAAAAAATCATGAAAATTTTATCAAACGCGTCTGGTGATTCAAGTCTGTTTCTTTTTTTCCATTTATACATTTTTCCATTATAATGTTTTAATATTTTCGCAAATTGTGTTAAATCATTTTGATATGTTATCAATTGATTCATGCATGTATCAACATTTACTATGTATTTAAGAGTTGGTATAGTATATACTTCTTTGAAATATTTCAAACCAATCAAACAAAATTCCATAAATTCATTTGCAACTATAGAAATTTCTTCTTCATTCTTATTTAAAATATAAATGCCACCACCATCACACATAAACACGTAAAGCTCTCCAATATTGTATGTCGATTCTATAAATCCAATGAGTTTGCTGTTAATGACAGAACTACAACAGATTGTTTCGTTCCCTAGAAAGAAAAATAAGTCATTAGAATTTATTAACCACCGATTATAAAATTATAATAAAGACATATTAATAGATATACTTACAGACCGACATCACATCTCTATATACAGCATCCGGGAATGTCTCCTCATTCACTATTGATATATTGCAAGTATTTGGAAAAGGCAATATTAATCTTCTGCCAACTGATTCTTTAATATAATCATCAACTGTTTTCTTATGGTAATAGCTCAATAATCGCATAAATTCAGGATCATGTTTAAAAGACATAATTTTAAATTACAATGTTGGCCCCACGCCGCGGAATCATGCCAAAATAAACAACACTATAATAGACTTGCAATTTAAATACTCAATACCATTACGTCACCGTTTATTCATTTACGGAAATTAACACATCCCATTTCTTAGAAATTGCTGATTTCTCAACTCTAATTAAGGAATTTCCCCATGAAACATCATAAAAGAATGTAAATAATATCATATATAAGACGTATATTAAAGCAATTTTTGTGCGCCAAAACCAGTATTAATTTTTTCATCAAAATGCTTCTGTTATCGCTCAGCCTTTCTGTTTTCTCTTTTTTTATAAAAGTGAACGCAGTATATGTGCCAACTTGCGACCCCCGATCTAAATTCTTATCTGGACAAGTTCGAGAATTAAGAAAACATTTTCTTGGATACAAGCAACTAATGGTATGTTAATTATTTATTTATCTATTATTTTTTTATTATTATAAATATAAATAATATTAAATTTTATTTTTAGAAAAGCGCGGATTACGATGATTTTTTATTATTCAATCATAATGTAGAAGAGGAGATTTTGAAGATTGGCTGTAGATCGATTAATTCTATATTGAAACATTTAATTAAAGACATATTTCCACACATCGGGACTGTCATACATGACAAAAAAACAGCAGAACACATACGTTTATTTGGAACATCTCTTTTATTTTTATATAAAAGTTTACAAAAATGTGTAAGTACAGTTTTATTTTTTTATTTTTCCATCACTTAATTATAATACTGATAACAATTGTTTTTTTTAGCCACAACTGAAATGCACAATAGAAGACACACACACTAAGCATCTTATAAAACAAACCAAACAGGTATTTAAGACAATTATAATTTTATATACATGATTTATTATATTTACAATTTTTAGTTTATAACTGGCCTTATGTTTATTTACAGCTTGGCGACAAAGGAACCATCAAATTACTTGAAGAAATGGACATATTTCTACACATTATGAATAAATATCTTAATTTACACTAAATCACTATGCATTGCTTTGCTTACATCTCGCCGCCTCATTATTATTAAGGTGACAAACAGACCTAACAGGACCAATGATCCTATCAGTAAAAAAAAAGTTCCGGCCGTATTCATAGATTCAGTATCTTCTATAGATTCATCATAATCATTAAATGATATTGTTTCATCAACCTGGGTAACTTTGAATACATAATATTCCTTATATTTATACCAACCCAACCAAGATGTAATCCATGATTTAGATACTTTTTTTCTATTAATCGGGACATTTTTTATAATTTTCAGATATTCATTTTCTGTTAATTTTCTTCTTTGTAACTCATCTGCTAAGTCTGGACAATAATATTTTAAAAATATCTCATCAAGATTATAATCGATATTCACTAGTGCCAATATTTCATTGTTCTTGGGTCCCTTCCATCTATTTAAATTATCATTAGTGAAAAAAGAAAAATTGTCTTTACCCGAAATTATTTGAATATTTCCTCCTTTTTCATATTCATCAGACCAACATTCGAATTTACTAATTAGATGAGTTTTATTAGTTCTTGATAAGATAGCTTTAATCAATATGCCCCTGAAATAATAAGTTATGAATATTTTCGCCAATATATTTTTTTCATCTTTAGTGGTAACATTTGGAAAATTCAAAGTATTGAAATTTTTAGAATTTGTCATATATCTCAATAATACAGCTATTCGGGCACCAGAACAGCTTGAATTCCCTATAGAAACGCCGTTGATAGAACATGCTGACAAACACACCAATTCTACGTCGTCTCCGCGATTGTGTAGTTTGACGTCTTGTTCACATTTTAGTGTATTACAATCAATTGTGGTAACACATAAAGCAAATATGGTAATGTAATTTATATAACATATCCCATATGTATACCTATAAAAAAAAATAAAAAATCACTATCATATAAAATTTTAAATATAACAAAAAATTTATTTAAATAAATTACTTACATAGTTATAGAAGAGCAGCTATCTCATTTAATAATTCCGTCCTACAATAAACATTATATGGTTAAATTTTTTATTATTAAAATACATTATATTATTTTTTTTATATATTATACATACCCATCAACCAGTTGATAATTATCAGACACGCCCGAAGATTGCATCCTATAAGAAAAATAAATTTGTTAAAATCAATTTACTTCATATTTATATATAAACATAAATATAAATATAAATATATTATAACACTTACCATAGTTTTAACACATCATAGTCCGCAGGCAATAATTGCTTATCAATTTCTTCTAGTTCACATTTATCTTCTGTTACCGCAGAGATTGTTCCGTTTCCTGATTCATTTTGTGGTTCCGGCACTATGGCAGTCATGCCCGCCGTTGTGTTAGTCACAACAAATTTTGTATTTGTCGTTAACAGAACATCTGCAGTAGTGCCAGTTACGATAGTATTTGTAACATTTGTTGATACAGGCGCTATAGCAATCGTTTTTGTTAAATCAATTGATGATACAGACTGTTTATTTGTATTCTGTATCTCAGTTAATTCATATTCTGGTTTTCTTTTTCGTCTTCTGGCAGTCAATGATTCATACTGAGTTCCTCTAGATACAAAAGTATTTATTTTTGTTTTAACCCCATCTTGTGATATTCTACAAAAATATTCTGAATCCGACACACCTTGAACTAACAAATAATTTTGAGACACATTATTTGGTGGATTAGTATTCAAAATAACATTTTGTGAATTTTGATTTTCTACATATTTAGGAGGCAACTCTTCCAATATAGTTACATGTGTCGTCTTCAATAAATCATAATATTTTAAATAATAGTCAATCGGTTTTCCCCCAGCAATTATATTATAATCATTAAAAAATATATTAACGTCCCAAAATCTTCTAATATTTGGAGATATGTAAAAAAATTTACCATCTTCATAAATTAACACATGTAAACTCTTGCATACAATAATTGCAACTGTTCTATAAACAGGATGTTTCGTTTCCATGGTCCCAAAAACAATTAATTTACCATTAAAAGGATAAAAACCATGAGACAATCTTTCAAACAATATTTGATCATAACCCATACAAGAATAATCCCCTATTCTAACAAACAACCCATTGCTATGTGGTATAACAACTTTATCCTTCATTGCTGTAAGTATAGAATGTTGAAAATTAATCAAATCATCTGATACCATATTAAATCTATCTTTCCACAAAGCCATAGAATTAAAACTTGAATCCATTGTTCCCCCAAAACAAAACAGACAATAGAACAATAGTTTCGAAAGCAGCCTTTTATTCATTTTTGGGCGTGGTCACAACAACGTAATTTTACAGAACCGAAACTGCATTATCGCCGATTCCCATCTCATCATCCCCATCATTAGACATACACATGTTTTCTACATCTACCGAAATTGAATTATTTATTCTTATTTCATGATCTCCCTCATCAAATATATAAGTATTTTCTACATCTACTGAAACCGAATTATCCATTCTTGTTTCACCATCCACATCAAATATATACATATTCTCTACATCTACCAACCCTGGATTATCTATTCCTGCCCCATCATCCCCATCACACATATTCATATTGTCTACATCTACAACTTCCATTATTACCCTATTTTCATCATTTTGTTTAATCTCTACACAGTAAAATTGTACTATTTTTATGAATATAATTAATATAACTACATGAAAAGGCACAATCCATAACATATTACTAACTGCATAAAAATAATTAAATGATTTAACGACACGAAAATCCATATCATGTGCCGGTGTAAAAACAAATTTAGCCACATGGCGTATAACAACTTCATTATATAGTGACACATGTTTTATAATACAATAACAATAAGGCGATGCCGATGTTTTTATGCTTTCATCATATGTTTCAAAAGGATCAATGGGGTCAGCAGCGATAGGAACAACAATATTTTTAGCATTCAGTGAAATATCTCCACATAACCATTTCATAGATATTGGTCTAGGGCTATAATCATTAGCGTAACAAATAAATGTAGAATCTATTTCTTCTATATACATTTTAGGAGCTATATAAGCATTAGATCTGAAACCTTCAATATTAAAAATGTCATCTATACAATGCCATTGTGCATATATATACATAAATGAAGTCTCTGTACTCTGAATAAATATACTGTTAAAATCTTCACTTATATTTTTTACATTAATTGTATTGTTTAATGGAGCAAGATGCACTATTCTTGTACCGTTCAGAAAAAATTCAAATAAGCTATCATATTTTGAATCCGAATTAAATCCACAAAAAAATGTTAATTTTGTTTCATGGTAATCCAAAAACTCATTCAATAAATTATTAAAATATAAAAATTGATGTACTGTTTCTTCATAATGATGTCCTTTGGTCGTTTTAATGTCTGTTACGTTTCCAAAAACAGTTAATTCTGTATTTGTTATATTCTTGTTTGTCGTGATCGATATCTGAATTTTAGTTTGTCCAATTGAAAAAAACAGAACGCTATACACGCAGATCAGCCACGTCGCCATAGACATGATCTTCTTTGCCATATTTCGCCTTTACTGAAGTGTCTTGATTTTCTGTAATATCCAAATATTTTTCTTTATTCTGTCGTTTATAAAAATTTAATATATAATCAGATAAAAATGTAAAAATTTTACTTTTGCCAAAAACAGAACAAAAAAGTAAAAATGTCACAACCAATAAAATTATGCAAAAAAATAAAATCAAAACTATTATTTCTGTGACACTTTTAGAAATATCAAGTTGTTTTACTGCTTCTCGAGTTTCCAATGAATTAGACCCCATAGGCAATTCAACTTCCATAACATGTTCGCTACCATATAAAGAACATAAACATTTATAACCATAACTATTTTCATTTCGTTTTACCAAAATCCATTTATAACCATTTATTCCATAAGGATCACTAAAAGCTCCACTGGAATTGGGAACTACCGACACCCACATATTACGCCCATATGTAGATCTTTTTTCCATTATAATAATTTTTCCTATTCTAGAAGAAACCATTCCATTCATCTTACAATAAATTAAATCATCAGTTCCATAAATTTCACAATTTAAATATCCTACCGATTTAGAAAAAGATATACTTGAAATTTCACGTATAGAATTAAAATCCTGTACATCATGTTTTGTACTCTTATTGTTAAAGTAATTAAGTAAATTAGAAAACTGTATAACCTCATCATCACATTCATTATTTATATCTTTTATAAACTCCGAAATAAAATTTTTTAATTTAGAATTACTCTCACCATTAAAATCATACAAAGCAATTAATTCACCACCTTCAGTTTCAACTCTTCCAGGTTTGGCTCTAAATGAACCATTCCATATATTATATCTTTCAATTAAATGTGGTCGATGAGGAAATTCCATATCAGGAAATGCTTTTGTAATTTCCACCTTTTTCATAGGCGTGCCACATGTGTAGGATACGCCAAATAAATATCTTGCATCTTCATCATATCCACATTTGACTGTATCATTTGTATATGATGTTATGTTATTTTTAAATTCGGTATGCAATCTTCTTATATTAGGCAGAATATCAAAACATACTTCGGTAATAAAAACACCCATATCGGATAATCGCATATTTTTTCCATTATCTTGTAAAACCAAATATTCGCCGATTAAGAATGATGTGATGACTTGTAGCGATTGATCAGAACACAATTTAAATACATCATTTTGCAATCTTGCAATATAACCAGTGGATGCCCTATAACCATTAGAGTTATAGGTTTCATATTTTGGACAATTTTTCGGATAAAGCACGGCATCAGTACTAATAATATACAGAAATAAAATAGCCAACATCTCTGATTTGTGGAAAGACAGTTCCTCTTAAATAAGGGTAGCTAATATAAATATAAATTGATCGTCAACATAAGTATGTAATATAATAGCCATATGTCAATAATAAACATAAAGACTGCCAAAAATAACTTTATAGTCATGTGCTCCTTACAAGTAAATATTACGTAATTATAATCTAAATTTATAATTTTAACATTCAACATAGTTAAACATTGTCCATTCACACAGTCTACCGTTTCTGGAAGATCTATAATTCTCATTGAAAGCATATTTGGTATTTTTTTAGATATTTCAATATCATTAGTAACAAAAATTCCAATAGTTCCACATTTATAATAACAATTTACGTTTATTGCAACAAATACATCTAAAGTGTTATTAACAATATAAAACAGCTCTTTAAATAAAAATAGCCCCGACCTAGAAAAATAAAACATCAAACATTTATCATTTTCTTGTGTACGCAGTAAAATAATCCATTCAGATATATATGGTTCGATTTTCCCATTTAAAATATCATTAATGGCTATATCGGGCACATTGCTATACACATTAACCACAAGAAAACATAATATATAAATTAAAATCATTTTATTTGAAATCAACATTCTTTTTATCCCATACTACAATTTCAGCTCTTTCCCTTTTAATACATAAAAAATATATAAAACAGAACATACACGATAACGCAAGAAGGCCAATACTTATTATTAATACATAAATAACATACGGAGGAAATGAATACAGATGATTAAATATATCCTCCAATTTTTCTATTTCTTTCTCTTCATCAATTGTACTGTAATCATAGTCCATAAAAGTTGTAGTTATTTCTGTAGAATTATATGAATTAGAATGATCAGTGAATGTTTCATTATTAACATCTTGTGTATTATTCAAGGCTTTTTTTGTCGCATTTTCCACACCTATACTATTAATATATGTTTGGGTAACAAATTTTGTACTATTGTTATAAGATATCGATGAATTATCGGAATGTCTCACAGATATATTTTTTACAACTACAGATGCATTAATCGTAACGGTAAAATTATTTATTGACACATTTGAATTTTTTGTAGTAGAATCCATACTATTCGTAGAATCATTTTTCCCAACAGTTGTGCGCATAAAATTACTAGTATAATCTATAGAATTTGTTGTAACTACACTAATATTTGCTTCTATAGTACTATTTGTCGGGACTGATATCCCTGTAACCGATAAAAAATCATTATCAAACAATATTATAATATATATCACAATTTGCCAAATAAAATTAAATCTCATTTTGAAATTTTTAATTATAGTGAAATAATTCTAAGCTATTTTATAAACACCTCTAATAGTACTAGTATAATGATACTGACCGCTAATAAAGAAACTGTTATATAGATTTTGTTCCTCTTTTTTAATTTTTTAATATTTTTAATATCTACGTCATCTACCTCATTTCCATTAAGACGGAAAAAAATTTTATCGGGACCAATTTCCTCAATCGATAGTTGAGGAGACAGGAACGTATTTTCATCATATTGTGGATGATAAAACGACATATTCATTTATTAATAAAAATAATTTTTATTCATATTTTTTTTTCAGTACGTAAATAGTGAGAACAAACACAAGACATAACCCCAATAAAGTAGCAAAACACAACACTGTGAATGCTATACATTTCTTTTTTTCTCTTTCCATTTCTTCCATAGTACGCGGTAAAAGAATCTCGGACATATATTGATTAGAACAAACCGGAGGTTCAAATGACGAATTAGAATTTGTTTGATTATCACATCTTGGTAACAGTGTACTTAAATTTGTTAATTCAGTTCCATATTTTGAATCGCGACACACTTGATCATATGGAGGAGGCAAATCATCATTCATATTATCATTCATATTAAAATCGTATCCCAGTTGAACAATTACTTTTAAATAAGAGATAGTTCTCCAATATATTTATAGTCACCGGTCTCCAATTTGCATAATCATACATCATGACAAACGTCACACCAAACAAACAAAACAATGCCATACACCCCTTCAATAACGAACATTCATCAATATCTACTCCTTTTATTGAGAAAAACATTTTTAAAAAACAATTTTAACACTGATAAAATAAAATCTATTAAATAAATCATCTCACGCAACACAAAAATTTAAAATTTCTTAAACATATTCCACGGGGACATTTGGGTTTCAGGCACTTATTAAAATCTTTATCCGATTGCAAATACCAACCAGCAGTAAATCTTGTATTTTCTGTGACTCTAAAACAACCTATTTTTAAAAACATAGCCATATCATCCGCCAACAGTATCAATCTATCTTTTCCTATAGCAAATAATTGTCCACACATATTAGTTACTATATACATTTTTTTCCATTTTTTATAATTAAACATAGCCGTAAATATAATAAAATATTCATCTTTTATTTCATCATACCATTTATATAATCTAGATTCTGGTAATTTATTTTCTATTTTTATAAAAGTCAAAAACGGTTTCGTTTTTAAAACAAATCCAGCGTTTAAATGCAAATCTCGAAATAAAACAATACTTTCGGTAGAAACTGCATGTCTTAAAAGGCAGTTAACTAAACCACTCTCAGACAAATATTCGCAATAATCATATACAGGATAAAAATGTCTAAGACCAACATGTATAAAAAAATCATATAAACTTTTTGCAACATGATACATACTCATATCACTATATGGATTAAACATATACATGTTGCCAGATCCACCTCTAAATAAAACGGGTCCAAAATTTTTAGATTGTGTATGATGATGAACAATACCAATAAGCTTTAAACTCTTTTCACAACATATATATAATTGAGTCAATATTTGTATATCTTGCGGAATTACATCTTTTATTGAATTTTCATTTGTGATAGTTACTCTCCAACCATACGGAAAAGGCAAAATTAAAGTTGTACCCATATTTTGTTTTAGATATTCATTTAAATTACGTGATTCGGCACCCACAAAACTTACTACATCTAACAAGGTCGTCATTTTGGTATGACACCTGTCACTTTCACCTAACAAATAAAAATATCAAATACACCAACGTCATTATATCTCAAAACCTTTATTTTGTGAAATGATTGATAACAAAACACGTGATAATAACACAACATAAAACAAAACAATTTATATCACCGGCATACATTACTTTTCTATGACAAAATTTTTGTATTTTTTTTAATAAACCACTAACACCAATCCCAATTAAAATATCTATACATACTGTTAAAATAACATTTTTTATAAAAATATTTATAACTATAAAAATTACTGCAATTAACAAAAACACACATCCGTTTCCACGCAACCTCATATGCATAACCATGAAAAGAAAAAACATATGATTATGTTTAAATGGGGTAAATAATCGGGATAATATAAACACTCCCAGAACACAAATTCCAATCACGGTCACAATTACTTTTTCCATAAATTTTAGATCTCTTTGACAAAATCTATATATGTTAGAATATTTTCTTTTAAGTTCAAAAAAATAAACTGTGCTTTTTTGCAAGTGCTTAAATGTCAATAAAAAAAATATCAGTAATATAAAATGTATTGGTATAAACAAACACCGCCCCAAAATGTGTATAACTGTTCCTGATATAATTCCTACATTCCACAAAAGGTCATTGCATCCATACATCATAGATACTCTATGGAGAACTCTTTTTATTTGTAATTCTGAATTCAATAAAATGCAATATACTGGAAATTGATAAAATGACAAATATGTAACTGCTGTCCAAACTATAAAGATTATTTTTAGATCTCTGCTAGGATTATAAGAATTGACGCTTTTTCCAAATTTTAAAACGATACCGATCAAATAAAATAAAATAATACAAATAAAATAAGAAGTATCATTTGTAAAATCATAGCTATACAATCCAGGTAACAGACAACCAGATGCCATACCAAACACGAAACTCATTACATTGAACATTTTTGCCGTTTTGAACTCGGTGGACAATCAAATGTCATAGAATCATCACTTTCTATACCGTCGGTATCGTTAAAAAAGGAATTATTTGAAACATTGCCATTTTTCACAGACCCCATATAATTTGTAATTTTATGTTGCATTTCATTTTTGGCAGAATCATCTTTTTGAGACTTTTCGCCTTTCGAATCATCACATTTTTTATCAAATTTAATATCCTCCTTTATTGGCTCTTGAGAAACATAACTTTCTAGTGTAATATAATTATTTTTACTGACTATATATAATTTTGTATCTTTAGTAGCAGTCACTCTTATACTACATGTATTTTTAAGAACGGCATTAAAAGATAGTGCTTGAAATAAATTCCGAGCCAATAAAACCAATTTGGTGCCTTTTATTTCTTGAAACACTACTTTGTTAGTGTGGGTATATTCTAATTCATTATTTTCTGTAAAAAATTTTAATGTTGCCGGATGATTTTGAAAAAGCACATGAATTATACTGTTATCCGTTTTAGCAGCCCTTCTGGTTTTAGTACTGGGAACAAGCCATTTTAGTATATCTACTATTACACTATGATCCATATCGACTCTTGCTAAATATTTACCATAATCTTTTACACTTTCTTGTCCATTAACACACGGAATAGATGCTTGAGCACAAATATCTGATGCAGTAACCAATAATCTAGTATATAAATCATTATCATTTTGAATATATAATTTTGTAATTTCAGAATTACCTAAAATATCCATGAAACTATCAAATAATGCAATACTGTTATTTATTGTTTTCGGTATGAAATGATCGTTGTCAGTAACATACAAACAATCCGGTCCTATTGTAATTTTAGTCACCAAATGATGTCTAGCGGTTTGAATTAAAATAGAAGGTTGAGAATTAAAAGTTACGGTAGAATTTTCTCTAGTAAATTTAGCAAGACTTTTAAGTTGTTTATGCATAAGTCTCCAAGGCTTCATATGTAACGATAATGTTGGTATATCTCTATGCGAATAATCACGATGATCACGATGTTCCCTATGATCTCTATGTTCTCTGTGATGATCACGTCCACTTCGATCCATTTTATATAAAATAAACTCAATATACGCGTTTATCAGTTCTGAAACACGTATAACCAAATCTATTTGAGCAATGCATTATATACTCTTAACTTTTTTGGCACCTCCTTTTTATTACATCACATGTCTATATAATCATCCTTGAAAAACCACAAACATCCACACATCACAGTGTTCATACCGATTTATTGTTAAAAATATGAAGAAAAATACACAGTATTATATTATATGAAATCATATTTTTCATTAATATCCACACAAAAATTTTTTATTTTTAACACAGGTAAATTAACACTTTTGAAATCTATAAAACCATTTTTTATATCCTCAGTATTACAATTACCTATCATTTGAACACTCCCAAATGTCATATTTTCTTTTTCTTCATCTAATATGAGATTCATAAATAAAAATCTCTCTCGAGAAAATTTCTCCCGCAATACATTTATAAAACTTTTTATATTTGAATATGCACTTAACACTATATACAATCCAGCTCCTAATTGCCCATTTAAATATTTATAAATATGAACTAAATATATATATTGAATCGGCCCATTACGAGGTAACCAATCTATTTCTAACACAATTTCTTTTAATATAGTAAAAGTATAGAAATTTTGTTTCATGGCATCATATATATATCCATTCATAACACACGAGATCAAACAATTAAAACCAGAAGACACAGCACTACTAGCGCCAATAACATTTACACTATTTTTTATATCATTGATAGATATCATATTCAACACATTATGTACCATATTATTATCATATATAGCATATAATTTATTTCTAGTTATTTCACTTATATTATAAAACTTTAATAAGTATAAAAATTTACTCAAAAATAAAAATTTTGGACTATCAATGTGGGTCTCGAATCTAAAAAACAAAACCCCCATAATATCATTTTCAAATTCTAATAAACTACTCGGTGTAAATACTTTCGCAATTGTATTTTGATTATCTGCCCCATATATTGCTTTTTTTAAAAATTTTTTTTCTTTATCAATAGCAATATTTAAATAATCAGATTCAACATCTATATATTTTCTTTTTTTTAGATTTTGTATTGTTTGAGCCATAATGAATCGAAAGGGAGTAGACTTAGAATTAGTTTTAAAAAGTATAGGTAAATCACCGTCAGATGATGAAATTTTTACTTTAACATCAAGAATAGAAACACTATCGTTATCCGTTAATAGCTTAACGGTAGAATGTATTATGAAATTCTTATCCTTACTCGCATCCGAAAATTACCATTTCGGATTTATAAAAAGAAATATAGTTTTTTACCTAGTTAACTATGGAACATTGTACGGTGATAATAAATTAAAGATAGCTGAGAAATTATTGGGAATTCTAAAAACAATTATGTTATTACAGACAACTAAAAAAGATGAAAACTTAAATAGTGCAGACATAATTTCCAAAATGGAGATAATTACAGACACTTTTAAAAGCATCTATACCAGATTACAAACCCCATTATCTACTTTGTTACAGACTAATTTTTACGATGATGAAATTACAAAAAAAAAATCTGCCAGATTTATATTAATGAAAAGTATTTTTAAAAGTCTTATCACAGTTATGGATAAAATACATATAATTCTTAATTGTCAATCATGCGCTGAATTAACACATTATATGTATACATATATAATAAAATGGATGAGTGATGCAACTGTTTATGAAGATATATTAGCAACAACAGATACACACCTTGATAAAGCATTAAAAATGAATTATTGTTTTTTATTTTTTCCCGAAGCAAATGAACACATCCCAAAAAAATTTAACACATTCATATCTGAACATTTAGAACCTGTATCATCACTTATGGAAATATCACCGATATCTGAACAATTAATTACTAATTTCAGTATAAAACTTATTAAAAAAGATATAAAGGCAGTTAATGATTCAAAAGAAATAATTCCTGTATTAATATCTGATTTTAAAATTCTAAAGCATATACACCCTTCTAATATTTTATTTCATCCGGGATTAATAAGATATATATTGAAATTGAAAACAATCCCAGATGAACATAAAAAAGATATGGATAACATTCATTCTGTATTGATATCTATAAACAACATGCTTGATAATAATAAAAAAAGTAAACAATATGACATAACATATATCATTGAAAAAATATTTCATCTCAACTTAATTGGTATAAATATGCAAACATGTTGGTTATATACTAATATATTAGGAATCTACGAATCAAAAAATGTTAATGATCATATGTTATCATCTTTTGTCATTCAATTGAAAACTATAATTCTCAAATCTTATGTATTTCTTTTATATGCCTTTTCATACAGTCCAACATTTATTTCACAAAATCAAATGGAAGAAATATTATCAAAACAACAATCTATGTTAGTATCCAGTAATTTTATTTCACAAGATTTTTGGGATGAAATTAATAGAAATATAAGGAAAATGACTGTTGAACCCATATCAGAAGAAATGTTTAATATATTTACCATGGGAATGTTACCAACAACAAAAGAACATATATATAAAGATCTTTTACAAAAATGGAATGATCTTCCTTTTCACTTTATACTTCAAGATAACTTAAAAAAAATAAAACCGGAAGATGTTCCGTATATCAAAATACGTTCTTTATGTAAAGAAGCATATAAAACAAAGAATTTTAATATACTAAAACCATTAAAAAATATAGAAATATTTAAAAAATTATTTATCAAAGAATATGTATTTCCATTATTAGATATTATTACTCAATTTACTTTTAATCAACTACGGGAATCTAATGAAATTTCAAATTTAGTTTCTGCATGTGACTTGCTCCTCCCATCCAATTATGATCTTATTTATAATTTACACTATATACTAAATTTTATTTGCTATGTTGAAAAATTAGATATAAATTCATATAGTTCTTTATTTTTAGTAATTAACAAAATATTTGATGATATAAGTGATATATCAAATAGTATATTTCTTCCAAAAACAACATTAATAGCTGATATTTTCATAACAGCAAACAGTAATTATATAAATGTGAACATAGATCCATTAATTAAACAAACATTAATCACGGCCTATGACATTATCAAAACATATAACGAACACACCGCATTATGTTGCTCAATAATGGCAACATCGTGTGTTTTGGATGATTCTATGAACATCTCTATGACAGCAAATGAAAAATTAGTGGCCACTGTACACTTATCGGATTTTATCACAGTCATTAAAAAAATCATAGAACACAATAAATTTTTGGAATTTAAATTATTTGATTATGTTAATGGGTATAAAGTTATTGTAAACCAATTAGAATCTATAATGGCACCCTTATTAGAAAATAGTGCTCTATTAGCTGACCAAAATATACAATTTTTTTCTAACACCATAAAAGAAACAACAAATATTGTAAATATGTTATTCAATCAAATTGACACCTTTATAAAAAATTCTAAAATATCAAATACTTTAGCTGTTAAACACTTTGAAGAAATTATCTACGCTACTGAAGTATTAAGCAATAAAGAAATAGAAACCAATTCTTTTACTACACAATTGTTAAAGGCCAAAGATATTATTGAGACACCTAGGGAAACTTCATTTACTGAATTAAAAATTAATCTTCCTACTTTGATGCTAGAAAATCTTGATGAAACATTTATAAACAATCTTGATGACGTTCCTATCATCCAGTTTTCTGCATCAGATCAACCCCTAATTAGAAAATTTCCAATTTATGATTTTCATGATGGTGATTACAATACCGTTCACGAAAATTACAATGTGTTAAGATGTTATATTGAATACGTTCCACAATTTAAACAAAGTATAATAGGACCTTTAATTATAAATTCAGAATGAAAATAATTTCAGGATCAACAAATCAAACCGATACAAAATATGGAGAAAGAGCCGGCAATCAATGTGTATCTAATTGTTTTGTATATCTACATACTGTTTACTTAAATGGAATAAAAAATGTATTAAATAAAAAAACCATTGATCAAATATTAGATAATGGCAGTAATTTGGATCAAAAAACATATACACGTATTTCTACACAAAATGGAAAAATAGCACAATTCAGATTACCTTCAGAAATAGATAAAACAATTACTACACCACATGGAACAACATACCATGAATTATCCAGAGCCTTTAATGGTACATTTGAAACGCAAATAATTGATAATGTCACCTATTTTGGAATATCTGATTTTTTAGAATATGCTTATGAAAAAAAACCGCCACCGTTTATAATAATTACAGTTGGGGCTATCACAAGAGGAATTTTTATATTAGATAAATTTTACGTATTTGATCCACACTCCACACCTTTAGAAAACAATGCGGCTATCTATGAATGTGATAATATTAATGAAGTATATGTATTATTATCTGGAAATATCCAAGAAGGATTTTATTTTGAAGCAATCTTTATTTTTTTCCTAGATCTCACAGATCTGTCAATAACTACTAATCAAGCCACAAGTCTTATTTTTACAACATATAAAGATATAGATATAAGCTTGACAAGTAATCGTTATCAATCTACCCCATCTAAAAGAAAAAGTAAAAATGCTGTACCAATTGATAATAAACGTTCCAAAACACATTATGAGAATGCAACAAATATCGTACAGATGAGTGCGTTGGAATTAGTACCTAGTCTATTTGAATTTAAATCAAAAATAGAAGATAAGATTAAAGAAATACCAAACGAACTCTTATTACAAGACAAAAATACATGGTCAATCAAATGTATTAATAAGTTAAAAATTGAAGATTTCTCTAATTACATTATATGGAGAAGAATAATGCAACTTTTTGGACAATGTTGTGATGCATTTTTATATACTGAAACTACAAGTGAACAAAATATGATGTTGGCCAAAAAATGGTTTACACCATTCTGCAATTTTCGTCCCGATTTATTTACTGAAAGAATAGGGATATTTTTCAATAATAATTTTTGTCTAGTAGACATTTACAAAAATTATATATCAAAATTATCTGTTATACATAAACTAGATACTTACACAATTGGAAAATGCCATACAGCATTTTCGACTTATATCGAAAAACATAGTGAATATTGTCTTAAATGGGTAACATCCTTAACAGAAAATATAAATATGGACTTAGATAATATTAACAAATCTATTGAAGATTATATTAATATAAATCCTTTTGAATTAAATGTAGATTTTGTATGCTTTTTAAACCATCACAAGTATAAAATTTTCTTGTTAGTAGATAATAAAGTAAAAGAAATACAATCTTTAAAACAAAAAGATTCTGATACTACAAGAGAAATAATTACATACATTACTAGTGATGCTACAACTGTAAACATAAATGACCAAGACACATTAAACAAATCTGAAACACATAATGTACCCATACCTGAATATAATAAACAAAACATAAATTTTGAAACCGATTGTTTATCAAAAAAATCAATGAACAATTTAAAAACTTTTGCCAATGAAAGATTTACCAATATATGTAAAGAATTAGAAAACAATCTTATTGAATGTATAAAGACTAATTTTAATAATATAGCTGTTGGTTTTTTACCAATATCAGATTTAAACAGATTATTTCTATCAGTAATTAATATTGATAATAAAATTGAAAATCTTGCCGTACATAAATTAATTGATAAACAATTTATAAAATTAATAGAACAATTACAAGATAATATTTTTTATATCAGATTTGGAAATGTCAATTTTTCAATGGACCATGTTTTCCCTACCGTTACAAAAGCAAGACAGAATTATATATCATTTCATATAAATAATGTAAATACAAATCAAAGAGCAAAAGAACTAATAAATAATATAGAAACTATATTAATAACTGATCAACCATCACAAATATCAAAAGAAATGATACAAAAACAACTCGAACAACTTGACATCATGGATATGGAACCACAGCTAGTAGAAAAAACAAATACGTTAAAAACACAACTATCACAGTCTACAGATAATAAGGAGGTGCATGATTTTATAAATAATATTTTTTCCACAAACATACCAAGTATACAACAAATAAATTCTATAGAAAATCTAAAAACATTATTACAAGAAGATGAAAAAACACAACAATTGTTATATTCTAAGCTACAAAATCTATTATCTAAGTATGTTAGTGATTTATATAGTGACGTCCCAATACAATCTTCAACATTAGATCCTATAATATACATGATGGAATTTTTACCAAAACATGGGTCACATAAAAATTTTGCCATAGCCGTACAAGTTTTAAATAAATTAATAAAATATAAATCATTTCAAAAAACCACCCCAGAAGATGAATTAAAATTTTTACACGACCATAAAGATGATATTAAAATTCTCAGTGATGAATTTTTTGGACATGATATAATATATTATAACAGAAGACTAGAAAATACAGTAAGACAAAATCAATTACTCCGTGCGGAAAAGGAATGGGTAGAAGTTGCTAAAACAATACACATAACAGATCAAGATGAATTAACCAAATTTATACAAACTGCACCAACGGAAAATGCATATAATATATGGAAACCAAAATTGGAAATTAAACTAAAACAATTTCTTGATCAAAAACAACAAGAAATTGAAAAACTGAAAAAATTAACTAATGAAGAAAATAAAAAATCTCTCGAGCAAATGTTAGCACAAATAATAATATTAATTAAAGAATATCAATTTTCATTGTTACCCCAAATAAATTTGCAATTATGTCAAAAATTATATAATGATTTACAAACTCCAGAAATAATATTATCATTTTTACAAACATTAATTCCTATACTAGACAAACTTCGCACAGAAGTACATAAATGTATAAATGATATGGTAGAAAATATTTTACTTGATTTCAATGTTCCACAAAATACACTTAATGATGTGCAACGCTTATCTTCTAATGAACTAGCAATATTTTTAAATAATTTTATGAGTACTGCATTTTGTAGTGAAGACATGAAAAGTGGCCTCTCGATTCTTATGCAAAAAATACAACAATGTAGTGCTATAATTGCTAATCCTAAAATCAGCATTCAAGACTTGTTTCCACATGATGCTAAAAAATATAAAAAAGATATTGATACATATAAAAAAGATTTAGAAAATATTAAAAAATCCTTATCTACAGAATTTGAAAATAAAAAATCATTTATTAATACAAATCCAAAAAAATACGCGGATAAAGATGTATACATCCAAGACCAACCTATTTATAAATTAAAACCAAAACAAACTTTCTTCCGTGAAATAGCATTTATGACAGCTATGACTAAATATATAGAAATTAATAATAACAAAATTAATGAATTAATATTGCATTATAATCTCCATCTAAAAACCGCATTACAACATATTACTACCATTAACACTTCATTTGAACATAAATGGAATGATTTCTTAGCTAAACAGAAACTAAAAATAAATATAGATATAAATCTTCAAGATCTAAAAATAAAACCATTGGAATATATTACCAAATGTGTAACTGAATCAGAAAATGATATATACACCATATCATTTAAAAAATTACAAATACTCCATACATTATCTACAGGAATTCGAAATTTCTGTGAACAAGTAATTAAAGAAGTTGGCGCATCAATAATACCTTTTGAATATATTCCTTTTCCACAATTAATATCTAAAATACAATCTCTTTTAGAAGAAACTAAAATAAAAATAGTTTACAATGAACAATTACTGGAAACTAAAAAAGTCGAAACTATAAAAATCATATTAAGTAAATTAGATCCTAAAAGGATAATCGGCGGTATAGAAAAATATAATGAATTAATGAATTATATAAAACAATATGAAGAAAATATTATTAAATCTGAAACTCAAGGTAAATTGATAAAAGCCTATATAAAAATATTGGAAGATGTTACATTCTTTAAATATGGTCTCGATTTTAATAAACAACTAAAAAATATTGAACATTTATATAAAAAATTTCAAGATATAAAAACAGATAAATCATTTGAAGAATTTCCTAATGTGGAACGTGTATATAATTCTGTTACTTTCAACCCAAAAAATTACATGCAAGGATTAATTGTTCTTAAATTATATACCATGTCAGCATTAACTTATGCACAAAATTTCTTTCTAAAACAACCAAGAGTATTTGTAAAAGATGAATATATAAATCCTGATTTAAGTATGTATACATACAAACCTAAACAAGATATCAATATTAGATTACGTTTAAGTGACCCAAATACTACCTGGTATAAAATTGATTCTATATTCAAAACCAGTTTAATTGTAAATGAAAAAGGAATACCTATTCAATTTACAGACATATACAAAAATCCTATTTTTAAATTTTTTGCACTTAATTATGAACACATCAATATCCCTAAAAATAAACCTCGATATAATTCAGAAAAATTTAAACGTATATCAATATGTAAAATAATGTGTTCATTTATTAAACAAAATTGGGAAAATATATTTTTATATGATTTAAGTAACCACATACAAAATAAACCAATAGTATATAACAATGATAATATTTTAACTATTAATTTTAAAATTATTTCATTTGTTTTTAACCAAGTTTGGCAATACATACAATCAAAATCTGACAGCAATACTATAACTTTAACCTTAGAAAAATTTACAGTATTTCTTACCGCATTACATCCTCAATATATAACTGGGATAATGTCTAATAATATAGATTTGTCTATAAATATATTAGCTAAGACAATTAACATTGATGAAGAATTTATGAAATTTAATGTATACATTAATCCACCATCTATGCCGATAGACCAACTTCCAGGATTCTGTATTAATAAAAAGATATGGAGATCAATAACTTTTAAAAATGCATTATGGGATCATGATTTCTTTACCCAAACATGTGGACAACATCCTAAATTATTTGTATACCTAATGGCATATCTAGTGTTACCTCGCAAACTTTTAAATATATTATGGGACCAATTTAAACCTATTACTTATCCTCATGAATTTTTTGAAACTTTTATTACAGATCTATGTGTAGAATATATACACAAAAATAAATTAAAAATGGAAGATGTTAACCCGAGATCAAAAACCAATTTGGAAACAGGTGAAAGAATTACCAATATATATAAAGTTGAAACTAACGTCCATATGAATAATTCATTGTTACACACATTTAATTCTCAAAATTTAATATTTGACTATTTAATATTTTCCTACTTAACCGGAATGGAAATGACATTTTGTATGTATGTTGATAATCTAACAGATGACCATATATTACTTTTAAGACATATAGAAAATACAAAAAATAATCCCAAATTCATGAGTGTTTTACAAAAAAGAAATTTTGATATAATGTTTATACTAAAAGAATCGTGGACCCATAATATTGTTGAACATTCATTATTTACTTCACAACTTCAAAAAATGATTAATGCCTTTATATCTTTTCAAGATAATCCTCCACAAATACCGTTAATATTATATGATGATAAAAATATTATACATTCAATGTATCTTCCTCCAGAAAATAGTCCATCACAAATGACAACTTTCAATGTAAATACTAATTATCCTATAATTCCTTTAAAAGAACACCCATCACCTAATATTATCCCTTTTAACAACACCCCTTATAATATAGACTTTTTATATTCTTCACCCCCTAAAATGACACCTATGCCTGACATATCCTCACAAGAACATATAGAAAATGAATTAATTGAAGCCGCTGCTCAAACAGATACCTTAAATAAATCTACTGAACAAGCGCCTCAACCAAATGAGAATATTTTAGGAACAATCCATAGAGCAAGACAACGCTTCGCAGTTATGACAGACACAGTAAATGACGCCATGCAAAAATTTAAAAATGTTCAATTATAAAATTTTATTTTGTATTTAATCTGTATAATGCAATCATCCTCAATAAATCCAATCTAAAACTCTCTTTATCAATGTCTCCGATATTATATTTCATATATTTCTGTATCATGGCAGATACCACAGGATGTTGTACAATAGGCCCTTTCAACCCCAGTATCGAATTAACCAACGCATGTCTTTTTTTTTCTTCTTCTTTTTTAGAAATAATTTGGGTACCGTCAGTAGAATTTATCTGTGACATTTTGCTTTACTCGCAATCAAACAGCCGACACAAATTTCTTCCCCGTTATCTAAACAAGTTTCTTTAAAATTCAAAAAACAATCTTGACACTGAAAATCTGCAGAATGTGTAACTAAACGTAGTAATTTTTTGTAATTTACATTAGATATTTTCACTGTAGAAAAACAACTTCTAGAGGAACATGGAACAATAACATCAAATTTTAAACTTTCATTAAATATAGTGTACGCCGTATTAGTGCCTATTACGGCTTTCCACAAAACAGATTTTATATTCACATCATTAATTAAAGAACATTTTATATCATATATTTTTTCCATATAAAGACGTTTACTGCCACACAACGAACAATAAACCATATCTGTATGCATACTATACAACAAACCCTTTTCTTGTTTATCTCTAAAATAAAACATTGAACTTAATGAAAACCCTTGTGAATTTTGTAACCGTTCTTTTCCCAGATTTAAACAATATCCACAACTCATACATAAGACTGCCGTTAACGAGTCTTCTTTTTCATATCTAGTACATTTCGTCTTACAAAAACAATATACAGGTAATTCTAAAAGACTTGTGACCAGACAATTTTTCAACACATTCGCTAAAGCAAAATTAATTATTTTGGGCATGTTATTATCATCATCCTTATGTAACGGAGCCAATGCATTCTTAGGTATTGGAATTAAGAACCTGTCCTTTGTAAAACAAAAATTCTCTATAAGGGCTCTGGCCATAGCAAACATAAAATTTCCACTTGGAATTTCCCCCATATTTCTAGTAAATCCATTAATTTTATTATTCAATGTCTTAACATCGAATAAAACAGGTTCTGAACTATCATAATCTTTTAATGAAAATATTTTCATACACGGTACTATGCAATGGTTTGGAATAGGAATGATCAAATTTTTATCGGTTACAAATAAATGGAGATCATTATAATCTATATATGACGGACAATCAAGTAATTTATTAAATCTATCAATTGGATAATCTCGTAATTTATATTCAAGAATATCCCAAGTTAATTTTTTTAAATCATAGATAGATATCATTTTTATTACTTTATTTAATCTAAATAATAAATATATATATACCAAGAATATGAAAAACCCTTTAGTCATAACCATTCTCTTAAAATATTTTTTAACATACTTTCTTTTTTTATTATCATACCCAATCCATAATCTAAAAAATCTATTATAAAATTTCTCCAGCAATTCTTTACTCAAAAATTTTTTATTTGTAATAAACAATGTTAACACACAATCAGAAGATGTTATGCCAATTAAAAACAGTTGTAAATGTTTATAATTCTCGTGACGGCATAACGGTGCTATTGTATGTTTTAAACAATCCTCTATATATGACATATCCGACGATCAGTAACGAAACAACCATACAAATGGCCAAATGTTCCCATCTAACATTAATGTATATTTCACTTTGCTCTTTATTATATTCATTGCGGTTTGTCACATCCGGAATGCTTGGCGTAATCTTACGTTCTTTTAATGGTAATTTATTTCTTTGTAAATTAATTTTTTTATTGGATTTTATGATTTTATTTTCAGCCGGATTTATTTTAGCAAAAACTGATTTCATCAAAGCTTTATATTCTTTCTCGTTATCTGGACCAAATGATATAAATTCTACTATAAAAGAAGAACTTTTATTTTTTCTAATTATACATTTAGTCAAAACTCCGTTACATGACGGTTTTATAGATATTATATCACCCATACAGACAGATAAACTCTCATTTACATTTAAAACATTAGTTTCTTTGACTACTGTACTAGATTCCATTTTAACAGGTAACTGAAGATAACAAGACAAAGAAACGGTATGGCCATTATTTTTAAAAACAAATACGGGTTCTCGCTTAGATATATTTGTCCAAAGATGCAATAAATGTTCACAACTGTATACACAATCCAATTTTAGAATTATGTCACACAGCGGATATTTAGGATTTTTTGTTAATAAATTTTTATCTGTCACCCTAAATTCATTATCATGTAACTTAAAAACCTTTTTGGTAACCGAAATCAATTCATCATGTATTTCCCAACTCAAAAAACTCTCCATAATGATCTAATACCCACTCAAGGGTTAGTCAGAGCTTCTTGTTCTTCTAAAATACAATTAACATTTAATAACTTTGAAATAACTGTGTTCAATAAATTTATTTTTTCAGATACTATCGCTGAATGTTTACAATCTATATTACAGCCATGTAAGTATTTAAAAAGAGATAAATGTCTATTACCCACATTTAAAAAATTTAATCTAGCATCTAACGAAGGCAATAAAACATCATATATCTTAGGTAACATAGGAACAAAATCTATTTCTATATCTTGTGTTCTGCATATATCATCATATAATAACTCAATTTCACTTTTTGAATTAGATTGTGCCATGGCCTTTACCTCGTGGAATTCTAAAGAAACAACTTCACTATCAAAATTAGTAAATGAAATTTTGTATTACTCCTATCCTAAAAAACAAAAAACAACTGAACAACCTAACCCAAATCTAGAAGCCGAAATTGCAAATTTGGAAAATGGAGAAAATATAGAAGATATATTGAAATATACCGTCGCGTTAAATATAGACCAAAGATGTAATATATGTGCAATAATAAATATATGTACTCGTTTAGATAAAGATAAAGAATGGTTACTGGATTATTGTTTACTATGTTATAAATGTAATGTAGCACCAAGAAGTACATTATCAACATTAATTGTGGCCACTGAATTTTTACAAATAACAAAAAACAAATTTAAGAATATAAAATTCGATAAAATATTTGAAGACGAGATTGTTACAATACTTGATTTTCAAGTACACTTTTTTATCAATAAATGTTTTTCTAGCCACTCATCCGATTTTATAGGTAATGAAAACACAACATTGAATCATATTGAAATAATTAAATCAATTATATTGAGAAATGATATTTTTCCAAATATTAAAATTAAGAAATCATTATTTAAAGAGTCAAAACCGAAAAATACAGATAATACTGATATTTTAAATTTACAAAATATTCGCATGGATACAAGATTTACTGATATTATATTTTATATGTGGTCAGGAACCAATGTATTCTCACATATACCTATGACAGACCTAGCTATTAAAAAAATAAATACACTTGGAAAAATAGGATCTACAACAAATATAGATGCGACACAAGGACCCATCATGCTTTCAGCTGTACCAATTTCCATAACAAAAAATGAAACGACAAATGTCTGCTTAATATGTGAATTGATATCAGCATCTTATCAAGATTATGAATTAATTAAATCAATTCATGAAAAAATATTAAATTATTGTACAAATAATATTAAATTAATAGATAAAACCAACTATGTTATTGCAGAAATGTTAAACGAATCACCGATCAAAAAACTTATAAAACCACATATGGATTATTCATCACTAATAAAATACATTCCGCCTTCTAATAAATCAGAACCTACCGTGGATATATTATCATATTTAATTTTAAAACAAACTGGAACCATTGGTCTCTATAAACATCTATTCTGTGATCCTTTATGTATAGCCAACACCAAAACCATAAATCCAACTATCCTTTACAATACCACAGAAAATAAATGTCTTAAAGACTTTAAATTGGCCATATGTTATAAAAATGAATATATGAACACGGTCAGTAAAACAATGTGGCTATCCATTCAAATATTTAAAGCACTTCAAGTTTCTAAACCAACATCTAAAAATAAAACCCAAATACAAGAATTTCTAAAATATTTCTTATCATTGCTAGAGGAAAATCAATTTAACATAATTGATCCTTTTTTTACCATCAATCATTATGTATAAAATCAAATATCGATCTAAACATAATAAAAGATATAATCCGATCAACAAAAATCAAGAAACCAAAACCTGTTTCAATATAAATACTGATGAATTATATGAAGTATTTAGAAAATGTCCAGAACTCGAGGAAAAATATCTAGCACTTATGAAATTGCCAATAACCGGTAGAGAACCAATTCAGATACCATTTGATTTAACGACACATCATCAACATACCTGTCTTGACTTCAGCCCATATGCCAACGAACAAATATCCAGAAGTGTTTGTTCAAAATGTGAACATCTTACCTTTCCTACTCCTTCAGACAGCGTCGTAGCGTTCATGAACCAAAGCGCAAATTTCATGCACAACAGGCTTTATTACTATGGATTTAAAAAAAATACAGAATTGGTCAAATTATCTACACAACAGCCAACCATATTCCAAATTTTTCACACGGTGTACGCAACCAATACTGAAATTTTTCCAATAATGTTTTCAGAAAAAAATATGCTACATATGTATATTATTTTTGAATCGCAGAATACCCATCTCTCATGCGAATGTATTAAAAATATCATTGCAATAGCCGAAGATTATTCTGTATCACTGGATATCATCGGTGAAAATTTAGTTATGTCTGTGATATGTATAAATATACGTAAAAATCTGATCACCATAGATGCAGAGATCTTACAGCGCAAATTTGAAGAGTTAGACATACCTCCTCAAGTAAATGAAAAATACGAAACTCACATGAAAAAATTTCACACTCTTTTATTGTAATTATAAAACATATTTCATGTCATCAAAGCTTGAATCTATATATACTCTGTGTGGAATAATACTTAATAAAAATTTTTCTTTTTTCATGTCATTTTTTGGGAATATGGGTGAAATCATATTATACACTGCTTTAATAATTTGATCAAAATATTTCTCGGCATGTATAGGTATATTATTTGTAATTACATAATTTGGGTCCTCTGCTAAATTAAACAAAGGTGTATTTTTATCTTCCAGAGGCGCAATCAAAACATATGATACTCTATCCCCAACATGGGGCACTTCTTCCTTCCTCTGAGCTAATTTTTTCACAACTTGTATATGAGGTAAATTTTGTTGTTTATACATACCAATTTCCCTAGACAACACATTTGTTAATATTAAATCATGCACATCCACCCTATTCATAAACAGGGCATCTCTAGCACTTTGTAACATATCAATTATCTTAAAAAATCCACACGGGACACCATCTCTAATAACAGCTTGTATAGACATCCTTGATAATTGCATTGCTGCCTCCGTGACTTCATCGTCAAAGAAGATTGTCTCAATCACATCTTTAATTACTTTTTTAACAAAGCCACACGATGTTTTTCTTATCAATTCGACACCCTTCATCAATAATTTACCATCAACTCTACCGATATATTTTTTTTTTCTAATTAACAATAAAGGACACAAGATCTTCTCAAATTCTAATTTTATAGGATTTATAAATAATTTTTCTGTAATATGTTCACCAATTAAAGGTCCTATTCTTTTTAAAGTGTCCATTTTGATGTTTTTGTAATTTATGAACATGCTGTCCGTATCCCCATAGACCACATTCACTTCTGGAATTCCTAAGAAATCATCTTCCACCAGATTGAATTTAGAAACAAAAAACTCTTTGCTCGTCATCTCAGCTAAAATATAATCTACCGTGGCACATAACATGGACCTGCCTAAGGCTGTAACGGTCGCCGCTATCTCCACACAAGGCAAGATGCCATTTACTGTTCCGGTAACACCATATACAGCATTACACGTAACCTTTAAAGCTAATTGTTTTTTATCCAGAATTATTTTTAAAAATTCATCAGTGCATTCCTGCATTTGTTTTTTTACCTTTTTTCTTTCACTCAACCAAGTTGATAACAATTTCCCTAACAATGAACTTCTAACATTCTGTCTGACAAATCTATATTCCTTCTCTTCTATCTTTATTTTAAAGACGTCCTCTTCAGGCAGTTCAATATTCTTATCTAATATTATAGTGGAATAACAAAGATTATGGGCTAGCATTATAGACGGATATAAACTTGCAAAATCCAACACCACGGTGGGCGATGAGAAAAATCCTATACTCGGTTCCAAGACCGTAGCTCCTTTGTAATTCACAGTATTCTCTTTACTTGTTTGTCTATTTACGGTTGGGATGATCATATTACATAATCGTGCTTCATGTAAAATACACGGGAAGATTTTTTTCTGCTGACCATCAAATATGGCCCTGTTGACAGACACATAGGCCAATCTGGCAATTTCTGTAATCTCTATGTGATACATTAATTTTCTAAATAAATCCACAACCAACACAGAATCCTGAATACAATATTTTCCCACTTTTTGACGACCCTCCGGCCCTGAGGCAAATGCAATAGGTATCTGTTTATACGGCATATCTTCTTTAGACTGATTTAGATATACTTTTGCTACAGTATCTAATTTATAATTGGGTAACGACATCTTAGCATTACATACTGGATACATATCCATTATCAACATTCCAGATATGTATATTTTATTTTTACTTATAAAAGATCCCTTCATTTTATCGGTGGGAGAAAATATAGAAAATTTTCCATTGATCAATTTAGTAAACCCTCCTATCTCTATATTGTAAATTTTAGACATTCTGGTACAGATATATGGAATATCAAAATTATTAATATTATACCCGGTTACTATAGCCGGTGAATAAAATTTTAAAAATTTCAAAAATCCCATAAGTAGATCTAATTCACATGGAAATTCATAAACAAATGTATCGGGTATGGGCAGGCACGAACCAACTGTAAATAAGTGCACTTCATTTTTGTCATCTTCTGTATTAAATATAATGACACCAATCTGTATCACAATATCTTGTACATTTTCAGCATTGGGGAATCCACCATCACCACTGATACATTCTATATCAAATGATAAACATTCGTATTTTGGCCAATGAACATCCGACAATACTTCCAAATCTGTTATTTCACAATTTATCTCTAAGTCTATATTGGATGTCTTTACTGCTTGCGTATCAAACCTGTGTAGCATGTACCAACCAAAACTGTAAAATTCATTATCTACTAAAAATCTGGTAAGCAGATCAACATCTGTTTCGTATACTTTAAAACCAGATTCGTGTAACTGATTCCCTATCCTCTTTGCAACATGCGTGTTTGCAAAACATATCTTTTTTAAATTAGGTATTTTAGAATTTGCAAACCCGTAAAGATTCATCTTATCAACATCTTCTACATAATAAGATGACATGTTCATATCAACATTAGTCTGTATTATATTACTTAATATACTATTCATTTTCTGAATACTGTCACACTCACAATAAAAATATTGTTTCTGTCCAAAAACGTTGACACAAACATCTGTACCATTTTCACATTTTCCAAACAATTTTAAAACACTCCCCGAAGGGAATGCGTGCCGTTTGTATCTTACACTCAGTTGCTCCGCATCATTAATTAAAATGGTATTTTCAATAATTTCATATACATGAATTTTCATTGGAAATTGTACATTTTTATTTTGAATATTAACACGTGTAGGCCACGCATGTAGATCATTTAAAATATATTCTTTATTAGATAAAAACATCTTATGTTCATTTGATACATTTTTTACAAAGCATCCACTCTCACCGGTTTTCAGTAAACCTTTAGGTAACACTTGCATGTATGATCTTTTTTGCGGCTTTTTATTTTTCTTCTGGAGGTACGGGTTAAAAAATGTTATGTTATCCATCTGTAGGCAAAGCTTTATAATCTCTATACATAATCCTATCTACCAGAGAAGGTTTTTTTATATTTTGCTTTTCTAATTTTGTAAACTCTTTATAAGAATCATCCAAATCCTTAATAGCTTTAAGTATCTTTAAAGCATCCTCTTTGGTGTACTCTCTATTTGTCTCTTCCTTTATATGAACTTGTCTATTTCCTGCATAATTAGGGGCGGGACCGTAATAACCATCAAAGATGCTTTTTGAAAATTCTGAATTGTCTTGTCCCGTATACGGAAAGAGATTTCCTATAGGGCTTGAGTACATCCTGTTCTGTTTCTTAAAAACAACAATTATAATAGCAAGCACTATTATCGCACCAATGATTATCACAATGAAGATAAAAGGATTGGTCAACAGACCAGTAATGCCTTTTGCCAGATCAGCAACAGCCCCACCTACCGCAGTAACGGCTGACCCTATCCCTTTACCTATCGATCCGAGCCCAGAAAAGAAATCATTAATACCTGACCAGTAACTATGAGTGATATCATGCACGCCCGTTTTCATACCATATAAAGCACTCTTATGAAGATTATATTCCCTTAAAACTGTTTCTAAATCAAGCACATTAGATTTGGCAATTTCTTCTTTACTATATAATTCTAATACTTGAAAATCTGTATTTTCCATCAAATCTATATTTAGACCAATATATGCATCTAGAACTTCTATAGAAGACAATAAAGATGTATTTACATAAACATAATCTTTAAACACATATACCTTGTCACCAGATATAAACATCTTAGTACTAGCTTCTTCACAATTTTCAATCCTATGTTTACCTACCAGAATTTCATTATCTATACCAAGCTGACCATATTGAGTTTCTGTAGAATTAATATATTGAAATGTCACAACAGGTCTCATATAACACATACCATTTTCACCTTCTACTTTCATAGATTTTTGTAACTGAACAGAAGTTTGGTCAACAAGATTACATTTAGACATAGACAATACATCCCCTGTCCACTTAGCTGACACTGATTCTCCATATACAAGAGATACTATAGTAGATGGATTAATTTTACTTAATTCTTGTAACATTGCTATTGTTCTTTTTTGATCCAAACACCAAGATTCAGCAAGCTGTCTAAGAGCATTATTAATATATTCTCTTAGAGTATCAAACAAATATTGCATTTGAGTATATAAAATATCTTGTTTAGAATCAACATTAGAAAGATCTCGTTTGCGACGCGAGCTTTTTTCTTCTTCTGTACCATTTAAAAAATTTTCTAATTCTGATAAACTTTTTCTAGTCAATGGTTGCCACGCAACAATTAAATCTCCTGTAGTTCTAAACAAAGACATTGATCCATTCATTACATGCGTTTCATTATATTCTTCATCATATATTCTATAAATTTCACTATAAATAGTATTATTAATACAAGCTTCTCTAGGATCAGTCAAATTTATAGGTTCATGTTTACTCACAAACGATGCCGTCATTTCTTTAGTTATAAAATGATAAGTCTTATTATTTTTAGATCTAATAGCATCTTTCATAGATGCCCAGTGTTTTAATAAACAAATTTCCTTATTTTCATCTTTTACTTCCCATGAATATACCATATCACCTTTTGTTAACATAGCCAATTTTGGAACAACTTTTTCTACAGGAACTGTATCCGGTCCAATTTCTTTCAACATGGTATAATTAGTATATATTTGAAAATTGGATAAATCTTCATTAAAAGTTTTATCATTTGTCAGGTTAAAAAATGGTGAGCATTCTACAGTCTCGCCAGTACTCAATGCAAAGAATTCAAATGGAAATTTAGTTTTTGCTTTTGTATCCGTGACTATACAATTTACAGATGAAGATGTATGATAAGTCCACACATAACCATAATTGATAAAAGGTATTTTTGTAGTTATGTATCTTTTATTAATAGATGTTTTTATTTCTAATGGAAACAGTTCCATTTCTGTTTTTTTTGTATCATCCTTATGAAATGCTGTAAATGTTCTATTATAAGAATTACCATTATTTGTATATGTTTGTGTCATACTTATAGTAGAATAACATTTTCCTTTTTTATTGACTAATCTTACTTCATCAAGTGGCATTGGATAATAATTAACATTTTTTGATGTCATATATTGAGTATATACGCCCCTATAACTTTCTTGAGTAGTCAATTCTTTTCTGTATGTTCTCACTTCAAATGTATAAGCAACTATATCAGATTTAAATACCACCATTATACCCTCCTCTTGTTCTGCTTTGGAATTATAATGCGCGCAATCAAAATCTGCATCAAATCTCACAAGATCAGTAGATTTAGCAATTGTACAAATTCTAAACGGTTTTCCACTAGATGAATCCAAGATATCATCACCATAACATCCAATTAAACATATTATCATGAATAATTTATTTACTAATAAAACATTCCGGCACAAGCGTGCCATCATAATCTACTCTTTTAAGATCTGACAAATTATAATATTTTGGATTACGAATAATAGCCTTTTGTTCCACACTTATTTCTTTTTGATCAATTGAATGTAAATCATGATATAAAATATGGTAGATATCTTTAGATATATAATATTTTGAATCTGCTTTTAAATATAACGGCTCTTGCATATTGTATGTTATGACGATTGTTTTATCTTTTTGCACGTTATCGTCAATTCTACAAACATCTAAATGTTTTCCAAATGTGTCATTGTACAACGCAACGGCCAATACTAATTCTCTTATAAAAGACCACATTTTTTTTTGCGCATCATTGATATCTGTAGCATCAGAAAAAGAAAAAAACTCCATATATGAACATTTCATCCACATTTCTGTAGAAGGAGTGCCTTCTATGCACGTTGCCAATTGATCCTTTGTATGTGGCAACATATCCGCATTATCACATGCATAAGCACAACAAACATTAAACGGTAACGGGTATGAATCATTATAATGATCAAATATTAGGCCGTTTATAAGCTTATACATCTTCTGACTCAATTCTGGATAAAATTCATTAGGGATTTTTTTTGTAATTAAATTATTTCTCATATATAAATGTTCATCATACCTATATTTATCTGATAGATTTATTATTTCGTTGCCCATATAAGACATTCGCTGTATAAAACCGAACATCATTTTTGATAATATTTCATAAATAATTGATCCTATCATATTTACATTAACTAATTTATTTATCAATAATTCTTGCTCATGAATACATGTCATTATTTTATTATAGCCCATATTAGCGACTTTATAAAAATATGACCTTTTTCTTAAATTAATTTCTTCTGAGATGTTATGAGTTTTCATTATTGTTTCATCAGTCTCCAATCTGTCTACCGCCTCATCTTTCTGCTCCGTTTGCAATTCCGATATCAATGTTTCTATTTTTCTTTTTAATTCATTTTCTGAATTTAATTTTGAAAATGTGGGGTTATTTTCTAAATTTTTAACACTTTCGTTTGTCAACAAATCAATAACCTTACCGGGCGAAATAAAAACAGAACCAGTAAACAACCGTTGTATATTTGAAAGACAATTATTATTTATACTAAAAATGTCTTTCACCTCTTCGCCGTGACTCTTAAAGGCCAATTCTTTTTTTAACTGGTTGTATAACATATGGCATGAATTTAATTGCTCCACATCCACAAAAACCTCTTTTATCACTTTTTCAGATGATTTAGACCAATATGTAAAATCACTTAAAGAATATATAGCACTTGGTATTTTGCTAAAAAGATCAAACTGATTTAAAGTTTTCTCTGCGATGGTTATATGAGACGAATCTTTTATTTCTTTATTATTGAAAACTTCTTTTAATTCATGTAAACATTTTTTTATATTAATATTCATACCCAAATTTTCTTTTATATCATTTTCAATAGTGTTCACATTATTTTCCAAATTACATATTATTTTTTGTATTGTGATATGATTACATAATTTTCCATGCAATCTCTTTGAAAGAGAATGGCCTTGATTCGGTGTGATAGTCAATTCCTCATAACATTTTAAACATGGTTTATTTTCTATAAATATTTCTGGAGAAGCCACTGCACATGATCCACATAATTGCCTTACAAATTCTAATATTTTAAAACATTTCTCTAGACCCACATCAGCCGGTATTAACGGGTATATGACATTTAATTTACATAAAAATTTTTCCACATCATTTAATGATGCCATATCCACATTTATATCAATATTATTTATTAATTTTATAGATATATTAGCATGCTTTGTACATTTTTGTAAATTAAAAATAGTTTTAAAATAAGCATCTCTATCATTATCTTGCCTGAATTTAGTTAAGGCTTTATCCATACATATCACCGATTCATATAATGTTTTTAAAATAACTTGTAAATGTAAGGTGATTGAAAGCGGACATGATCTGTTTTGGTATAATAGATCATTATAAAACTTTTTATACAAATATATAACAATTATTCCATTTTTTTTAAAATTGTTTATTTCTGAAATAATAGTTATGGGATCACAAAACTTTAAACACTCAAACTCCAAAGCAAATTCATTTAATTTCGCAGAAAGAACACACAAACCTTGCAAAGCATTCATTTTTAATATTTACAGTACAAAAATACATTCATTAAAATAGTCATGATCTATAATCTGCTTTTTTTAGTAAGCGGTTCATCATCTAACTCATTTGTTTGATCAGTAACTATTTGTTCATCATCTGTGAAAATACTTGAAAAATCATATGTCACTGCATTATTTCCATTTTCCCCTACAGCATCTAATATATTATTTAAACTAAAGTCTGTCACATTTTTTTCCAATAATTCATCTATTCTATTAGATATGGAATTTACTAGCTCCTCCTTGCCGTCCACAAAAAAACATAAATCATCCAATGATGGTTTTTCATACTTATCCTTCATAATTTCAGCTATTATCAGAAATTCAGGATTTACACCGTATGAAGGTGACTCTATTATAGACATTATTTTACTTCTAACAGTCTCTGCATCAAACATGATCATCTCTCTTTTAACTTTTTTTGCCAACACACACATTAATTTTGTCGCTATTAAGTATTTTTGTCTAAGAAATTTATAATCTTGCATCCCAAAAGATGATGAATTCAGATGTCTATCGACACCGGTTCCACTTATATAACCAAATTGCCCAAAATGAAAAAATTCTTTACTAGCCAGACTAACAAACTTTTCTATACTCAAACCAAATGTCACTATAGATTTTTGTGGAAAGATTGATTGAAAATTAGATTCTTTAACTAATGTAGAAATTAAAGGAGGAGGTACGCCTTCAATTTTTAATTTTTTACAAAATAACAAATATTCGTTAACTGATGTAAATTTGGGTCTACTATTTATTAATATGGGAAAATATGAATAATTACTAGGTACTATTTTTGTGACAAGACCATGTAAACTTACAATGTATTCCTTATGCCCAACGGCATTTAAAAATTTATTATGAAATAGACATTCTATAAACATACTCATAGATTCAGGTTGAACATCCATCAAGTCACAATTATCATATTCTTCTGTAATACTGATAATATTTCTTAAAAAGAAATCAAATTCTTCAACACACCCAATATCTACCGATTTAGGCAAAGCATTTTGAAAAATTTTTTGCCACAATTCCAAGCATGACATGGAACAACCTGGAAACAGTTTTTCATGATATTTAAATAATAAAAATGATAAACAACCCCCTATAGGATTTTTTTTCTGCTTGGATGGCCTTTTAAAAAAATTTGGCGAGTGTGGAGATTTAGGGCCTCTATTTATAGGCCTATTTTTCACTCTAAAATCACGTAAACAATGAAAAGTCAATTTATACATTTTTACAGGCATAGATAACTTTGTATAATTACCAGATCTATATAATTGAAAATTCATTATATTTTCAGTCTGTGAAGGATTCTTTATTTTAAATGTTTTCATATTAAAGAACCCTTTTTTAAAATGGCTAGCAGTGAAAGACCCATATATTGTTTGAAATTGCTGGGAAACCCATCTTGTTATATTATTCCCAGTGCAGGGTCTATCAACAACATAACCTGTAGCTACAGTCAAAGCCAAATGTTGCAAAACAACTAACATTACTTTAAAATAACAAAATGTTAAAAATGGAGAAAAAACTAACGAATATGGATTAGTTTCCAAATTAAATGATTGAACAGTATTATCTATCTGATCCTTAAAAGTTTGTGTCCTCCTCATTTCTGAAATCATGTTCAGAACCGATTCATCTACACATTGTATTAGACCTTTAATCATATTAATAAATTCTTTCCTATTTCGGAAATTTAACGTGTCTGAACCAGATACCACATCCATTAAAGAATTTCTCTTACAGTATTCTAAAATATTATTAATATATTGAATTCTATCTAAAGAAGGAGCACTCTGACCATCTTTCATTTCTCGTTGTTCCATGTTACTTTTTCTTCCAAATGACCCTAGCGCATCAACTTCTGCATAATTTCTAGCAAACATAGTAATCACTATAGGTTCTTTTTTTGGCTGTTTCGGTATAACTGGAAACCTATTTCCAACACGAACCATGGCAGTACCTATACATGATTGACAACACCGACCATGGCAATAATCACATAATCCAGAACTGCTGTTTACAATATGATTAAATGTCTCACAAGGTCCTCCTCCAGAACTATAGATGCTCATTCTGTTTAAACACCATACTACATGGGATAATAACTGCTCACTTGTGGCACACGCATAAGCTAAATGAGTAAGCCCGTATTTATCTTCTTTTAAAACATTGTCATTTTTTACAAGTGTTTTTGTACTTGTATAATAATCATCATTAATTGACCCTAGTGAATTACATAAATAAATAGATTTTAACAAATTTTCATGCGTGACTGAATTATCATTCTGTTTGTTCTGTGATGCGTAGGCAATTCTATTGCAATATAAGATAGAATTATTAGCAAATAATGCCGCACCCACATGGCTCGTAAGATGCAATTTAAATTCATTCAAATTCTTCAATTTTGTTTCATGATCACATGCTTCTTTTATAATAGGCCACTCATTGAAATTCATTAAATTATTAGTATCATAAAAAGAATTAAAATATTCAGAAGAATAACTAAAAGTTAATTCTGTTATTATTGCATCTGTTAATAATAAATAATCCTTTTCCATAGGATTTATCTTTTGATTTGATATGCCATGGTAAGTCTTATACATTGTTAATTTAACCGTTTGTTCTTCATCATTAATAAACTGATGAAGTCCAGCTTTTATTAAATGTTTCGTATCTGTAAATCTCAGTGATGTTGCCCACGATGTAAATATAAAATAAAATAATGTTTTACTTAAATTCCCATTATAAAATCCATTCTCGTTCACAAAGTCACTATAATTGTCGGGTTCAAATTTTTCAAAATCTCCATTTTCAAAAAGTGAATATGAATATAGAGGTACTTTAATTGCTGTCCATTCACCAATCTGTACTTCTTTTTTTTCCTCAATACATGGAATCATTAATCCATAATATACTAATTCTTTAAACCCTATTCCAAATGTAACATGGCACATAACCTCTTCACTATTCAAATTTAAGTCTGTACACAAATCTTTTATATTTGTCTCTTTTTTTGATAACGGTTCAAATTCTTGTAAACCAGTTTTTTTCCGAACATTTCTACATAAATCCTTTAAATCTCCATGATCTTCTGCTAATTTAATTATATCTTCCGTACCATAAAATAAAAAACTGTACGGAAATAAAGCACACATCTTAGTTACTATTGAATCATTATAAAATAATGTCGGTGTTTTTGAAGTCATCTGTAAATCATTTTCAACCAACAAATTCGATAACAAAGGACTAATTACCACATCTTCATGCTTGTCGATTAATGAAACAGATGCTATCAATTCAATTAACTCCTTATTTTTTGGTAAAAAGTACAACCATCCCGCAGATTGAACAGGCGCATTAACAGTTACCTCGTTTTCATCGGCCATTTCTTGCCAAAAGATCGCAAATCCCAATGATATTTGAGAAAGGAACCCACCAGTCTTTATACGGTTCACCACGTGACGAAATCGTCATTGAAACCACATAAACATCCTCTTTTCAAAATTCATGTAAATATGTCATTTAATCGGTAACATTTTTAAATGATAATATTTTAATTTTTTTAAAACAAATAATTATATAAAATATATTTTTAAATTTCAGACAATGAATAATTAAATCGGTATAAAATATATAAATTTTGTTACCGTAAAATCAATGTATTTTACGGCAAGTTCTTACCGTTTTTCATAATAAATAAAATAACTCATAATTTACATTAGGAACCGTTAAAAACATAGAAACAAATATAAAAATAAATTAAAATATATAAAAATAAATTAAAAATATGTAAAAAATATATAAAAATTATAAAAAAATAAAAAAATCCCTTTATATATAAACAAAATATATAATTAATAAATATATAGGCAAAATATATACTAGAATAATATATATTTTTTTAGGGGGACACGACATAAAAAAGTTTGTTTACGTCCTCTTTGCCTGTAGTAATATAATATATATTAATATATACTTATTACAGGCAAAGAGGACGCATATCATTTGCATAAATTAGTACCATGTGATCCATATTGACCAATCAGAACAGCTAATCAGACCGTCCAATCAGAAACCTTCAAAGGCTATATAAGCGCGCAGCAAGCCAGATCCGCTCAGATAACGAGCGACCGGCGAATGAGATACTTCGGAAACTGGAAATTTAAGTAAACAATTTTATTAATAAAAAATTTTTTTATGCAAATTAATGAGCATTCGGTATGTGATTCAAATTTTATACAGATTCGTCACTGAAACTTTCATCATCGCAATTTTCATCATAATCCAATTCCATTTCTTCTTCACTGTCTACAGTATCATAGTGTCTCATTTTTGCTGTATGTTTATCTTGGGATTTATTTTGCATGGCAAATTCGGGTTGAGCACCACTGCATGAGGGTTCTACGTTATCGATTTTCTGGGGTATGTTTGGAGCGGAATCATGCTTCTCTCGTATCTTGATTTTAGAGGTCTTCGCGGTAAGTTTGGCTGGATCCAACTCCTTTTTAATGTCTTCAGACTTTTCGCCATTTTCTTGGGCGAGATGGTAAACTTCAGTTGGCATTTCGGGTGGAGCATTGATAGAGCCTCCTGTGTCTGGGTACACACAAAAAAAGAGGCTTGATTTCCAAGGTGAGAGTGATCGCTGTATCCGATGTTGACACCCCATATCATCACATTGATGACGTTTCAGTTGACCGATAACGAGATTAGTAATCATGCCACATTGGTAGTGATCAAATATGTGGTAAGGATCATAGTCTTTTAGGAACTGAGGTTCTTCTGATTTTAGAGCAATTTCCTTTAATTTTCTGGTAATTTTGGTAAAATGGATTACAAAAGACATGGCTTGTTGTATAGGATGTTTAAAGAAACCTGGTTTTTTCCGCTGGAGATCTTCTTCGGTGTATGGTATATCCATATCTACAACCGGTTTTCCACTCAAAAGTCTAAATATTCTGTATTGTAGTTCGCCGTCTCCAAAATCATTCAAGATACATGATAATTTGTTCAAATTCATCTTGGTAAAAAAACTGTATTTTATTACAGTACTGGTATAAAAAAACATGTCAAAAATATTCATAGGTAATTGATGAATATAATGATATTTCAAGTATATGTAGGCTTCTTCTAAGGTAGCTAAGGTAAAGGTAAGTGATGGAGAATTGCTTACCGAAAAGATCCTCTCGCCTATAAGTTCTTGGTTCTGTTGGCGAGACAGTGAATCCATGTATCTTCGGTAATTAAAAATCAAATCGGTATTTAGTAGATCATCTTGATAGAAGAAAATTTTTTCATGAGTTCTGGTCATTTTATCACGTAGACGCGATCGTGGATGTCTTGCTTCTCCGGTGTATTCACGGAGACCCATTTGTTTTGGGTCATATTTTTCTAGAGTATACGGTTTCACCAAGGGCTTGGAACCGTATGTTTGTATTCTTTTTTCTTCTTGCCGTTTTTCTATTAAATCTTTTAATTCTTCTAATTCGTTTATGCTGAGGGCATCCAATTTTTTTTCATCCAATGTAGTTGAATGAAAACAGTCTATTAATTTTTTTGTCCTCGAAGGACTCCGTTTGTATGGAGTATTCATGGTTCTTTTGATGATTCTATGTCCATTAATTGAAATTTTCGTGAAACGTTCGTGCCGAGTTTGGCGAAGTGCGTTCTCGGGACGGAACATTTCTGAAATAACGAAAGTTAGTATGGTTCAACTTTTATAGTCTAAGAATAACGGATATGACACACGTGATTTTTTTCACTACGAGTCGCGGATGTAAAAGAAACAAAGGAAGTGTCTTTTCTTACCGATTTGTTTATTTTTATTATTCTTACCGATTTATTTACAAAATAATTATTTTCTTACCGATTTTATTTATAAAATAGGGATTTTTCTTACCGATTTGTTTACAGTTTTAATTTTTTCATAGAAATAGATGAGTGAACTTGTTTACTGTTAGAATTACATTTAGTAGTAAAACATGTGCTCCATAATATAATTACTAGCTTATTTCCCTCTGGTTTTATTTGTAAATAAACATTAACATTATCCCTATTCCCTTTATGTTGTCTAGCTATACACTGAAAGTTGCACATTTTTCCAAAAGTGAACCTTTTAATTTGTATGTTTTTATTGTCCACGTTGATAAATGTAATATTTTCGAATTGTGTTGAGACCCTAGACGGAAAGGTTTTAATTATTTGTTCTTTCAAAATTGGCCACACAATATTTCTAATAAAGGTAAGTGTCTTTTCTTCAGGTGTAAGTAATGATGGTTGAAGATTATATTCCAATAGATATTGTGTCATTAATGTTTCTATGGAGAAAAATTTTTTATTATATATTAATTTGGATTTTGTATCCATAAATGATTTGTTGTCAGAACAGCCTTTGTCTAATATTGAATAAATAACGTTTTGTATGGATTTATTTTTCATACCGTGGTGTAATAAATTATTAATATTAAATTGCATTTTTACAAATTCTACTGGATTTTGTTTGTATCCATCGGGTATAATAACAATAGGGATTAATCTGCCATATAACTGATTAGACATTTTATCTATTTTGTACATATATGCCATACGGATGCTTTTTCCGCAGCTATAAATACCGGTATCAAAACTATCGTTAGGTGTTGTGAATTTATTTAATTGTGCCATTAATTCGGTATCTAAACACATTATATGATTACAGATTTTAGCTAATTGTTTTAAACATTCACTGCCAATTATACAGGTATATTCAGGTAATGGTATTATAACACGTAATCCTATTTTTTTTGTACATGTACAAAATGGCATTTCATTATATGAGCTCGGGTCAAGGCAATGTGTATCGGTATCACATTTAGTTTTAAAAAAATATATAGGGTAATTAGATTTATCTATATCGTTAAACATTTTTGACCATATATCTAAAAATATTTTTCTCATTTTCCTACATATATCAAAAAAGAATTTAGAAGATATGAATATTTTAGTATGTATATCAAAATCTATATCTATAATAAAATTTCTAACAGGTAAAAAACCATTAAAAATTTCATGCCTGGTAAAATAAAATTGGGATTGTGGATCGGATGAAGCTATGCTACTTTCCTTTAACCAGATCATATTACTGATATTTTCATCTGTTGTGTATAAAGTCGGTAGAAATTGTAAAACTTTTTCAAACTCCATATTTTTCAACCAGTTTTCTTTTAAAGCGGCAGTATAATAATTTTTATTATACGCGGTTTCTATTCTGAAGACTGGAAATGGACCATTTGCTTGTTTAAAGAGATAATTTCTGCGGGTAAGATGTTGTCCATGTATTGTAGCAATTCTATTTGATGCGGATAATTTTAAAAGACTTTGTAAAGTCGTAGGTAGTGGTGAGAAAATACCTTCACAGTGTTCATTTATTTTTGCGATTTCTTTAGCTAATTCATCTGATGTGAAAAATTTAATTTGGTTTTTATCATTGTTGTAAACATAACTGCATATATTTAAAGTTCCCTTATAAGTCTTAATTTTAACATAGGTATCAAAATAGGTATTTATATTAAAATATTTATGCATAGCTTGTAATAAATCATCCTGTAAACAATTTCCTATCATTAATGGATTTTTTTTACACTGTTGGTCTATTTCTACATTGGGATCATATTCAGTAAGTTTAGAGTATTTTAAAAATCTATGTTTTTCAAATGCTGTGTTATAAGCAATATATATATAATTTACACTTAATGTATTGGTAAAGTGTATATGATTTCTAAACTGATTTATTTGTGTGTCAACATATTGCAATTCCTCCAAATCTCGTTGATTTTTTTGTTTAGCATATTGCACAAAAGTACTAATTTTAGATCTAAATTTAGATTTAACCATTATTTTCATAAATTCTAACATGGATGAATATATAAATATAGTATCTCCGGTATATTCTGTAAAACAATTCACATAGTGTTTTGTAGTTTGGATGGTACTTTTTTGTTTTTCAAATAAATAATAATACATGGTTAAAAGCAGTAACCCTTCGGTTTGGCCATATGTGGCAAGAAACCAAAATGGTGATGTTGGCATTAAGTATTTGTTTGTAAGATATTTGATTATATTGGTCCTATTGAAATAAATCATGTATTTGAATTCAATTTGGTTATTATTTGTAGGTTTAAACAAATGTTTATACAGTTCCTCTGTCTTTTCATCAATAATACTCTCTATAATTTTGTCTGTAGGTATTGGAGTACACGTATTCATATATGAGCTTATATTTAATATTTCATTATTGCATACGAATACGGTATCGATTCGTTGCGAATTGAAACATTTTTGAGTTTGTAAGCAAAAAAAAACATTATTAGATGGTGCATATTTGATCATTATAGGAAAAATATAATGTCCTGTGGATAATTTAGAAAGTAATCGTACAATTATATTGGCGCAATCATTATCTGTGGCAAAAAGTACTTGCGTCATTGTGTCTAATAGGTTAGTATTGACTCAAGACTAAATGGGGAATTGTTTACGAGCGTATTTTAAAGGATTCTCTACGCCGCCCACTTCCTCTGACTATTATTTGTTGATAAATGATGATTATCCCGAAATGAGTGAATTAGAAGATTTTATAGAATCTCAGTATAAAGATTTTGGAATTTATAAAAATGATATAATAAATAATCGGACAGATAATGAAGTATTTGCATCATTATATAAAATTTTACCAATTTATAAAAGAACAAAATTAAAATATCAAATAATAGAAAAATATATGCCTACATGCTTACCTCATATGAGAGACGCGTTGCAAGTTGAATATAAAAAAGCTAAGAAAATATTAGAAGCGTTAGACGTAGTTTTTTTGAAATCAATAATAGGAGAATTTTCAATTTGTACGGATAATCTTGATTGTCTTATAAATAAATTTTCTACAGATCAATCTACATTATGTGATGTAAATAAGATATTGAATTTGGTGGAAATGGATGGCGAAACAAGTAAAAAGATACTTATGGATACAGATGTAAATGATGAAAGTATATGTGATTTTCCTGCTTTACCAGAAGTGCCTCACGGTCTTCTAGAAATAGAAACTAAAGAATTTTCTGAAAGAATAGACGAAAGAATGTTGATTAAAATATAAGTTTATTTAATATATTGTATTTTAAACAATTCTGAATGTATTTTTAGTTTAGTTGAAATGAATTTATGGGAATCATCATTAAAATTTCCTGTAAATACAACATCGCATAATCTGGTATTTTTGGGAAGAAAAATCACATTATTTGTTGTGTTATATATTTTTATGGAAAAAAATTGACCAGCTTTAATAAATGTTGTATCTACCATAATACCCATTGTTAGCAAACTATGTATAGGACATGCTACAGCAATATGATTTGGATTTATAAATATTTTTTTAAAATATATAATTATTGTTCTTTTTTTATAAAATAATATATCCTGTTTGCATTGTAAAGAAAAAATTTTGTTATTGGGGTTATTAAAATTAATAAGTTGCCATGGTTCTGGTAAAAAAAACGGGATTATAAAAATATCTATAAATAATTTCATTGGTTCTATCATTTGCGGTTCTGTAGTTAGATTAAGTAGATATAGATATATATTTTTGCTTCCAGTTAACAAATTGGTAGAACATGTAAATTTTTTTCTTGTAATAGTGACACTTATTCCACAAAGTGTATGAGGTAAATTTATAAAAATTCCGGTATTTAGAAAACGTACTTGTTCTTGTGGGATCCAAATAACTTCTCTATTAACGAGTGTTATTTTATTTTTTGTAGTATATATATTCATTCGGCTAGATTCTGAATGTTTAATAGAAACTATATCTTGGTTAATAGAAGTCAAAGAATTTGAATATTTAGTTAATTTTTCGGCCGCCATAGGTATATGTTTACATAATTCTTTTTTATATTCTTCAATTATTGTATATAATGTATTAGATGAATATGGGTCTATATTATTAAGTAAATTTATAGTTTCTGAATGAATAGATAATTGTGATAAATCTGTATCTTCTAATTGTTCTATAATCATATCTGTTTTTCTTTTAGGCATCTTGTAAATCGTGCGTGATTTACTTCCGCGAAAAAATGGGAATGTCTGAAGTTTTTAAATTGTTAATTATTGCGAAATTTTTATTGATTTCCGTTACCCAAGCGGATAATGGAGACAGTTTCTATTCGGCGAGTTGTAAATCACATACCTATGAAATTTCATTATCATCTTTTGCAAGCATTTGGATTATGATAAATATATTTTTCTTAATATGTGCTTTTGCTCTCTTTCTAAAACACTTGTGTTATACCGCATTCACTAAAGAAACTATTAAAGGGTATTAAAATAAACCAGTCTCATTATTGTTTATGAATATTGTTTATTAGAGTTTTAATGATTAGCAAAAAAGGGTTTAAATATGACTATAGGAAATTTAGAACATATGAAATAATATTTTCCCCCAAATTCACCATGCAACCCACGATTATATATAATAGCATATCTCCCATGACCCCTTATAAACGGATTATTATAACCTTGTAAATCATCTGTAACCCATTTCCATTCATTTGCTATTCTACGTAAACCAACCCAATATTTAATATCACCTAAATATCGTTGTATTATATTTATTTGCAAATCAGTCATTGTTGCTAGGTTTGCAGAATATTCTTTACAAAGTGTACTTGCATTATTCCAAGTTTGTAAACTATGAAAAAATCCATAACATTGATTATTAAAGATGATCCAATCGGATGGACAAATTGTCACAACCTCAGAAGTGCCATATATTATATACATAATTAACAATGTTAATGCCATTGTCCATATTAGTATGACGGGAAAAGTCACTTTAATCGGTGTTAAAAATCTTTTTCTTCTTTGTTTAAAGATGGAATATTTGGTGTTATGTCCTTTAGTGTCAAACATTATATATGATTTACGGTTTAGTTTTACTAGCGGTTTCATTCTGGAAAACTGAGCGAGTTACGTATAATGTTGAACTACTTTTATATGTTTCTGTCGTAATTAATAGGTTAGGTAGTTTGGTTTTAGTAGTGTATAGTTTTGTTGTAGTAATATTCGCGTCAATAGGATTGTCATAAATAGTTGTGTAGTTTAAAGCATTGATTTCAGTGCTGTTAATATTTTCGGTAAAAGATTTAGAATTGTCTCTAGTTTTAACTTCAGGTTTTTTTCCCGGAGTAGTAATTTTTACAGGAGGAGTGATGGTATATGTGAAAGCATAAGTAGGCGTATATTGTATTACAAAACTATTATTTGATACGCCCACAGTTGTTCTGTTTTGAATTTCATAAAGATTTATAGATCGGTTAAATACAGTTGCGTTAAATGTTGGGACTAATTCTAATAATGAATTATTTATATGTATATCATCATCGGTATCATTTATGGCCGTGACATCAAAATCTGGTAAAGAGATATTTTGAGCTTGTTTAACATTCATAAAATACTGGAATAACTCATCGGATTCATTTATGGTCACTATGCCATAACTTGTATTTATAGTACCAGTTAAGTATGTAGTTAAATTTTTGTCACACGTTCGTAAAAAAGAGTGTTTTAAAATTATATTATTGTATTTTATAAATTGTGTGGCAGTTACTGGAGCAGTAAAATGTAAAGTAGTGTTATTTATTTCAAAAAATGTTTTATTCAGGAAATCTTTATCTATATTGTAAAATATTTGATAATAAATTAATCTTAGGGGCACTAAGGGAGCACATTTGTCATCATGAGAAATTAATATTGCGTGGGAAAAAAACATAAATAAAAAAGAAATACTTTCAAGAAATATAGGTCTATTCTCAATATTGAATGAAAAAAAGAATTTTGGTAAATTTTGCAAATTTACTATTTTTAATTCTTCACAGTTAATTGTTTTATTATTAAAATTAAATGAGAATTTTAATATTTTTTTTATGCATGTCCATGATGGCATTTGTTTGCAGTGCTTATTTATTATTTTAAATAAATTTTCGAAAATTTTTGTATGTTCGGTTCCGTTTAATTGGTAAGAATTTAAAATATTAAATTCATCGGTTGCGGTGCAAGAAAATATCATTAAAAACAACACAATTGTTGTTAAGAACATTTTTACTAGTGTTTAATGCTTATATTTCATATAAATTATATATATTAATTTGAAAATATCAAATAGTAGTAAGTTTTGGTGTTCTGTGGGGAAAGAATGATGTCGCAAAAATTTTTAATATGTTGGACTGTTTTTATAAATATGTTCATTTTACTATTATTTTCTACATTATTGATACGGTGTATCGTCGGATTTGATGATGATATTGTGACAACCATATTAAAGTTTTCAAATAAATTTTATTCAAAAAATTTTACAATAATTTGACTACCCTATACACTATAAGTATTATTATTGTAATAATTATAATATATACAAATATCATTACTATGGATCCCTGACCAAATCTTGATTTAAAAGGAGTGATTTGTCCCGCTGTCCCATTATTCAATAACAATAAATAATGAATTCTTGGACTGTCTATGAGTTTTTCATTGTCCGGATCTAAATATTCCAATAATGTTTCTGTAGTTTGTATATACAACACATGAAGAACTCCTACTATGTCATCATAAATAACTAAGTAACTATCACATATTGTACATTTTGATTCAACTGTAATATTTTTAAAATGTACTAATTCAGTTTCTTTATATTTGTAATTAGTGACGCGACACATGCTAGTATCTTTTACTGAGGTTAAAATTATGTTGGTTTTTACAGAGGTAGTTGTTATAGGATAATTGGTTCCTTGCAAAACATATGTATTAGAAAGTATATAAGTTATATCTTTAAGTTCAAGAGGAATAGTTTGTGTTATATAAGAAATACAAGATAGTGATTGTTTTGTATAAGTATATGGGAGTTTAAAAGTATTGATAATATTGATAATATTATTACTTACTGTAGAATCTGTATTCGATAGAAAAATTTTGGCTAATAATTCTTTTGAAATATCTCTGCGACTGATTATGCATGGGCTAAAAATATTTATAAAATTATTTTCATGATGTATAGAATTGTTTGCCCATAGCGTAATCTCATCCAAAGAGCATGCTGTAACAAATAAAGTGCGTATTTCAGTAAAGTGGGTACCGGTATACTTTCTGATAAATTCATATAATAAAAAAAATGTTATTCTATCTTCAGGATTTATGGGTGAACCTAATGAATATTTAGTTTTTAAATTAGATACTACTTTTAATAATATATTTTTGGACCATGTGGGTATTTTATTATCTTCAGTCTTATTAAAAAGTGTAAGCGCCAGTAATATTTGATCACTATTATGAAAATAATTACTTTTTAGAAAATATATTTTATCTGCATTGATTTGTAAAAATGCATCAATCTCATGATATAAAAATTTTATTTGTTGTGTCATTTTTGCGTGTAAGCAATTTTCTAAAACAGATTTCATAATCAATATATAAATATGATCATTAAATGCCAAATCTATTTTTTTTATATTGGTATCATATAGCCCGTTATAGATCTGAAGCATGAGCCCATAAGAAAAAAGCAATCTATGCCATTCGGGTCCCCATGCGGCACATTTATTAGATAAGATAAGAGATATAGCATTTTTGTTAAAGTATTCATAGAGTAATCTTGTATTTATATATTCAATTTGTAACAAATCTTTTATAAATGTATTAATTTCTGGAATAAGAAGAGCTGTGTCTAATCTAGATATTATTACAAAATCATGGTTTATAGTTTGCATATAGACAAAATCTGGTTTTCTAAATGGACTTTTAAAGTGTAATAATTTTGAATTACCAAAAAATATTGTAACATTTTCGTCAAAATCACATTCTACGTTATTTAATTTTATATTATAGGAAAAAAACGAATCAGTAAATTGAAAAGACATATTTGCATATGGAGTTTTGATTATGATCTCCTCACATTCTTTTTTAAATAAAAAAACAACATTTTTAAAATCGGGGAAAAAAACACAAGTATCATTGTATTTAGAGCGATGAACGGTTGTATTCAAGTAATAAGTATTTTCATTTTTTAATATATCCAACCCTATGTTTGTAGTTGAATATGATCCGTAAATTTGTTGTTTGTTGCCACTGGAATGAATACTTAGATCATTTTGTTTTTTAAGATAATAATTGTTTATAATATTTTGATAAATTGTATTTGATAGATTAAAACTAATCTCATCAAAATAATGTTGGCTACGATCGGTAGCAAATATGCATTTTGGAAATTGAAATACTTCGGTATATAGTTTTGAATCTTTCATAGATTGTGTATAAATTGTAATAAGTCCTGATTCGTTCAATTTATTTTTTTTCTGATCTATTGTTGTCACATCACCATTAACACAACTAATTTTTTCTTCTTGTGCATATGAAATATAATGAAAGCGTATAGTTAAAAATATTAATATTAAAAAATACATAGTGTCAGATTGATGTAAATATAATTTTGAAAAAAAGAGAATTATTTAAATATGTCGGCAAAAACTATAACTAAGTTTTTTATTCTTGGTTACTTATCTATTTCTTTATCATATATTAAAGAAAGAATTAAATTCTTTGAAACATATTAAATATGTCTGAACAAATTTTAAATCAACTTCCAATATATAGAAAATATGTTGGAAAATGTAAACATTTAAAGCTATATAAAAATTTGATAAAATATAAAGATGATTTTCGTCAATTAAATAAATTTTGTGGGAATATTTTACCAGAATTCTTATCACAATATGAAATTAATATATATTTTGAAGTAAGATTGGGTCATAGGATTCCTGATATTATTTTGGTTTTTTCTAAAGAGGGCATGGATACTTATTGTTATATAACAGAAATAAAAACTACATTTTCTAAAGTTAATAAACAGACAGTAAAAACAAACCGTGTTCAAAATATACAATATTTGCAAGGTTTGAAACAGCTTCAACAAAGCGCATATTATTTAAAACAATTTAATATTGCTAACGGTGAGCGATGGTTAGTGTTCCCTGTTATCCTGTTTTTTAAACAAGATAATTTAAAACTCAACTTTTATAAATGTTTTCAAGAAAAAATATATACCGTGTCAACGGAGTTTATAAAACAGCTGTTTAAAAATAATCAAGATGCCAAGGTTTGCGCCTTATTTTCAAAACGCAATCGTACCCATATTCGAAAGTCACAGAAAAAACACGTTAGTGTTTACAAGCGAAGAAGTAAATAAATTAAAGGATGTAAATATCTTAAATCTTAAAACTGAACTTCTAACGACACAAAAAAAATGTATGGCGCAAAAATTGTTATTGGATGAGTTATATGAATTATATGATAAACTGAAAAAAGATTTTAAATCGGTAGAAAATGATTTCATAAATGTGGAAAGAGAAATTTTAGAACAGGTAGAAATTGCACAACCACAGAAAAATCTAATACCCAAATCTCCACCACTTGAGAATATAGAGGAACTAGAGAATGCTATACAAGTTGGAATTACACAAATTGATCCTTATATACATTTTAAGGAAAATTTTAGAAATGAGATTATTTACACATTTTTTAATAATGCACATATGTGGAATTATAGTATGGGTTTATGGTATCATAAACTTAAAAGATTATTGTATAATGAAACTCGCCCTAGAAGAGTTTTAAAAATTTATAATGTCGAATCAATTGGAATATCGCAAGAATTATTATTTATGATAATTGATATGCTAGAAAAAGTAACAGTGTATCCTATGCAAGATATCACAGTATCTGATTTTGAAGCGGCAATGTGTTTGCTGGCGGCATTCTACAGCGTATGCCCTAATACTAAAATTAGAGAAGATTCAACAATAATAGACATATTAAAATTTTTACCAGATATATTTAAACATTTAACTAATGAGATAAACTTAGAAAAATCTAATTCACCTAACATAAGGTATGAATTTAGAGATCCGCTTGATACAAAATATTTTGCTCCGACTTATAAGAATAAATTTTATCATAAAAGAACATTTGATCATCATATCTTAGTGAGAATTTTATTGCGGAAACAAATAATTCATAAAATACCTGGTTATGATGATAGTGATGTTATAAGTAAGGTAAATTTAAAATTAGAAGGCACTATAAAAGATGATGTTTTATTGTTGTGGACACGAAAAATATTATATCCTAAATTAGGGAATAATATCCCAGTATTTGTTTATGAGCAGCATTATTTGAGATCTGGTTTAGTTGCAGTGGAAACATTGTACTTATTATGGAAAATTTTAAATGTTGAAAGCATATTTTTGAAACGTACTGGCAAATTTTTCTTATCTGTAATATTTCCTAATATAAATAATGATTTTATAGGCGAGGATGATTTCTTATCAAGTTCTGTAAAAAATTTTGAATATTTAGTAGAAAAATATATTATCCCATTATATATTCATGATCAGTCTATTACTATATCTATGCTTTTTCCAGGATTGGTGTGTTTATTAATTATTGAAAGTATAAAGACCGGATGGGAACATGGGAAAAAAATGCAAAAAAATAGTAATATGGTATATAGTCAAACTAATCAAAATATATTTTTAGATTTTATTATAACACAGTTATCTAATTCAAATTCGTTAGAACGTTTAGAAAAACATGACACTTTGTTTTTTCATTTTGAAAATGGTTTAGATGTCGCTTTAGCTTTTATGTTACCTAAACAAAAATTGATTAGTTCTGCTTCATCACTATTTAATGTTGGCGATTTGTATGATTTATTGTATTTTTTAGTGTTGGGGTTTTTGCCGGTCGCCACTATTTTGTGACGTTGATGATATTTACGTCATATAGTATATAAAAAGAGTAGAATCGGCAGCGTGAATCACAATTCGCCACCATGGACAGGATTGAAATTTTGGCTGCCATCTATGAAACATTTTATCTTGTTTGCGTTATACTACTTGCCTTGCAATGCTTCATTTTAATGTTTTGTAATCCCAATTGCCGAGTCAAGATGCTTGGTATTGGGATGTATGTCTCTTATTTTTTTCTACTGACGACATTGCTCGTAAAATCTGGCCTGGTGTCTGGAAAAATAGAGCCTACTGTCACTAAGTGTATAATTGTTACATCAACTAATGCTTTTCTTGAATATTTTTCAGTTTGGTGTTTTGTATTTGCTACTCTGCAAAAAATGAAGATATATTCGACAAAGTCCCACAAGTCTACAAAAAATAATTCTGAACTTTTTAATGGGTTTGGTTTTATACTTTGTCTATTTACTGGATTTCAATTCTCAAAAATTCTTGTAACACTATGTAATAATCCGCATGTGGACGCATCATGCAAACCGTATACATTGCCATTGGAAGAGTCTTGGGAAATGTCAATATTTACTGTGTATGTTCCTGCATTGATAATTTTTGCCGGATTATATATATGTTCTAATAAGCTAGACTCAACTATGTTCAGTGATATATTGGAATTAATTTGCTTTCTATTTTTCTTTGAAATGATAACACGACTTCCTATACTGGTGATCAGATCAGTATACCGCGGAACACCGACTGAACAAGATTTTATGATAAGTTGTGAAGTTTTGTACCTAATGAGACATATCTATTACCCAATTGCAATGTTCTCGATTACCTGCAGTGATTGGAGAAATACCTTCCACCTCTTCTTTAAAATGATCGCTAAATGTTTTAATAAGGCTCCTCTGACTACTACAAAGATCAAGTATTTTGAAGATATTAAGGCCATAACACATGCGCCTATAGAACATTTGAAAAAAATGGCCCAAGAAGCATGATTTATGGATATGTTACAAGTTTATTGAAATCTTCCCCTATGATCAATTGTATATCTTTAATGTCTATGTAGTTTTTTAGTTGATGTAATCCAAAAAAAATACAAAAATCATTTTGAATAAATTTAAAAATGCCAACTTCGTGTTCTGGTCTTTGTTGTGTAAAGGCAATCGGTAATATAGAAATTTTATTAAATGCGATAATATAAAATGTCCATATATATTTGCATATTTTTCGTATGATAGGTTCTTTATCGTCAATTCCCCAGTATGTAAAAAAAAATGAACATAATTTAACTAATCTGTGATTTGAGACGGCGCCTACAGAAAATATTATATTAGGATCGGATAGCACGCTTTCAGAAAACACTATAGGTATATTAAGATAATTATAAAAATATTCATCTATTATTTTTTTAACAGTGCCATTAATATATAGTTCGTGAGATATATATTTTGCAGATTGTTCATTAAACATGTGTTGTATAATTTCATCACCGGAATGTTTTTTAATAATAGTAAAAACATCAAACCAAAATTTTATATTTACTTTTCTATTTAAGATGGTAATATCTGATACCCCTAAATTATATATATTTTCTCTTAATATTAAAATCTCAATCCCGTGAGTAAAAATCATTTTACAAATTTTAAAAAGTATAAACAATTCTTCTTGTTTAAGATTTTGTAATGGTTCTTCACTAAATAATTTTTTTGTGATATGTATTATTAAATTTTGGTTTACAGAATTACAAAGTAAAAATTTACCTATCTGGTTCATGATGTTATGGATCCGTCGACGATCTATGTCGGTGGATTCGTTTATGTGTATGGAAAGGACAGAGATGAATTATATATACCAAAAGACGTAATACACAAATTTATTGCTTCCGGAGATGCTGTAAGCATACCGTTAAATATAAATCACAATGATTTGGCTACAATAGGTTATATTTTAAATTTATTTGATTTGAAAAATGGGTTGTTTTGTATAGGAAAAATAGATTCTAGTAAGTTTATTACAATTATGTCAGATATATCAAAAAAATCACAGTTAATAGCTCTTGGGCCAAATAATAGTTTACGACCAAATCCTTTATTGGAATGTTTAAGTGCCTTTTTCCCGGCATTTTCTTTATCTAGTAAAAATTTAAATAATATAGATGATATAAATTTTTTTAAACATGTTTCTATATGCGGAATTGGTAAAAGGTGTGGAACTGTATGTGTATATGGAGAGACTATAAGATGGATTGTAGATAAATTTAATATAATAGACGAATCTGAAAAAGATCGCGTTTTAAATGTAAAAGATAGTGGAAGAAAATATGATTTTAATTTTGACATAAATTTATATGATTTATTAGCTAATACGTTAGATACATCTTATATTAAAGATAGGTTATCTAAATTAAGATTAGATAAAAAAATAAGTGGTTTGTCGGATACCACTTACATAAAAGCTAGTAAAGTTTTGGATTTTGATAATTCTATGTCAGAAAGTGAGATAGATAAAAAAGAACATGAGACAAATGAAGAAACAACTTGTATAGATAAAGATAAATCGGCTGGTGTGGATAATACAATTAAATCTACTGAAAAATTAACCGTTGAACCATTACCTATCTTAGAAAATACTTCAAAAGTAGATATTTTAATTGATATACCTAAAAAAACAGAAACTAATACATCTATTTCTACAAGTACCGTTAATACCGGTTTAAAAGAAATGTCTCAAACTCCTATTAATTCCAACCAACCTGGACTACTTAATGATGGAATATATATCCCAAAAGATATGTTTATGTCTTTGTTAAATATGAATAATAATTACCCCAATTCGCATATAGCATATAATAAACCTCAAATAATGGATAATTATTATGGTTCTCAAGGAATGGAATTCATAAATAGACCAATGAATGGTTATGTACCGTCGCGCTATGGGAACCCTTACATTGATCAGAATATGCATTATGGTGTACCGGAATATAATAGATATGATAGACATGATTATAAATATTATCAAAAAATGAAACGACGGTACGAGTCTGATTCGGATGATGATATGGCATTTCCCGGAGACCCAGATTATATAAGAAAGAAACAAAAACGTTATGATCCTACAAGTTCAAAATCAATAAATAGAGAGATATTAGATACATTAGGTTCTATAAAAAGAGAGATAGGAAATTTAAGAAGTACCCGCGAACATGATATACAGAATACTGCACAACTTATGGAAACTGAGAATGTGGATTCATCATCAAAACCACATGCTTCAAAACCCATTATTAATGCATCAATGACACCAACTGATTCGTTATCTCAAAATAAAAACATGTTAAATATAAACAAAAAACTATTTGTAAACGCAATGAAAAAGTTGGACATTTAAATTTTATTTTTTAAAAATAAAATACAATTTAAACCCTTATCTTGTGTTAAATTGTCCGTTCAAAACTACAATCGTCTCGGGAAGGGGAGTTGGGCAGAAATGGGTATTTAGATTTGTTTTATATTTGAAACATATAGGGACCAAATGTTCTTTTTTAATACAAATGCCTAGATGCAGCAATTCAATAGACAAGTCTGATTGAGGATTCACTTTATGTTGAATATACAGAGACGGGAATTGTGGATTTGGAATTATATCTAAATTCTGAGTATTAACATCATGGGTTGTAACTTTAATTTCACATTCTTCTTGCCAACTATCGACGGCATTTACTTTTACTTTTTTTCCTAATGCTTTTATTCCAAGCTGTACTGGAATGAAAAACATTCTTCCAATCGGTTGTCCATATTTTAAAGCTGTACGTTGTGTTCCTTTTACGGAAATATTTAATTCTTGTTCTTCTTTCCATAGGAGAGATGGCATAGTTATTCCATGTATTGGAAAAGGTAAAAACAATCCAATATATTTTTTGTTAGAAGTATATAGGTTACGGTAAGTTAAATCAATTTCTTTGTCAATAAGCATGTATCTTGATTGTGTAGAATTTATATTTAAATATTTATCTTTAGGTGTCATATATGTAGGTTGATTATATTCCAATTTTATATGATTATTCTGTGTAGTAAATTGCAAATGTAAATAAATATCATCCGGAGGTTTCGATGTTTCATCAGCCGTATCATAAATTATGCCAAGTAGTACAATAGATTTGCATGCCATTACTTTTGATATATAAATATTTGGTATAGATGAAGTTTCTAAATGACAACTATTATGTATATGACATTTTGGTACTTTGTCTACGGGTATCCATATTTCAGCGCTGTATAAAAATCTTTTTTCATCATCTGCATTTATTCTAGTCCATCTTATATCTTCAGTCATCACACGAACTCTGGTAACATTTCCATACATAAGAACTTGTACAGCACATTCACCGTGTGGTACGGCATTTTCATCATAGTAATTTATTTCGGTAACTGGTAATGGTTCTATATTTATATTTGGTAACGGTATTGCAAATATGTTAACAATGGCTGGATTATTTGATAAATTAATATCTTTGTTTGAATCATTTAACAATCTAATATATATTCTGCTGGTCCGCTCCACGAATGAAAAAAAAACTTTGATTGGACTAAATAGATCTTTACACATGCATATTAATCCACTTTCAGGATATAATATTTCTGCATTGATGTAAATGTCTTTTATTTCATTTTTTTTAATTATTATATTGTTATTTATTATAATTTTAAGTACATATGTGCTCCATATGTGTGATGTTAAAGCCATGCTTGTTTGTTTTTATATAGTAGATTAATTATAGTTTAATAGTTTTTAAAATTATTCAAGTTCTAATCCTAATACGTCATGTGTTTGTATTCCTGCGTGTGGATTGCGCATAATTTTTATGAATGGGTTTTCCGTTAAATTTATATCAGCCCCTAATATATGCACACGCGGTGGTGTAAGACTGGTAACGTGACATATTACGTCATCACTAAACTCTTTAGGGGGATTTTCAAAATCAATATTTTTATAATATTCAGGGTCCGAGAAATCTATTGTGGTTCCAGGTTTTGCTTTTCTATATGATATTAATGATGAATGAATAAAATAAATATACCCCAATATTGTTCCAGGTTTCAATCTCTTGGGTTCTAAACTAAACATGGATATACTAAAAATAGTTCGTGGAAACCACCATCGTGCAGTTATTTTCATATTTTTTTTATGTTTTGGAATAAATAGAGCTACTACATATGGATGAATATATTCTGTTTTAAAAGCAAGTTCTGTATATCCCATTGATAAGTTCACCTTGTCTGGACATTTCAATATAAGACATTTATTTTCCATATCTGGTTCTATGTACCATACAGAATACAATAAAGCTGGATTTATATATGCAAAATTTTGTAAAATATCCATTTCAAAATATAAAGATTGTGGCGGTTTATCAGTTGTGTTTATATTTCTATATTGCAATTTAAATCGAATAAATGTACCAATATTCACAACACATTGTATCAACACTAAAGGATTTGAACAGTTAACTACTTGCCATGCATCAAAATATGCGTCCCCATATTTGAATATATCAGATATTCGTACATCAAAAATTACATAGTAAGTTTTGATAAAATAATTTGGAACTAAATAATCTTTTAAATAATTTTCTTCTTTAACCCATTTTATATAAGATAAATACATTTTTAGTCTTATTCCTTGCTCTGTTTGTGTTATAGATATTCCAACTTTATCACGATTTATCATCGATATAAATTGATCATGTGGATTATTTTGTGATATAGTTTGAGTCATTATACAATTTGCTATTGCAGGCTGTATTACTGGTATGCAAAATGCATTTAATTTTAAATTAAACTCTTCATCTTTTTTTTCTATTACTGAGATATGTAATTTTGATAATTTAGTCATATATTTGCCTGTTAAAAAAATTGAATATGAGCTATTAACGTCGGTCGCCATTAAAAGTAAACAGTGTCTACTTGTTGTTATTGGATCAGTTAATTCAATATTTGCAGGCGAATCTAAATTAGCAATTCTAAATTTTTCTATGAACATTTGCAATAATTTGGTTTGTTGGTTAAAAGTAGGCCGTTGATTTTCATCATTATCTTCAAGTGCGGGCGAATTATCTGGTATATAAATAACATGAGACATGATTGATATTTATTGCATAAAATAATTTATTGTGTATAATAGTGTAATTAAAATAAGTATTTATTTATAAAATATTTTCCTATGATATTCATATGGTATAAATCTAGGAAAGATATTAACACATATATCTTTAAAAGACATTCTCCTACTTGTGATTTCTAACAAATTATGAATAGTTTTATAATATCTGTTAGAATATCCTGTATAATTACGGTTTAAAAAATATACCTTACCTAATACAGTATTTTGACAGATATATTTATTTACTCTAGACCTCAATCTTATTTTAAGAAAATTACCATCATGCCATATTGTGGATATTATAGTATAGTCATGTGAAAAATATGGAATAAATATAGCATATAGTTTTTGACTATAATAACAAAACTGATATACAATTTTATGTTCTTCATCTTTTTGTAGATTCATATTGTCCGGAAATTTAATTAACATGCATCCTTCACTATATGAAATTTTATAGTATGGTCTATATATGACTATTCTAGGCGCATCATATAAAGGTTTACATGAGAATTTTATCTCAACAGAAAATGAAAATGGTGGACTATGATAATTTAATTCTCGTTGTGTCATTATAAAGTGAAAATATATATCTAATCTAAAAGCATAATATCTTATTTTCTTTATATACACATTGTTATTTGATATATAGACAGGTGTCCAGGTAAGTTCTCTATTTTTTACTTTTTTATATAGATCTGTATTATAAATTGGTAAAGCCATTTGAAATGTGCGAGTGTTAATATCATCTTTTGCATTTTGTTGTATTAATCCCCATATGATATCTGCAACCACAAATTTATATGTTATAGAATTTTTTGTTATACTTGATATTTTATAACTAAATGTAGTTTTAAGCCCATTTTGTAATGCGTTATTCGTAGAGCGGTAAGATGATGTCCTTAAAACAACATATCTTTTTTTTGGTAATATAATACGGAGATTAATTATGTTTAATTTAAATGGTGTATCGTTTTGATAATTATATTTTTTTGATAACATTATTTGTAATTTTTGTTTTTTAAATCCATATATTATATCAGGATGCATTTTATAATGTTCATTTGAAGCATCTGGACATAATAATAATGCTCTATCTTTAGATGTGGTCCAGATTTGGTTTTTTACATCAATTTGTTTCATTTCATTGTTTATTTTATTAGCTGGAATTAAAATACTTCTAAAACTCATGTTGAAGAAAATACGAAAACAAGAAATAAATGAAAATTACTTTATTGACCTTTATATATACAACTTGCATATTTATTGTCTGCTGTAACGTCACAGATGATGAAATATGTTTTTTCCGCTATGACGGCTTGTATTTGATTGATCATGGTTAATACTGTTCTTATCTTTTTAAATTCATCTAAAATGGAAATGTTTTGCACATTGGTAGTGTTGGGATTTACTATTGTTTTTTTCGAAAGTAATTCCTGACATTTTACTAATATCATAGAATGGTCTTCTAGAGACAATCTGTTTATATATGTAGTTGCTATATCTGGTGCCATTTCAGTAATTATAGATAATGCAATACACACCGATTTCATGTCATTTATAGATGTAGTATCATTTATAATTTCAGGTAAGTTTATAGTTATATCTCTATATTGTATTTGTTTAAACTCATCTATTAAAACTTTAACATCTTCGTAATTTCGATGTATAGATAATAGTCCAAGACATAAAAATCGGATATTTATCTCTACTGCTATTTCAATAGGAACAATAAGAGGTAAAGTTAAATCCCAATCTCCTAGAGATAATACTTTTGTTTGTGATTGATATAAAGGCGGTATGATAGTTAAGTGGTCTCCTTTTTCCCATGGAAATGGTCCTGTATTTCTTATGGTATATTGATGTCCGGTTATAGGTTTTTTAAGGATTAATTGATTTCCTTCACATTTTTGAAAAATTGTTATGAACATATTATTTAAAATTGTTTTTATTTGAAGATATTCTTTTGTATTTGAAAATGTTTTATGGAGTCCGGCATGCGTATTACTAATTAAATGATGTAGGTTAGATATTGGTATTACAGAACAGGTTACATTGCAAAGAGTACTTATGTCGGATAAACTTAGTTTTTGGTCAAAATTACAATAAATACAATCCATATTATAATGTATTTTTAATAATTCGTTCAAAAGGTATAATTTCTCCAAGTGCAAAATTTCCAAAATGTGTTTCAGAAGTTTGAGAATTACCATTTTTAGTTCTGCTCTCTAATAGACCTTGACTAGACGAACTATGAATTGGATAGGCTTCTTGTAGAAATTGACATGGTTTTTGTGTCAAATTTTCTGTACCTTCAACACATTTGTATTGGACTTCAGAATCATTATCTATACATGTTTTTGATCTAGAACAATATTCGGTAATAATTTTAAAAAGTAGCTTGTTTTTCTCTAGAATTTCATTAGTTGTAAAAAATTGAGTATTTGGACTATAGATTTTTGGATTATATCCTAGTTGATTGTTATATTCTCTATTAAACATGATATCGCTCAAAGATCCTTTTTGAGATGCCCATGGATTAACTGTTGCATATAATCCATGGCTATCGGTTTGGCTATGATCATACAGTGCTTTAATGGCCATTTCTTCATTATAAGGTTCTACACCAAGCATGGTAGATGCCCTACCTCTAGGGTTATTTGGTTGTTTAAAAAAATTCACATCACATGTTACTGGTGTTATAATACAATCACAAACAGCCTGTTGACCATGTAATATTATAGATGGTGGCTTTTGTGGTATGCCTCCAAAAGATAGTATATTCATAGTTTCTGAGTCTGTTTTTTGTTTATCAGCGCCCACAAATTGTCTAATCCATCCATTGACTTCATTATTATTGAATGATTGCAAAGGAAATACAGAAAACAAATTTTGTATAGTTGATCCCATATCAGTCCTTATTCTCTTAAGAGCGGCGATAGAGGTAGTTGAGCTATAACCTAGACCCATATCCACAAAATGTAACTGTTGTGTCATGTTATAAATAGAAACCACATCTCGTACTTCTTTTGTAATTACAGGCTCATTAAGTATTATTGAGGTAGATGCTTTTGTACCATACATTAGAGTATCAACATCAAACGTATCAGTTCTTACTAAAGTAATAGCAAATCCTGGATGACATTTTTGTTTACATTGAATGGCTGTCGAGACAGCAGATAGTTTTTGATGCATACAGGCAAGTGTGATCATACTATGTATTGTATTAGGACATGATGATGAATATACTGCAAATGGTGTTCTATGCCAATTATGGAATTCGTGTGCTAATGGTTTAGGTAGAGGAAAACCTCCATCAAATCTGTTGTAATGTGGAAATCTGTTTAAAAAGGCATGTATAATGGGTTCTGTCCCAGCACATATCTGTGGACTAGAATAAAATTTGTGAAATGGTATTACTCGTATGTATTTTTTAAAAAAATTAATTGGTGTAATTAAACAAACTCCATTATAAAGTAAATGTTGCAGATATCTAAAATTATTTCCATGTCTTTGTGCAGGATCTAGCAATCCTTCAGATTGTATAATTTTTGTATTTTCTGGTATATAACAAAGTGACATAAAAACATTTTTTGCATGTTGTGTGGGATCATTATCTGAACCGACTAAGTCTTGTATGGCAGTTTTTAGTATTTCATTTTCCAGTGTAAATTGTTCATAAAGATCATCATTTGATATAAATTGGTCATTATAAAAAAAATCAAGTGTAAAACTTTTTACATCAAATCCGGCTCCACAGGCTCTATTATTTGTTAATGTTGGTAATACACAGAAATAAAATATTTTACTGTTAATATTTTCTTCTTCATCAACTCTATCTGTGTCATCAAATATTTTTGTGGAATCTAAGGAATCCATTCTTTCTAAATCTGAAATGTCATAGTTTCTTAAGTTTATACTATTAGGGCTTAATGGATATTCGCCCGCAATTAAAACAGTATCGACATTTCTCGGTATATGGTGTAAAAATGGACATATTAATCTTGGATCGAATATTCCATTTTGAAATCTGGATAATGGTTCACCACATAATTGTTCATTTGTGTTTGAAATCATTATTATTCTTTTAATAAATCTTGTAATTAGCAATAAATTTCTATAATAATTATATGCATTTGGTGGAATCATATCTGCTAAATTATTACATATTAGTTTAATCATTTCATAATTATTACAAAATAAAAGAATTTGTTTGGTAGTAAACCAATATATAATGGCTTGTGTAATTGTGTTTTGTAAAGCTTGAAATGCAGATCTATAGCCATGAACCAATAATTCTATTATATATGCAAATTCTGGATATTTGTTTGATGTTAAACTATCAGAAATAAATTGTATGGTCATTTCATATGGGTCAACTTTATTTTTTGATATTTCTGCAATTTGTGCGGCACGCGCTTCATGAAATTCTGCTGATGTTAATGGAAGAGGCATATTTCCTAACATAATTCTAGGTGTACATAGGACATTGACTTTTCTATCTATTTTTTGGTAACTAATATCATACATAGGTGATAATTCAGTTTTAAGTGTAATATTTCCAGGTTTATAAAAATCTGATATAGATAATTCATTTTTTAATATGTTAATATTTTTTGGAACTTCTTCTTGGTCGGCATATACTTCATATAAATTAGGGAGAATGGCAAAAGGTGGCATTCTGACATATTCATTTTGACATAATTTTTGATACTCTTCTCCTTTAGGTAATGGCAAAGCTTCAAATATTCTTTTCAAAATGGTAGAATCATAAATCAATGGGTGGCATAAAAATTTTAGTAGATCGGAATATTCTATTTTTTGAAGTATGTTATCTTTATTATAAAAATATGTTGCAAGTGGAAGATTATTTTCCATCGTATTGTTTAATTTTACTTTATTTTCCATAGTACTAAATCCTGTATTATGTGGTAAAAATAAACCCATTGGAAAAAAGAATGTTAATTCTAGATCTGATTCTAAAGGATTTTTTGTATCGGTATTTTTATAGATTTTATTAAGACTATCTAGAACTACTGTTTTATCACCTACTAACATTGTATTCATTTTTAATGATTCTAATTTCTGTTTATGTTCAAAAAATTCTGATTCAGGTAATGTATTTTGAGTGGAAAATGGTTTATCAATATAACTGTTAAAATCTCCCATGATAGCATGATGAGCTATTGCAATTATAGCATTTTCTTTACTCATTATAAAATGTCCATGTGTAGTTGGTACTGATATATTTTTGCTATTGATATAAAGAGATAGTAATGATGATAATTGTTGTATAACCGATGATGTTGCAATAATGCTGCCACTTATATGTGTATTATCTTCAGTTATATAGGTTTCTTTATTTTCCAGTATGCTATCGGTTACGGAATCTACTAATTCAATAAGTACTTTATATATAAATTGAATATTGTTTGTTCTGTTTAAAAAGAATATAGTATCATTGAATTTTCTTTTCATATTTTGAAAAATATTACTTCGTTGTACACGGCTTAAAGATTGGCGACCATCAACTTTGTTATCTAGTATAGTTTTTAATATAAATTGGGGTGGCGATTTTTGAAGTATTACTTTTAAAAATGCATGAACCAAACCTCGTTGAAGCGCATCTGCAGAATTTTTTAGAGATCTCAATACTGTATTTATTGCATTTATATTAAGTATTTTATCTAAAATAGTATTTTTAAAGGTATCTTCTAAATGTTGTAAACATGCTGCACTAAGTTCAAATGATATATTTATTGGTCTCTTTTCGGTAAATTTTGTTATGGTTATTGTAGCCTGTTTTGGCGCTGTTGTATCATTTCCGGTAGCGACTCTAGGCACTTGTATATGAAATAAAACTTTACCGAGACTCATTTTTGCCAGATCGTCGAATTTAACAACATTACTGCATACAGCTATAGGAGTATAAAAAAAATTTGCCCATTCTATTGAATTGCAAAATATGCCCAATAATCCTTCAAATGAAATATTATAGTTTTCGGGATTGTCACCATAATATATTAATAAATTATCAAAAAGTTCTTCGGCTGTATGTATCTTTATATCTTGGAGAGCATTTGCTGAAACCGGTATTTTCGGTAAAAGCTGACTTGCGGATTTGTAATCCATTTTTTGTAATATTAATTGAAAATTAAAAATATGGAGGATAATTGCATTAGATCAATTCCAGTTTTTCTTGAAGAGTGTGATCTTACTCATGAAATATCACGCGATGAAGATTTTCGAATATCTCAAAATGTATCTATAAATTATGATAAAATAGATGACATTATTCACTGTCTTTTTTGGGCCCCTTGTTCACCATCAATGACTGAAAAAGACCGTGCTAAATTAACATTATGCCGTTTATTGCTTGGTCCCGCTACCATACCGTGTTCATGCGAAGAATGGGATGTTACTGACTACTTGCATGAATGTGGATATAATTGCACAGGTCCAATTTTGTTTTTATATAAAAATAATTGTAAATGTAGAGTAAATGGTACAACATTTGGCTATTCGTTGTTAAAAAATTATTGTGGATCACATGTTATAAGAGGTTTATTGTCTTTATATGAATGGAATGTGAATATACCTAATTTATTATGTCAATGTAAGATTAAACATATGGATCGGTATGCTGCAACTGTTCTGCCTAAATCTAAATCAATATATTTGACATATTATCCATATTTTTTATGTTTTCTTACAAAATATTTATCTGTATTGGAAATAGAAGAATGTATGAACAATTTAATAATTTATTTAGGGCAAAATATTTCACAAAGAGTTATTATTCATTATAGATTGCTCTTTGGGTTTAAAAAAAAGATATCGCCTGATTTGGTAGATGTATCTATATGGGATAAATTTTATACATTGGAAATTCAAAAAATGTGGTTGAATGTATATAAACATAATAATATAACTAAGGATTTTTTTAATTCTATTTTTTCTAAACTACAAGCAAATAAAACAGAAGTTATACAGATTTTTAAATTACCCGCGTCTAAAAGTCCACATATTAACAGATTGTGTATCTCATTATTTAAAAAACAACTATTATATTTTAATATTAAATTAAATTTAAAAAAAAATAAAAAGGATCATCATGCTAACAGTTTTACGTACGGAAAAAATGTTTATATTTTTGATCCTGCTCATATTATGTGGAGAAATTTATTTTTGGTCTATTATGGTTATAAGATGGTTCGCTATAATCCAAACATAGAAGATATAAATAAAAAACAATATATTAAATCTATAGCCAGACTATCATTGCGGCGGTTCAGATCAGATAATGTATTTTTTAAAATTTATAAGAAAGATGTGGACAAAGATAGTGTATCAAACCCAGGTGGAATACATTTTTCAGAAATAATGTCAGTGAACTATAATGATATAACATTACATGCTTTTAATACTAATAGGGTGTTAAATTGTAAGGCGGCATTGTTTAATGATAATAAAACCTTGTATACCATGCCTAAAAATATGACACACAGTTTTGTTATGTATAAACTTACTTTTAAAGAACCATCATGCACTATCAGTACATTTGTATCAAACGATAATATAGATACCACGTCTTTAAATATCAATGTTAGAGGATCGTATTGTGATATGATTTATACTTTACTTGTATATAGACTTCATGTTAATGTTAAAGATTTTTTTTTACCCGTTCATGTGTGCAATAGTAACAGTAGTATGGATATGCATGGATTAGAAAATCAAGAATCTATTAGAAATAGAGATAAAAGAATATTTTGGGTCACTAATTTCCCTTGTATGTTATCTAATTCAGCAACGATAAATGTTGGTTGGTTTAAAGCGGGCACTGCTAATATTCCAAAAGTTTCTGGTCGCGAATTATATAATGTTATTTTAAATGAATTAAAATATATTACTGAAATCCCGGATCTAATATTCGATAAAGAATTACATAATATTTTAACTATTATTGAAAAACGCAATGTTCATCAAATCCCTTTTCTGACAAAACAATTTTTAATATTTTTAAGATTATCCATGTGTATAAAATGTAAAGCATCACAGGCTACAATTGATAGATATATAAAAGGTTTAGTTAATAAAGGTATTTTTGACTACAATAAAAATTCAATATCTAATACTAAGATCAAACACGCATGTGCGTTGGTAGGTACTAGGTTATCCAATAATGTTCCTAAAATCATGTCGAAGCATAAAAAATTAAAATTAGATCATTTAGGTAGAAACGCTAATTCGTTTGCAGTTTTGAAATTTATTATAATTAATGACTTGGTAAAAAATAAAAATATAATCTCAGAAATTTTAAATTATATTAAACGGACTTCACAAAGTAAAAAAATACAAAAAGAAATTGAGTGGATGTTAAAAGCTTTAAATTCATAATGCATCTTATAGAAGGAGAACAGTGGATTGACGGCGCATTAAAATTAAAAAATAAAAATTTTCTTACGCATGAGATAACAAATACAAGTATTGCAAATATAATTAAAAATAAAAATCAATCATGTTATATGTATGAAGTTTGTATATATGTTTATGGATTATCTAATATAAATACAAATAAATTAGTAATAAATTGGAAATTATATAATGATTTAATTTATGCATTAACTGGATTATTGCATTGTGATAATCTTTATATAGAATTCGGAGAAAATAATGGATCAAATTACATATTCTATAGTCCGCCCAAACTATATATACTGAATTATGATCAGCGGATAGATTTAGAATGGAAATGTGATATGATTCAAAGATCATTATACACATTAGATACATTTGATTTTAAATTTCTTAATGTGGAAAATATACCCGATTCTGTACTATGTACAAAAGAAACAACTCTTTTTACAAGAAGATTGTCATCTATATATAATACATTTGTGTATAATAATTTTTTAAGCGAATCTGAATTACAATTAGTAAAACAGTTTAACAAAGATAGAAGTATGCTTTTATTAAACATTGATAAAATTGGTCATAATATTTTAGTAGAAGCATGTCTTTATAAATTACAATATGACAATATATTTGAAACTATGCTTGTAGAAACTGTACATAGAGACAATTTGGCCAGTAACACATTTGATTTACATAAAAAATTATTACAAAGTGCTTATGATTTGGCTTTTGTATTTAATTGTATATATAAAGAACAAAAGAACTTACCGCCGCTGGATGAGCGTTCGAGTCAGATACATCCACTAATCTCTAAGTATTTTAATCCATTTTTAAATGTAAATAATACAATAATTAATTATGCTAATAAAGCAATTAATATGTATTTTAAAAATTGGTCAACTTCCAGCAGTTTAATATATTTTAAATCTTTAATACATATGAATGCTGTTGTTGAACGAGAAGATATTGTAAGAATATTAATAAATTAAATAGGCTTAAATTGTATGATATTATTGTCTTGACATATATATACACACAATATTACTGAAATAATTAAATCATCTGAACAAGATTGTTTTTTTGCTGTGTATGTTATATAATCATTTATAGAAATTTGGTGTATATTTTTTATTTGTTCCAATAAATAGTCTATAGGATCGTGTGTTATTTTTACAGTAAATGATATTAATTCTTGTGATGCTTTTATTTGGCCAGAATTAAAATGAGCTATAAAATATTCTACGGCTAAGCGTTTTTCTTTACTTAAAATATAATATGGTTGAGCTATGTTATTTTGATCTATTGTATGATAAAACATCATATTTTTATCATTATGTTGAACAAATACATTTTGTTTTATAAGACATGCTATTTTTACAGCGGAAGCTTGATTAGAATTGCCTTCTATTATTATATATATATCATTGAAAAAAGTATGTATCTCTAAAATTGCCAATAACATATGTGATACACATTCAGCTATTGAAGATTCTGCGCTTGTCAGTAAACTCTCTAAAAAGAAATGTTCTAATCCAAGTATTATAAATTGGTTTAAGTATTTACAAATTGCGGAGACGCCGGTACCGGATGCTCGTTTGTTGGAAGTGAATGCCGGGTCAATATAAATATACAATTCTTTAGACAATAATTGAGACATGCGTTTCGTGATAGTACTGTATCTGAAAAAATCAAATTCTACTTGACTTTGATAAGTTATTAAAGCATTATTCTGTAGCATATTTTTTGTATTGCCCATTATTTCATTCATAAAAGCATCCTCTAAAAATAAATTAGCTGTTTTTCTGACGTCAGAATTAATGGTTATAAATTTAGGTTTGTGTAGGCGATAACACGGACAGGCAGTAGCTTCACCTTTATCTGAGAGCATATTTATATGATCTTCACACACATAAGAAATCATATTTAACATATCATATGGAGAATTATTTAATTTAGTTAAAAAACAGGTAGAGCTGCTACTTGAATTTGTCGACGAAATAAATATAAGTTTAGTTGATGTTTGAGGGAGGAATCCAAGAATTGTGCTAAACGCATCTCTTTTGATGAATTGTGCTTCATCGACGAACAGAATATTGAAATTTTGTCCCCGAATACTCTATAAAAATGAATTCAATAATTAGCGACATACAGCAATTCGGTGCAGCTTGTGAATCACGTGATAAACTTATAAATTTAATATCTATGTTCCTTGATAATTTTTCATTTATTACACAATCTGCAGACGCGACAACAAAAAAAGTAGATGAAATTACTACCCTGTTTGATATATTAGCAGCTGAAATATATACAGATTTATCAGATTCTACTAAATAATGAATAGCAGCACATCATGCAATTTTGGAAATTCGTGTGTTATGTATGGAATAAATAATCCAATAACTTTAGAATTGGGCATTGAAAATCTTTTTTTGTGTTCAGTTTGTTTTAGAGTACATGTTTGTGATATGCAGCACGATTGTACAATTATTAATACAAACGATGGTGCTGTGTGTACTAAAACGAGTCTATCATATAATGAAATAGCTCCTATATATTTTGTCAACAATACTGAACCTATTGGAGAACCTGATGTTGAAAATGTAAACGTGGTTATTTTAATATTATCTTATGCATATAGTTATCTGGTTGATCACATGGACATGTATTCAGAAATATTTAAAAAAATAACTAAAGATGGCAAATTTATAAAAAAAATAGAAAACGGGATATTTCACACTTTTAATGCCATATTTACACCGTCATTGATTCATAAAATGCCACTATCAACTATATGTCAGTTGTTTATACAGCTTATCATTGGTGGACATTCCAACAACACAGTGTATGACGCAAACATTATTAAAGTCAGCCGCAGGAAGAAAGAAGACTGCATTCTGAAAAGAATGAGACTGGAGTACATCTCACATATCTCAAAATGAATATACATCTGCTGAACGATGCGCTATGCGAATATCGAGATAAAAAAACAATTCCAATTCACTTTTTTATAAAATATCAACATATACCAAAAGAACCTATTCATGATATATATTACCAGAATGTGAAATACGATTCAGGTATAAAGTATGATGATTGGAAAAAAATATCATATCATAAAATGTCATCGGAAATTAAATTATCGACTTATTTTAAAGACCTTAAAACCGATTTATGTCCAGGTATAATATTTTCAGTAGATTTTAATTTGGATGATTATACCGATTCTTATTATTTGTTTATAAAATTTGATTATGGAAATTACGAGTATAGAGAGATGTATTTTACTTGGAGGAATATAATGAATACACGACCAAAAGTACAAAAAATAGTTGAAAACCAACAAGTGGAAAAATTTTTTGATTTATCTATGGATTTTATATCAGATACTACTATTGATCATGCACAACAAAATTTGAATAGTGGTCCTCTAGAACCACCGTCTACAATTAGAGGATATAAATTACAACTGAATGACAAGACACCGCCTTTACCCGATACGGACGAAACAAATAAAAAAATAAATAAATCAAAAAGTGAACTATGGTATTCTCAAAATATACAAATAGAAAATGTACGCTGCAGAGATAAAATATATGAAATTTGTGTTATGTGGTACGAATTATCTTTTTATAAAGATACCATAATAGAACAAAAAAAATTACCAATGTCTGTTTCCCTGAATGTGATAAATTTTATCACCAAACCTCGTTATTATTTAATAGATTTATCTAAGAGGGTGTTTGATTTGCTTATAGATGCAATAAATAAAAAAAAGGGGAGAATTAATCAAAAATTTTTAGTTAATGTTAGAAATGATTATTCAGTAAAAGATATTACGTCAATTATATTTGTGGCCAAAGGATTATGGTTTTTAAAACTTAATATGAAAACATGCATTATTAAGGCGATAATATCGCATTTATCTAAAAATGGAAAAGGGGAACCATTAAACAGTGATAGATACTGGGGAGATTTGATAGATTGTAAAAATCAAATTGTTAGTTTTGGAAAATCTGTACAATTGCATACAGATCCCGAAACTGGTTTATATATATCTGATGTTGAAAATCAAACGCCTTGGGAAATATACCAAGATTGTAGTATATTATATATGAATGAAGAATTAACATTGCATTGGATAATTCCTGGAGGTTTTTGTGTTTCAACTAAATTTGAATTAAATGATGCAGACCTCGAGATTTACCGTTGGAAGTTTAGCCATTATTAGATCATTTCTTCAATATGAATGTAATTGGTATAAAGTTTCACATTCAAAATTTTTTGTAGAATATGAATCTCTATCACCGTCATCGCCAAACTTTCCAATAGAAAAACTATGTTATGTATCATGTAGAATTATTATTTTTAAAAAAAGATGTTATTTACTAAGTTTATCTATAAATGGAGTACATTATGCACAATTTATGACAAATAATCTAAAAATGACAAAATGTACATTTCATGATTACAAGTACTATATATTGACTATGGATCCTATTGTTACATGTAATATAGGCTTTATACCAAATTATAACTATGATTTAAAACCTAATTCTCCAAGCATAACGGCGGGAGCTATGTATTATAATTGCACAATGATTACACAAGATGATCTAGATGACATGAATGGAAAATTGGCCACTTTGGGTGGTAGTGGAGTATGGTATTATAAAAAAGATAATACTGTACAAATAATAACATTTGTTGTTAATTTTGATGTATTTGTGGCATGTTGTGAATCAGACATGTTTCCATCTTTAGCTAGAATTATGTATGATACTGTGGGTTGTCAAGATGAAAAATGTGATTTTTGTAATCAACATGAAATACACGTTGATCCAGCGTGCAAAGAAATAGGTTGTAAAATTAATTTAAATACATGTTTCTGTTATGTATCTTGCAAAAAACGTAAAGCTAAGATTTTTAATGAAAAATATATATACTTATTTTCAGAAGAGACTATAACGCATCTTGATATATTAAAATCATCAAATAATGTTAAATCAGATATAAACTGTCATGTCCATGGTTATAATAATGAAGAACCAGTATTAATTAAGAATAGTAACTGGTCCTTGGTTAAAATAGATCCTAATTTAAGCAATTTAATTATAAAATCCTGTCCCATTCTAAAAAGAGTAGTAGGTATTTAAAAATACTTACGTGTGTATTGTAACAGCTGGCAAAAAGAGCAGTACTTTTTTGATGAGCATGATCTAATGTGACAACGTTATCTTGTTTAGTTATAATGATATTTGGAAACATGCGTCTGCATTTAAATTCAATGTCTTTCATTACGGATAATGAAACATGCTTTTGATGTGCAACATATCCAATGCTGATACCATGTATGTTCTTTAATAAAAAACTTATTAAATAAATAATAAACCATGTTTTTCCGTGTCTTCTTGGTACTAAAAATACAACTGTGCGTTGCTTTAAATTATTTATGTGTGATTCTTCCATAAAATTTATTCCAAATATTTGTATTAAAAAATTAGATATATGGTTAGCCAACAAAGGTGTTCTGGTAACAGCTATAAATAAGATAACATGTAATAATAAATTTTTTTGAAACGGCTCTAAGTAAATATTCTTATTTTCAAATTCACCATCTATCCATTTTTTAAACTCTAAAATAAAATTTTGAATTTCAATAAACATTTTGTCTTGGCACAATTCTTGGTGTGATTTAATATGAGTTTCATATGCTGTTCGGTTTTCTTGGGAGCGTGAAAATTTTAAAGACATTATATTTTCAGAGAGCTGTGTTGTTAAAGAAGCATAATTTTCTTGAATATTATTTCTATATTTATCACAGAAAATTTTTAACGGGTAAACATATTCATTATATGAATGTACAAAGCCTAATTCGGGAATTATTGTTTTAAATCTTTTTTTACAATTTAAACCTACGTCAGGAAATTTCGTAGAAATTGGATTATGCAATTTCTCATATTTCCATAACATAGATTCATATAATTGTTTTATTTCATTTTCGTCGGAGCTGCGCAACATGACGGATACTACGCTTTGTACCGTATATGAAACCGTAAATAATATAACAGATGAAGATTTTTCAGAATCTGTAAAAACTGCTTTAGAAGTCTGTAATAATGTTTCCCCACAAACAAAATTAAGGTTGATCGAGACCCCAACTAATAATTTTGTATTAGTTACCAATGTGTTACCTACAGATAACAATGAAAATAATCAAGATTATAAAAAATTAAATATATCATCAGCATTAAATAATTTGTCAAATTCGTTTACCGAAAAAAAAAAATATAAAATTAAAGAATTTTCAAATCAGGGTGTAAATAAAGTTTTAAATTCTGAAACACTTCTATCTGGATCTTACATAATTTATAAAAAACACGCATTGGAGAGAGCACTGTCATTAGATAAATCTGATATTATTGATGACATATTGAAATATATAGATACTCCTGGAATTTTAAGTCATAATAATGTATGTGATTCAGAGTGTCTATTTTGGATGTTATTTTGTGGTCCTCAAAGTTTTTGTCAATCGGATGATTGTTTCGGTTATCAGGTCAGTAAATTTAAAACGGCTTTTCCTGTTCTACTTCCACCGTTTATGTATGAAAAACAAAAAACATATACCACTATTTTTAATTTGGCTGAAGCATATGTTCATACTTGGTATAAGGATTATGATGTAAAAAATGATAAATTTTTAAATGATAAAATGAAAGAAAGAATACAACAACTTCTTCTGGAACTTAAACACAAATTTATGGATGATGATATAAATTTGTGGGGGACAACATCGCAAATGTGTTTTTTTTGTACAATATATAAACAAAACAAATTAAGTTTGGATTGTGCCAAATCAAATTGTGAAAATTCATTATTTTGTCCTATAATATTAAAAGATTGTACATTTATACATACTACAGTAGCTGTTTCACATGTATTGCCTGGATCTAGAAGTGCATTTTTTTTTCCTATATATGATATAAACAAATTGCTGAACGCATTAGAGTTTAAAGAAGGCAAAGTTACTATAAGATATTGAAAATGTCACAAAAAGATTTTTTGAAATCAGCTATGTTAAAAAATTTACAGACAAATCAAACAAAAAGAATGTATGAATTATTTGGAAAAGATCATCCTCTTTCTGTATGCCAACATTTAGTGGAAACTAGAGATTCATTAAAAGCACAAAATGTAGAATCTACTTTTGTAAATAATGCTTATGTTGAAATATTTGAAAAGGAAAAAATTCAAAATAGAATTGATAAACAAAATATTACAAAAATAAAGAGAATTGATATTGATGACATCATGATTACAAAAACGGAAGTCAAAGATGCTCTTGATGATATAAAAGAGGCGATTTCTACAAGATCAGAATCAGATCTGGTGATTTAACCAGAATCGAAATAAAAGTTATCGCTTTGACTAAGATTATATATAAAATTTGTGATTTACCCAGTATATTTGAATTTGATTATGGCCAACAACACTCCTGTGAAAGATGAAGAACTTCATAACAAAATAATGGATGAAGCTTCAAAAACTCCAATAAAGATTAAACAAAATGAATATAAATCTAATCTAAAAAGAGAATCTTCTAATAACATGGATTCAGATATTGATCAGAAAAAATGTCGCCAAGAATTAGATATGAATACAGATGATTCTGCGGTTACCGAAAAAACAGAAATTACATGTGTGGATAAATCTGAAAATCTGCTAGATGGTGTATTTAAAGCTACAGTGGAAAAAACATCAGAAATTGAGTCAAGAATTGAATCGACAGCTGAATCAGAAATTCAATCAAAATTTGAGTCACAAACCGAATTGAAAATTGATTCAAAAATCGAATCAAAATTTGAACCACAATCCGAATCGCAAATTGATTCTGAAATCGAACCAGAAACTGAATCAGAAATTGACCCGGATGCTGACTCAAAAATCGAATTGAGAATTGATTCAGAAACCGAATCGGTACCTGAACCAGAAACCAAAACAAAAGTGGGAACTGAAACTGAACCAGACACCACATCAAAGAGTATACCAGAAAGCGAATTACTTGCCGCTGCAGAAATTGAATCAACAGGTACATCAAATTCTAAACAAATGATTATAGATTATGAGAAAAATTTTCAAACTGTATACGCACCAAATATCGAATATTGTAAATGTGAAGGTGTAGAATTAATGTGTACTGAATCTTTAACTGAAGAAGAAATTATACGAGGAATATGTCCTGTATGTAAGCTTATAAATCCACAATTAAAAAAGGGAATTCCAACATATGAAGAATTTCCAGGAGAATTAAAATCTCCAACTTTATTAGGTATTTATCATGATCATGTAAAGTATAATGTTGTATATCTTCCATCAAATGACTCATTGTGTTCAAATTTTTGTTCAGTTAGACCTGCTACTTATAATATACTTGGGCATGGGAGATATGGACATATTTATAGATCTGGCAGTTACGCAATTAAAAAAACTAAAATTGAAGAAATAGAAATTACCGGATTTATAAGTGGAGTAATTAGAAATTTGAGTAAATTTACATTTGAATTTAATGAATATGATTCAATGGGTTTATTAATTCCAAATAGTATATGTGTGGAACATAACAATTTAATATATAGATTATACAGATGTGATTTACATGAGTTTACTGATTGGCAAATGAAATATATTGATAATTATTATGATTTTTTCTGTAAAATAGCTAATGGATTAAGATTTTTAAATATGAAATGTGGTATATCTCATCTTGATGTTAATGCTAAAAATATTTTTATTAATCATGATAGTGGATATATTATTTCAGGAGTATTGGGCGATTACAGTTTAGCTGAAGTTCATCCACAATATCAAAGTACTTCATGTATTGCAATACCACGTTTTAAAACCTTAAATAGGCTTTCTGCGCAAAATAATAAAATTTGTGAAATGTATAATCCTACAATGAGGCCTATAGTTATACAAAAAGATGTGATGGTGAATGTGAATGCAGAATTTAATGGTATGGGCAGACCTGTTAGACATTGTAATTTAGATTTATGCGCATTGGGTAATACAGTAGTTATGATGTTATTTAGATTATTGTGTGAAGGTGGTATACATGCAGCTAAAGTATTATTTGATAACAAACTTTTTGGAGTTGGAAATGATGCATGTTTATATCATCCTATATATGCCCCAGAGTCTTATAGAGCATCATGTTGTAGAATTGTAGCTTATCAATTACTCTTTAATGGTATTTTTTTTCCACGTGATTTAATTGAAAATTATGAACATGTTCTTGATCACCTGACAGAATCTAAATGCGCTGATTTGATTAATTTATTTCAGAGCATGTTTTTATGCCAAATGCCATTTGTCATTCGTCAACCAATTAGAAGAAAGCTAGAAGAATTTAAGAAGACAAACGGTGGAAAGAAATTCATTTCTAGCCTTTATGAGCTTCAGTCAGTACTGCGTTCAGAAGATTTGGAAAAAGATCCATACCGCGTATTTGTAAAAGATGGATAATTCAGTTAATGAAATGTTTTCAATTCTTGGAGATATCCCTTTTAAAACTTTTATGTTAGAATTATTTTTAGAATGTGAAGAAAGAGGATTGCCTGCTTGGTGTTTACGCATAACGCATTTATATTTGATGCTTACAAAGTATAATACAGTTTATACTGCTAAGCCTTTTTGTATTGAACTTTTGGATTTTATTAAATTTTCAATTAATGATAGTTTGTTAAATAAACAAATTGAACTTGATTTTAATAATGCTGCACCGTTATCTTCTTTTTTAATGAGTAATGAACTTCTCCAATTACCCAAACTCATGATTGTGAAAATACTGAAATATATTGAGAGAGATACCAGAGGACAATCTAATAATCCAATATGGCATATGGTCAGACAAAATAGCATCACGGCGTCTAAAGTTTTTAATATTTATTTGCAAAAAAAAATAGATATTCCTGATTCAGCGACCAGATATTGTTCGGACGCTGTTAATAGCGGTTTAAAACACGAAAAAATAATAAAATGTATGCTACAAAAATATGTTACTAAAGAAGATGTAACACATGGTGATAATATTGGTTTATTATTAGATCCTTCATCATGTATATTAGGGGCATCTTTAGATTTTTGTAGTGGTTTAGGAATAGATAATTCGGGATTATTGATAATGAAAAAAAAAATTTCAATATATGAAATAAAATTTAGACATAAATATTTAAAAGAAAAAAATGATCCTTTATTAATTAATCTTCTTACAAATTGTTCTGAAGAGGCGTTTGCCAGTTTTATATTATCCCATTGTAAACCAGCAATTGATTATCGTACGCCAGGATCATTACCCGCAGCCCAAGAATATTTAATGTCTTATAATGAAATATATAAACCTATTAAAAAATTACGGACATGTGCCGCGCCAGAACTACTGTTAGGTGATATAAAGAAACAAATATCTATCAACGAAAAAGAAAAATCAATTGTTATATTATTTGGACATACTGAAGAAACTTATACACTTCGTGGTGAGGTGTTAAAAAAATTACATGTTTTTGAAAAAAAAAGATTGACTGTGGATGTTTTTATAAATCCTAAACATAAATATTATTACCAGAGTATACTACAACATTATGTAATGACAAAATTTTTTATATATGATAATACTGATAGTATTAATGATTCACAAAATGCACCTGAACTAAACATTGTATCGGCAATTTTTAGAAAAAAAGATCCTGACGAATTTTCTTTTGTTGTTAATGACATTGAATATACCGAAGAAGAGATACCGGTTCTTTTAATTATAACACCAATAAAAATTGATCCATTTTTTACTTCAAATATAATTACTGAAGTTTATCATACTTGGGAGACTGATATTGAAAAATCTACTAATTTACAAGCATGGGTTCCCAATGCTGTAAGAGAGTTTCAGGACCTCTATTCTCAAAAGGTAACATAATAACAGATTATAAAGGTTCTGTTGTTGTGCTTACCGAAGATTTTGAAGAAATAAGTGATGAGGACTCGGATTTAGATATGGACACAACAAAACCTTTATTACAAGATACAACAGTCCCTAATGAAAATACTAAAAATGAAAAATAAATCATTAAATCATTCTTGTAGTGGTGTTTCTTCTTCGGCCGGGAATGAATTCTTAAGTAACTTATATCTTTTCTTTTTGTTGACAAAGAAACGAATGATTCTGCATGTTGTAAATATTGCCCATACAATAAGTAAAGCTATAATGTTCAGCCAGATTCCTCTCACCCATTCGGATGCGTACACCTTTTCATATTTTAAAACAGGGTATATTATTCCACATATTCCAAAAAATACTCCAATATGAAAACCAAATTGAACTTTTACATATCTAAATAATAGAACTTCTATTATTATGCCAAAAATTATGAAAAAAATTAAAAAGAAATTCATAGCACCAAATGCTACATATCCAGATTGTATAAAAAAGTTATTGCCCAGTCCTAGAGATAAAATCATGCCCCATACCATTCCAGAGAAACCCAGTTGTATTTGCACAATATTTACAAGAGCGGTTTTATATTTAATTGTAAAATTCAATTTTGGGTGTAGACGAGATACGTTAAAACTTGTTCTTTCATATGTTTCGTATTGGGTTATCATTGTTATGGTGAAACATAGTAAACATATAAAATAAAGGGTATAAGTAAATGCGGCGACCATGGCCACTCTAAAAGATAAACAGGTCACAAAAAGTTGAAAAGTCACCATGGATGCAACAAATTGAAAGCATGAAGAACTATTACCGAGCCATGATATGTCTCTAGTTGCTTGATTAATATTTGTAGTCTTGGTAGAATTTGTAAATACACTTATGCAACACACACAATAGTATATTAATATAAAAAAAAATACTATTCCGGTGAAAACTGTATATATAACACTTTGTATAGAATCCAGGTATAAATGAGGGTTAAATTGAGCATAATCATTTTTTGCTGATAGATTTAAAGATTGGTAATCTGCTATTTCGTAATAGGCACAAGGAAATCCTAGATCCGGAAAATGAGAAACCACAATGTGTATCGTGACGTTTAAAAACGTCAACGCCGCCGTGATTATTGTCAATACCCAGATCCTTAAATTTACAGAGTCAACTCTGCTGACAGCCATTATTACTTTGTCTTTGGTCAAAGATGGACGAGATAATGGAGCAACAGTTGCTGAAGAATTGTCAAATTCTTCAAGATTGGTTCAATTTAAATACATCTGATGAGAGATTACCTGACAATGTTAATACTTATTTACAAAATGATTCTCCAGTATCGTTTTTTAATATACCAGAACCCATTAAGCTGGTTCGTGCTCCTATTGGATCTGGAAAAACAACAGCTATGATAAGTTGGTTAAATAATTGTTCTCCTAACGATTCGGTATTGATAATTACATATCGAAAAAGTATTGCTGCAGACTTGCAAATGAAATTAATCGAGACTGGTAATCCTAGATTTGTATTATATAGTGATATATTTACAAAAGAGATTACTAATCATCCGCATCTCATAATACAAATTGACAGTTTACATAGATTAACATCATGTTATGATATTATTCTTATGGATGAAGTAATGTTTATAATTTCACAATTTTTTTCAAAAACAATGAGATATATATCACATAATGATAGACTGCTATTGGAAAATTTAGCATGTGCTAAACACATTATTGCAATGGATACAACTTTAAATAATTGTTTTGTTTATTTTATGGCAAAATTAAGAGCTAATACTAAAATAGCTCTAATTAATAATTCATTTACAAGTGTTGGATTCTCTGCAAGGAGAGCTGTATTTTGTGCTACTTGTTATGGAGATTGTGGATTTTTTGAAATTTTATTAAATATGATTAGACAAAATAAAAAAGTAGGCATTTTTTGTAATACAATATCTGCTGCAGAACATCTAAAAGAAGTTATAAGTTCTGCATTTCCTCCAATCAAAATTTTGGTTGTGACATCTAGACAAGGACAAGCGACTTCTGCAACATTATGGCCTTTCTATAATGTGATTATTTATAATACAATAGTCAGTCCATCCTTTCAATATACACGATTAGATTTTTGTGCTTTATTCTGCTACATACAAATGTATAAAGGTGGTCCTGATATAGTGACTATTTTTCAATCAATGTGTCGGATACGGAGTTTACGTGATAACGTAATGTATATATATCTGAATCCTTCTTTAATAAAATTGAAAGATCCCGCTGCCCCATTATTGATACCCATTTGTACAGATTCTTCTATTCAAAGTATACTAAGTATGAATCGTGATGATTTTATTAAAAAATGTGTTAAGAAGACTGGAAACAGTTCGATTATAAAAGACTGTTTTAGACCCAGGTATGTGATAGATAGAGTTACGCTTAACAGCTTATCAGATTCATTTTTCTTGTTATGTCTTTTAATTGAAAATAATTTAATACCCGTAAGAATGATTATGGATTCAAATGAAAAAAATCACAGTTTTGTTGAATTCTTTAAGACTGTGATAAACACATGCAGCTACGTGCCAAAAAGAATAGATGATAGATGTAGTGTAAAAGATGAATTTATACAAATTATGTCAGATAAAAAAATAACATTTGATGGTGTGTTTTATACAAATGAGATATTTAAAATGCATTATAATTATTTATCAAGTATGACTAAACTATCTGAATTATTTATATCATTTGAATGTGCCACACTATATATTGATAAATTGATGAATCCAAAATTTAAATTTTCCCTTGTGAATATTCTAGCCACAAATTATGCTCGTCAACAAACAGAGCATGAGAAGATAGAAGCATACATTAAACATTTATCTTCATATATTATCTATAATGATTTACTATGTACAACATATTCTAAATTAACCTCTGAGACAAACTTGAGTGATATAAATATACTAGTTGACATGGCATCGCTTGGTGCTGAAATAATACAAGAATTTAATTTAGCTTCCTGTACTGACATACATGTGGATATTAAACCAGAAGATGTGGTTAGAGTTGTGGAACCACGCGAAGAAAGAATGTTGAGTATATTACAAATTATATTTTCTAATCATCACGTATATTATTATAAATATAATCATAGACTATTGTGCAATTTCTCTAGAATCAAAAATATGAAAAATCCAGCACCTGTTGCTTCAGAATCTCACTATCTAGCACTTCTACGCGCATTTTTCAAAGCAGCGTATAATATGAGTATAATGAAAGCAAAATCTAGATATGATACAAAAAAACCTTTTAGATGTATGAACAAAAAAGATATTGAAGATAAATTAAATGAATGGAATGTTGATAAAGGAAATGCTACAAAATACAGAACCTTACGGAAGATGATGACGGAAGCTAAGAAAAAAAAATGTGCTGAGATGGTATATAAACTCATTGGAGACGATGTTAGTGCATCTTTAAAGAACGGCGGATCTAGTAGAAATAGAACATGGAGTCAAAGTTCGGATTCGTCACAGGAATAAATTTATACGGTTTTGTCACTGAATCACTTTTTAAAAAAAAGCCTGTTTTTCAATGTCAGATTTTTAATGTCAATAGTCTTAGCTTAGAAACTTTTTTGTGCTTTGGTAATGATATACACAATGATGTTTACAATATAATAATTAATAAAGATCCTGTACCTATACATACTGAGGAAGAATCTCTTTTTGATACAAAAGTGAAAACCATAAGTGAAATTCTTTTAAATAATTGTGATCTTATAAAAAAAATAAAATTATTTGATTATAAGAAATTTATCATACAGAACTACGAAATTAAAGAAATTCATGATGAAATCGGTGATATAAATATTCTTACTAAATTACCATACTGTCTTGTTAAATGTGTTGGAAATTATTCTGATATAGATATCCCTGTTTCTATAGATGATACGGTGGCAATTAAAAAAAGAAAATTAGGTTATAAATGTCACACATTTATGTTTTCTCTTACAATTGGTGATAATAAATATGTATTTGAAAATACTGATTCTAAACTTTATATTACTGAAAATTTACAAAAAATTATATCATATAAAGATGTTAATTGTAATGGATACAAATTTAGATTAATGATACCTAAGTTTTTCTGTATGTTATTTGAACAAGAACAATGTACATTATTGATACAAACTATTGTCAGTTTTATACATAATTTTATCTATAGTGATTTTAATGGTATAAGATGTATACATAATTATGTTGGCCCAGATTTATTATCTATTGGTGGAGATAGGTCTATTTTTTTTGTAGGAAATTCTTATCTAATATTATATAAAAAACAAAATATAAGTATTAATAATATAATTGATGAAATATATTTATGTCATGGATTACCCTTTATATTTGGAAAATATGGACAAATTAGCATCATTCCTACTGATTATATGATTAATGATGATATAGAGTGTTTTGATATTAATATTACATTATCCAGATACAATGGCAAATTTTTAAATGTGAACGAATGTTCTGTAGATAAATTTGTATTTGATTATTATCTATATCATGCTCAACATAATCTAATTTATTTTCACATACCTGATTTTCTATATATTGTAATAAATACATGCATAAAAAATTTGCTTTTATTTAATACGTCTATTTCTAATGACGATTTATATAAATTTTTAAAAAGATTACAATTTAATAATAAAAATGTATATGTTAAAATATCATATTTAATAAATAAAATTTTAAACATATTTTTTATAGAATGTGAAAAGTTGGGGCTTATATGGTTCACTGTTCAAAATTTAGAAACCTTTTTATTTACAAGCCCTTGCATAATATCAGAATCTATACTTAAAGGCTTGTTTAATGATATATGTTTAAAACTGATAACAAAAACCCCACGCATACACATACATATTTTTAAACACCCTTTATTTTTCTTTAAAACTGATAATATAATTTTGTGTAATTTACTGACTATACAAACCACCGATCATTGGACAGTTGACGGTAGCATGTTTATATTATTATGTTTACAAAAACCAATCATTTCCAACATACTTGATGCGTTGACGTCTTTAATGATTTCATTTTGCAACAATAAAGATAATGTTAATTACTGGGTCAACTTATTTGATCCTTTAAGTCATCCCATCGAAAAACATAATGGTATTTTAGATTGTGGTTCGTTTCATGCCGTATTTGGAGATAATGGAAAATTGATTAAACAGGATATATTAGCAGCATTAGATGATAAAATTTACTATAAATCATATGTAAAATTATTACTTAAAATAATTCAATTGATTAATCCAGATCTTGATCCTATGTGTTTCATGACAGTAGAATATGAACTGAATAATTTGAATAAACTATTGTCTGTTAATTAAGATATGTATTATATATTGTATTCATAATTTCTTTAACTGTAATGTTAGTTCCTTGTAACGTTCTGCTTTCCAATGATAATGATGTAATTACATTTATTTCTTTAAATAAAAGATCATTTAAAATTATACTTTGCATTTTTTTTGATTGTATACATAGTAAAATTATATACGGAATATTACTGATAATTTCTGACGATTCTTCATCAAAAAATATATATCTGCACATGTTTGTCAGTGTTATGGTTGATTTTAATAGCAACTTGCAAAAATTAGTTGGGGGTTCTATATTATATAATACACGAGTTAATTTATGTAATATTTTTTTAGACAATGGTAAATTTTCTAAAGCGAATAAAATTGTACATAATGTATATTCCAATGTGGTATTTGGAATTATGTGTACCAATCTTCGTTTTAATTGAAATTCGGATAAACGAAGAGTTGTTAATGCGTCTTCATGATCTAATAAAATTAGCCCAGAAAATCCCAAGAAATTTCCTTTTTTATTAAATTCTGATTGCAATTCATATTCATGTAAAAGTGTCCCATCTTCTGTATGAAACAGAATCTCAGAATTTGTATCAGAGATAGATATATCTATTATTCTTAATTTATTTAATTGAATACGGTCTTTCATTTTAGAAATCGCCAATATAGTTCGGACGGTCAAGATGTTGAATTTGTCGCTGTTTGAAGATTTTTCTGATTTTGTTCTGGATTTCTGGTTCATCGTCTGATTTTCTTTTTAAGTCTGTTTGGACAGCGGGGACTGGAAATAGCTTTGCATGCAAACTTATCTCTCGATTACATATTAATCCTAAATATTGTTTAATTTTACTTTGTTCATATACAGCTTGAATAATTTCAGAATAGGCTAAAAATAAAGATTCTTCTGTGATCACATTCATATTGGGCATATTTAATATTTTTGCAAAAAAAGGAACTATCATCAAGTCTATAGTATAATTGGAGTATGTCACACTTTCTTCAATACCTTGATTATTCATATTCTTTCGTAAATGGAAAGTTCTGAGATACTCCATTTCCCAAAGATTGCTAAGTCTTTTATCTGAATATTCTGTATCTGGGACAAACTGCGATATAAAACTATTGCTGACAGTTTTTTCGTTATCTAAATGTACACTTTTAAAAGGCATAGCTTGTATTTTATTCAACGCGCTGGCTAGAGAGACAGAATCTAATTCATGATCTAGGGAGATATCATATTTTCCAATATTGTCCATATGACTTACTATGTTTTTTAATTCTTTAATTTTTGACTCGAATACCTGATTAGTTTCTTTTAATGCGTGGATTTCATTTATCTGTGTCTGTATTTGTTCTTCCATACATTTGATAATTTGTTTTTTAAAGATATCTCGAATATTTTTATCATCTGTCTGATGTATTCTTTTATTAAAGATACCTTTATCTGGTAATAATTTATTTTGGTCGATAATGGAAGGAGTGAGGTCTTGTAGAAAAGCATCTATGCTATCCTCTATACCAATTCGCGACTTGCTATCGGATAGATTAAGTAAAAATTTCATTATATTTTTTTTAGCATCGCTTGTTTTTTCTTCTTTTTCTATTAGTTCCATTATACGTTTACTATCAATTTCATTTCTACTTGTTGAAACTATCTTTAATGGATAAGTATTAAGCAATTGACACATTTTTTGATGACGGCGCAAACTATCATGTTTTATAATTTCTTTATAGATATGTCCAACAGGAGTTGTGAATATAATTTTATCATTTACTAATATTGGGTCACTAAATATAAAATAATTTATTTTTTTATTTTTATAAAAACATTCTATATTATTGTTTTTTTTATTTTTTATAATTACTATATCTTGAAAATCTGGTATTTGTATATTATTTATTTGTAATAAAATATATTGTAAGAATGTATAATTATTTCTAGATATTATAGATAGTAGTTTAGAATGTGTAAAAGCTGGCGCGATGTTTGTATTTGTTATCTGTATTTTATTTATATTAATAATTGGGACTATTCCAATAGTTGTTATCCAATCTATATATTTCTGGTAATTGTTTGTATCTAACATATAAATTATATCGGTCAGTAGTTTCAAAATATTTTGTAAAATAAATTTTTTCAATGCGGTAGCCCACGTGATAACATAGGTTTCAAAGGTTAACCCCTGTCCCTGAAAAGGAAATGAGTGCAGATGCTCTTTCCATTCACCATACAGTTGTGAAATACTTATGTTATTTAACATCACGCTGCACAATTCATAAAATAGCTGTTTCCTGACTACGGTCGGGTCTCTCAAAATTTGATGAATAGTTTGACCTCCGGAAAACATTGTTTTGCCGTGAATTATTTCTACATATTGTATAGTTTCAGTATTGGGATAAATTATAGATATGTCATTTTTAGGGGGTAGATATGATAACAAATTTGTATTAAACATGACTTCTGCTGCTAAAATAGAACAAATTGTTGACAAAGTCACAGAATTGTCTCAAGAAAAACTAACTGAACCGTTACCGCCTTATTGGTTTAATAATATATTAGATCCAGAAGTGGAACTGAATCCGAAATTTTTGGACGCAAAGAATATAGGTGAAGATGAACTAGCTCAACCTTTACCATTTTTACCGTTTAAAGTACTATTAATAACTGGCACGGCCGGGGCTGGAAAAACATCTAGCATACAGACAATATCAGCAAATATTAATTGTATAACATCCGCAACGACTTCTATTGCCGCACAAAATTTAAGTGCTGTCTTAAATAGAAGTAAATATGCGCAAGTCAAAACAATATACAAAGTTTTTGGATTTACTAGCTGTCATGTATCTATGTGCGAGAGACAAGCTACAGTACCAACTGTAATAAATATTGAGACGCAACAAAAATATGATTTTTCTATATATTGGAACATTATCTCTGATATTGCAAATACTGCTCTTGTAACTTTCAATGAAACAAAAACTAAAAAAGAGTTTCCTGATTTATGTGAAAGTAATGTTATAGTCATAGATGAAAGTGGAATGGCTATACGTCATATTTTACATACGGTTGTATTTTTTTACTGGTATTATAATGGATTATATGATACACATCTTTATAGATCTGGATCGATACCTTGTATTGTGTGTGTAGGTTCCCCAACGCAAACGGGGGCCCTGGTTACCCAGTTCGATCCAGTGACTCAAAATAAAGAAATACGAAGAGGTATAGATGTTTTAAGTGCATTAATTTGTGATGAAATATTATCAGATTATTGCAACATAAATTTTAATTGGGTCATGTTTATCAATAATAAAAGATGTATAGATTTTGATTTTGGTAAACTTTTAAAACATATGGAATTTGGTTTACCATTAGATAATGATTTAATAGAATATGTTGATAATTTTGTAAGACCAGCTTCCTTTATCAGAGAACCGACTAATGAAATTCAAACTACAAGATTGTTTTTATCTCATAATGAAGTACAGACATATTTTAAATTGCTGCATGAACAAATAGCTATAAAAGATCAATATAGATTATTTGAATTTCCAGTGTATTGTATAGTGAATAATCAAGAATTTGAACGGTATAAAGAGCATATAGGCAATTTGGATTTAACAGTATCAAAATGGTTTAAATTGAATCTATACAGAATCAATACTTATTCCCAATTCATAGATCAAGATATCTCAAGTCATATATCGGTGGACGAGAAAGTCCTAGAAGATGGTGTTGTAGAAGAAACTATAATAACTTGTAATGTCAAACATGTCAGAAACAGTTCTATAGGGGTCAATGCGAAGATGAAATGTTGTTTTGTTGGGTATTCTGGGACATTCGATAATTTTGTAGAATTATTACAGAGTGATTTATTTATAGAGAGGGCTTCCTGTGAACAAGCTATACACGCATACTCTTTTTTATCTGGACTATTATATGCTGGTATGTTTTCATTTTGTTGCTCTACACACATATCAATAGAACTTATGAAAGAATTAAGGGCTGTGAATATGCCAACCATAGATTTTTTACAAAATCAGGAGGGAGGAATTGCTAATGATATAGAGACGCCCGTAGAAAATTCAGATGAAACAGATGAAATATACAATTTTGAAGCTATAAATGCATTGGAAGATATTGAGATGTTGGAGGAAGACCTTTATACTGATTCTTTTTTCACCAAATACAACATACCACCAACCAACACATTATCTTTTGAAGATGTCAGTTTAATGTATAACGTCTTTAAAGACATATTTATTAACAGATATAATATTATGCAAAAAAATACAAATGGGGAGTTTGGAAAATCAATGTTAGTGACTTACAATAGAAATAATGTATCAAGAAAAAAAGATGGTGAAATATATTCACATATGGGAAACTTTAGTGGCATGTTATCATTTGCCGTCCCATCAAATAGTTATACATTAGAAGGATTTACCTTCAATCCAGTTTCTTCACTAATAGGTGAAAAAATGATACCCAATAATATTTATGCTAAAGGGTTACCAAGATTAGTGGTCAAGGATTCATTAGGTTTCATATCTATATTAGAGAATAACATTGCAAAATTTGTAGATTATTCTAGTGGAGAGGGATTTAATCTATGTAGTGTTATAGATTATGGTATAGTATCAAATGTCGCAATGACCATAACAAAAAGTCAAGGTTTGACGCTTCATCGCGTAGCTATAGATTTTGGTAATGATCCCAAAAATTTAAAACTCAGCTCAATCTATGTAGCCATGTCTAGAGTCGTAGATCCCAATAATTTAATCATGAACTTAAATCCTCTACGGTATCAATATGAAAATGATAATATTATTTCTCATTATATAATAAGGGCGTTAAAAAATAGGAATACGCATCTAATATTTTAATTGTTTATTGATTTAAAATGTTAAATGTTACAATTAATAAAGAGTAAAACATGATTTTAATTGTTTGTGTCATTTGTTCTTCACACATAATTAATATGGTTTTAATTTTATATTCCAGCCGGTTCACTACTTGACCCGCTTGAAGATTCACTCAGCATCATATAAGACTTATTTTTTCTGTTCTTAGCGGTTTTATTCTTTAATTTTTTATAGTTAAATGAAGATTTAACATTAGATTCTGATGTAGATTCATTGTCTGCGATGGGTTCTTTAATTTTTAATCTGTGAAATTTAATACAGATTATTATGATAGCTAGAAATTCGGCCACAAATAAACAAAATAAAAATGTAGCTATGACCGAACTTGTAATATTTTCAAACATGTCATCTTTTTCGATCTTTATCTTACTATGTATAGCTTTACATTTTATATTATCATCATTATCATATTTAGTTAAATTAATTTCAATAGTTTTTGTAATTGATCTTTCTGATTCAGAATAATTTTCATATTCTTTAGTGGTATTTAATGTCTCAGTATTGCGTACCCAATATAGATAGACAATAGTTGGGTGCGCATATGTTGTTGTACATTTCAATATAGCATGATTATCTATATAATATTTTTCAACATGCGGTTCCTGCACATTATTGGTGGCAGTTATCTGAGTATTAAGTTTAGCTGTTTTAGTAGGGCATGCGTCTGAGTTTTCATCATTTAATTCTTTAAGTAATCTAGAACAATTTTTTGACATAAATTCATTTAACATTCTATAAAATTTTTGATGCGCATTATGAAACATAGGTACCCATGGTTGTTCATAATTAAGGTCAATATATGAAGTCTTATAAAATACGTTTTTTTCTTTACATCCAAAGATGTAAAATTCTTGCGTACCAACTATAACCATTGGCAAATTTTCAAATATGGTCATGCAACTATCCATAATTTTTTTATTAATCGGTGTACGTTTTTCAAAATCTTGGTAAAATTTTAAATCAGTTTTTGAGGTAGCAACATCGGTAGAAAAATCAAATGATATTGTATTATTTTCAAAAAAACTTTTGATACTAAAATTTTGCTTACTCGATGTAATATTAAATTTTAATTCAAATTTTAATTCTGTAGTTTCAATCAATTTTATAATTAGTAGCAAACCAAGAACCCGAACCCCCATCATGATGTTTGAAGTTTCTAAACACAGGCGCGCATTTATAGAATAATTTGGCGGAAACGGAAGTAAGTTTAATATTATTTATTTATTTATTTATTTATTAAAGTGGGCACGTGAACCAATGCGTGAATTCTTTATATTATAAATTATACTGTAAACATTAAAAATTATAGCAGCAGGTCTTCTGTGATGCGAAGTCACTTCTGTTACCTATAAAGATAAACATTGATGGGAGTACACAAGGTCTTTTTACCTCGTGTACTCCCCTCATAATCATCTTAAAAATGTGTAAGCTGAACATGCTTCGGTCATTTTTCCAGAACAAAATCTCACTAGATTGTAAATGATAGTTTGAGTCAGTCAGAACTGAAAAGATTTTCGAAGAGTTTTTCTGATACAACACAAAAATCTAAATTTTTACCTATTACTGATGCTATTTGATGATGATCTTAAAAAGTTATTGAAAGTTTTGTCATTTAATCTGATGTTTTAAGCTAGCTGTACTTTATTCTAATGTCTTAATAAAAAAAATATAATGAGCAGTATTTAAAACAAGCATGGATATTCTAAACTCTATATGGGAAAATAAGTGTTGGGTGACAAAGAGAAAGGAGAAGATTACTTAGTTCGCTAAATCCAAGTTTAAATTATAAAAAAAGGACCTTTCAAAAAAAAAGAGTAAATGTCAAGAAAACAAACCTTGTAGGCAAAATAAGCAGCTACTAAAAATTTGGTTAGTATGTGGATATGGGAATACTACAATAAATGATTGAACTAGTCATAATTGTTAGTAAGATGCACTATAATAAAGTAAATAAAATCCAACAAAAGTTATTGGACTGCCGGTTTTTTAAAGATGTTCTCTTTACCCAAATTACAATTGCCTTGATGATACAGTAAAAACTTTTTAAGTGCCAGAATGACATGCGGAGTTAGCAGTGAGTTTGCACTATAGATGTTTTTAGGGACTCCAATAAGGAAATTCCAAAAATAAAAAGACCTAAATATGAAAAGCCCGATTTGTGCCAAAATACCAATGACTTAAGGTCAATGGTTGTTTCTAAGGTCATTTGAAATAAAAAAACCAAGACTCCACGGCATAAGGCCGACGGAATGGACTTAAAGGTAGCATTAAACGCAGCTCCAAAACCTCGGCTAATAATTAAAATGATTGACTAAAATGCTTACATGGCTAGTTCTAAAAACTTAAGGCTAATAGAACTATGGGTATAATGTTAGAGAAAAACCAAACAATCCCAGAATATTAAAGTTTACACTAATGATTATTTCAGACTGATTTTTAAAAGCCCATGCGCATCAATGACTTAAGATCAAAGACACCGCTCCTAAAATCTTTACTCCAGTCATTTAATGTCAAAGGATTGTATAAACCCCAGTTCTAAGGACTTAAGGTCAAAAGAACAATTCTAAACCCCCACCCCCCAGTTCTAATGACTTAAGGTCAAAAGAACAATCCTAAACCCCAATTCCAATGACTTAAGGCCAGAGGAATAAAACTATGGTTAAATGAATCACACACAGGCTTAAGGCCTCTAAACTACTTAAAATCACACAGGCTTAAGGCCTCTAAACTACTTAAATCCTATAACGATCACTTCTTTGCAAAATGCAAGGTCTATGCATGGCGGTTACTTTATTGCTTTATGTTGTGGGACCTGCCTCACAACATAAGGTAAATTCGTAGTTACAAGATTATGCCGTATTCTCAATTACAGTCAGAGATATACATAAGGAATGCAATACAATACCAGGAATCAGTACATAGGCAAGCCCACGGTAACATGAATTCACAAGTTATGCATTGGTTCACTTACAATATGGTTTTCTCGTTCTGAAAATTAAGAACACACATTGTGAAGCCTCACAAAGGTACATTGCTTAATCAACACAAAATAATTTGTGCGCAGTTGCAGGTATCCAAATCGTGATCCGTTCGCGTGTCCAGGATTTTATTCCAATTTCTTCGTTGGCCGTTTTGATGACTTGTGAGAGTTAACACCAAAGCTAATTGGCGGAACAAGCTAGAATCTATTTAGTCGATGGAAGGGACCGACTTAGTAATGATTAATTTAGAAGTACTTGATTTAAGGTTCACAGTAAATAGTTTACAACCCAAGTAGAAAAAAAAGCATAGTATACAGATTTGGCCAGAAAACTGAAATTGACTTAAGTTGAATAGTAATAAAAGATTGAAGAATATAAGGCTAAACTGATAAAAGTGATCTTATAATATGGCAATCGAGATATTAAGTACATAAGTATGGTTCAAGATTTGAGCATTAAGAAAATTGAATAGTGGGTTTGTATGAATGAACTTGAGACTTGAGTTCTAAGGATAGTTCTGCAGGAAAAATATTCCAAGGACGTTTCAGGTATAAAAAGAGCTGGTCAAGGATATAAGTTCAAAAATGTGAAAGGATTATGACAGAAGCAAGTTTTGCGTAGGATGCAATAATCTATAGCTGTTTATGTATGATATTAAAGAAATTGAAGTTTGTATGCAAGATGCTGAAAATGGAAAGCTAAAAAATTATCTCTGTTGAGGGATACAGAGATGACTGTAAGTGGCTAAGAGACTTAAAAAGGCGCGACAGACCCACCGAAACCGGGGAAAATAGCCATTTTTGCATTGCTGTGAATTTATAAAAAAAGAATGTGTAAATCCTCAATAGCAGACTTAAGTGATAAAAAAATTGGCTGTAGAAGATAATCTTATAACTATAGCTGATGAATAAAATCTCAACAACGTATTCAGAACAAGAGAAGGTACAGGTAAGATTTCACTCAAAGAAAGGTGCAATGAAAATTATTTCAATAAATGTTATATAAATGTTACAGAATAAAAATGTACCCAAAAATCTAAAGGTTTAACTATAGGTTTGATTTTTTTATCCAAAAGTTGTGAAGTACAGACTATAAAGGAAATACAGGGCTTAAGTTGACGGATCTTCAGAAAAGATTAATGTACAGTGAGAATGAATGCTTGCTAAGAAATAGTTTTTATATTAAAAACTTATTTTGACGGTGTATAGATTTGAGCATAAGATCTCTACATAACCAACTAAGGTATAACAGAGCCACATCACAAAAAAAAAGAAACACTGAAGAAGAGAAATTTCAGAACTAAGAATGGGAAATTTGTTGTTCTAGAAAAATTGTTGAGCGCTTACCTCAGGTTTGAAGATTTCTTAATCTCGTGAAGAACTGATGACTCAGTGTGACACAAGACGAAGAATCAGATGAAGACTTAGATGAAAATCCGAATGGGGACTCAGATGAAGATCGCGTGGTCAAATCGCAAGATAGCAATTTAGAGTTCTATAAGTAATAAAAATATAAATAGTTTTTATAATAAAAAAATAAATTATATTTTACAAATAAATATAATTTATAATTTAAGGAATTAAAGTTTACCTATAATAAGAGTACAGAAAAATTATCTTCTGTCTTCTTATTCTTTTTAAAAAACCTATAAATAAAATTATTTATTAGTATTTATATAATATAAATTTATAATTCAAAAGTTTTATAAAAGTTTAATTTCTTACTTTTATCATTTCAATGATCTCTTAACACCATAGCTAGTGTTCTTCAGAGACACCAAATGGTATCTGATGTGATTTGAAATTTGCAGGGTTTAAATACTCTTAAAAACAGGATGTAGCGTCATGTGATGATTTAAAAATAACATTTCCTGTAACAATGAAATTTCTTCTTTTCCTGTTTTCGTAATCTTAACCTCTTTTACCGATTTACTCTTATCGGTTTATCCCTTACCGGTTTATTCCCCTCACCGGTTTATATATTACCGGTTTATCCCTCTTACCGGTTTATCCCTCTTACCGGTTTATTCCCCTTACCGGTTTATTCCCCTTACCGGTTTATTCCCCTTACCGGTTTATTCCCCTTACCGGTTTATTCCCCTTACCGGTTTATTCCCCTCACCGGTTTATTCTTACCGATTTATTCTTACCGATTTTAATGATTCATCGACATATTATGATGGTTTGTAGTATTACATCCGGAAACAACCTTTTACAGAGGGGTATATAAGCGAGATATGGAATATCATTTCATTTTGAACTGCTCTCACTATAGAACAGACACAAGATTGGAATGAACTAACAAGTAAGTACTGTAATTTTTGTGTATTATTTTATAGAATATAATTATATATAGTTATATGTGATTATATTTTATTTATTTTTGCAGAATGGCCACAAATACGAGATGTTATATTAATTTTGTAAATCCTGTACAAACGTTTCATCAGAGTGTTAATAATCATTATCAATTAAAAAGATTTGATTTTTTAAGCGCATCTATTATAAATATATCTGATGGCTCTATTACCAACGACAAATTTGATAATGGATGGATTTCAATATTATCATGTTCATCAGAACAAGATAATGGCGTTCTTATAATGGATATAATTGGACCTAATGATAGATTAAAAGTATTTACTGTGAAGGGGGCTGTTCAAGCAAGTAAGAATTCATTTTCAGCGGTAGAAAAAGCTGATCCAGCGAATGGTCATAAAGAACAAATTTTATCAATTACATGTGAACAGCAAAAATTAAGTTTGATATATTATGGAATAGATAATGCATCTAAAAATGAAGATTTTAATACAGAAGACTATAAAAAAAATGATGAAAAAAGAAGACATAAAGATGGGGTACATAAGGACTCCCATAAGGACTCCCATAAGGACACTCATAAGGACTCACATAAGGACAGGAAAAAAAGGAAGAGTGAAGATAAATTTGATGATAAATATGAAAAGGACCGGAGAGAACACAGAAAAGAAGATAAGAGGGAGGATAAAAGAGAAGACAGATCTGAAAAATCTTCAGATAATTCATTAGGTAAGTAAATATAATATTGATGTTTTTTTAATTATGTGAATTTTATGCTCGAAGCTAATGTGTCATTATTTTAGGATCTCCTGTAAAGAAGATGAAATCACATGAAAAGAAACATGAAGAGGTGGATGAATATGACCCACGCTGTTCGCTGAACATGATACCCTCAAATCTATCTGGATTTGATGGTGCGTTATCTCCCGCTGCCTCATGCGATTTTCAGGACGAACAAGATTGTGAAATAGTGGAGGGCAATGGTGCGCAGGTGGGTGGGTTTTGTAATTATTAATAGGATTAGGTTTTTATATCTTTATAGGGAAATGAAATATTTCCTTATTTTTTAGGGAAAAGCTGCGAAAGAAGTACCTGTGGATAAAAAACAAGAAAAATGTAAATCTATACATATAGATTCATGTAAATATGAAGATTCAAATTGTTCTACTAGTAGTATATCTAAAAATGTAACTGACCCTAATGTAAATAAAAAACCTTCAGTGACTGAACCATCTGAAACTATTTTACTTAAACAATTAAAAATTGTCATAGATGATATTGTAAATTGTGATGCTGATAAATTAGCAGAGTTATCAAAAAGTGCTAGAGAACGAAAAGTGAGAGGCCGGGGGAGAGGACGAGGACGTCCACGTGGAAGTGGAAGAGGAATTAATAGAGAACAAATGGACAATAAATGCCTTTCAACTGATGTTAGAGGCAGAGGCAGAGGACGAGGACGTCCACGAGGGCGCCCCAGACTGATGCGTGGATCTTTACTTACACATACTGATATGTATTTGAAATTTAATAAAGATCGGGATAACATAGTTTTAAAAGATGGAGATTTTTTAATATCTGCATCAGAATCAGAATCGGAATCGGAATCAGAATCAGACTCTGAGACTGAAACTGCAAGTTCGGACAGTGACTATTCGTTTGAATCAGATTTATCTGACCTTAGTGACAAAATGAATGAAGACAATATTGCAGCATCTGTATTGGAAAGATATAATTTTATTTAAGGGGTCTCATTTAAAGAATTCCAGTTAATGGGTTCTATTCCTTTGCTCTGTAAATATTTATTTGCCAATAAAAAATGATCATTTCCATAAAATGGTTTTGTTGACATTGATATTGGTGACGGGTATCCTGATACTAATATAAAGTGTTTTTTATTAATTAGTGATATATTAGGATAAGAATGACTTCCCCACATCATAAACACCAGGTTTTTCTTTTTTTCAGATAATGTATATAATATTCTTCTAGATAACATTTGCCATCCCATATAATCATGTGAGCATGGCGATTTAGCTATTACTGTAAAAATTGAATTCATAAGTAATACCCCTTGTTTACACCAAGATTCCAAATTTCCATGGTTAGGTCTTTTAAAACCTGGTATGGTTCTTTCCAATTCCTTATATATAATCAATAAGCTTGGTGGTAAATACTCACCTTTAGATGAAAAAGCCACACCACATGACCTATTATCACAGTATGGATCCTGTCCAAGTATTATCACCTTTACATTATCTGGATGACAAACAAAACTCCATCTATGCAATTCATCATGATTTGGTAATACATTTCTAAACATTCTTTCAGTTGCTACTTTTTCATAAATTTTTTTAAGTTTCTCTATTTCATAATTATTTAATTTTAAAAATCGTAACCAAGATTTATCAATTTCAAATAATTCAAATTGGGTATCAATAGTTAATTTTTTTTCATTCATACTCACATTTTTAGCCAACCAAGCGTCCAAAGACATGATTGATAAGAGTAGAGATTGCAACACTTAATATAGTGTTCAATGAGTCACATGATATCATTCTTGCCTTATAAGAATATGGGTGGTCTTAGTTCTTCCTGGTAAATTGGGTGCCATTTTGTCTAAGGACTTTAGAATGGGCAGTTCAATACCAGCTGATATAGAAAAATATTTCAGCGAATTATAAATAGCATCATATGTCTGTAAATTATCGTAATCAATAACTGATTCACATTTTTCATTATTTATTGGGTTTATGAGAATAACTGTAAAGGTCAATTTGAATTGTGGAACAAATGTAATATTTATTGTTTTAATATTTTCTATAAATATATTTGGAGTATATAGTAAATTATTTAAATCATGTGTTTTGCAGATATTATTGCTGCATGTATATATTATATTTCGTGAGCATGTAGTTATTTTAGAAAAAACTTTTGCCAAATTAGTATTAGTCTTATCTTTAATCAAAGTCAATAAAACCCTCAATTGGTTAGGATTATCTTTTAACAATTTAAAATGTTTCATAAAATCTTGGGTAACAACAGTTGAAGGATTTATATCACTGTGTTGTGGGTCATAACTTAATAGATAAGATATTGCAGAATAATTGGTAATAACATTATCTGTACTATTTTCTAAAAGTTTAATTTCTTTAGATTGTGCACATGATTGTGCTAAATTTATACAATCTGCAAGCTTGTTATAATAACGAGAGTTACTAGAAAATAAACATATTGATGGTGAAATAACTACACAACACAGATAAATTATAAAAAAATGTTTATATTTTAAAAACATTTTGATTTTGTCTTATCATTATATAGGAATGTCTGTAAAAATTTAATTTTTGTTTTGCAGACTTTCATATTCATTTTTATTAAATTCTAGTTTAATAGTTGATGTGTCAGGCAATCCGCTGGCGACTGGTCCGTCATAATCATCGTTATCAATATCATCAGGCACATTTGTATTCGATTGTGGTATTGTTTTATCGATAGGGACAGTATAGTCTATTTCTGCATCATGGGCAATTATATTTTGGTAAAGAGTTATAGCAATGATCATAAATATCATAAATTTCATCTTTTTATATGAAATTTGGTAAAGTATAATAATTTTAAAGTATTTAAAAGATGAATCTATACTTTGGATAAATTATAGTTTAATAGTTAACATGTGATCAACTTAAAAGAATATAATGATTTATTATATTCTTCATGTATATTATGGTGTGAGCTTAATATATTTGGTCTAGATAATTTTGATATATTTACAAATATTTTTTGATGATTTAAATTCATATATTTAATGCATATATCAGAAGCAGATACTAAGTCTGCATCTGTCGCGCTTGTTATATATATGTTATAAACACCATTGAATTTGCATTTTTCTGGATTGGCTTCTGTTTTATTTATAAATTTATCCTCTGCCTCAGTTATTATTCTATTAGTCTGAAAGATTATTTCATTGTCATGCTTCAAACACTCAGTAATAATTTGTGTACCATAGACTATAACAATATTGGTTATTTTTAATAAATCTTTATAGATATTTTTTATAATATATGGGCATGTAGTTTGTATCTGTATTTGCAACATACATGCATCATAAAACTTTAAGAGTGTATATAAGTCAGATATAAATATTTTTTGTGAAGATGATGTTAGATATATATTATTCATTTTCAAAGACTTACATTTTTGTGCAGGATCACATTGAAAAGTTTCAGTTTCCATTTCATCATTTTGATTTGATCTGGAAGTTGAATCTTTATTTTTTCTATCTGGTTTTAATTTTGAATATATGCATATTTTTTTATTATATTTTTTTATACATTTCTTTTTGATTGTATATTTTTTTTTAATTTCTTTAATAGGTTTCATTGTTATGATATTTTTATGCTTATATTATAATTATAAAAATGATGTTAAATACACAATATTATTTAGAAAAAATATTTTATTCAATACACAGCAACCAATTAATACAATCTTATCTATAACTATATTTGCATAAAACAGTAAGAATAACAAATAAACAACAAAACACTATTGATAAACATGATATTATAGTAGTAAACAAAGAACTATCTTCTATATCCTTCTTAAGACCACTACTTGTTACATTCATTAAATGACTTTCAAATGAGGGAATAATTATACTAGATTTTTTTCTTATCTGTAAACCCCCAGATCCTATACATGTCATCAATTCACCATTGAAAGAACTATATTGATTTTTTTTAAAAATTATTTTTAAAGTTGCAGTGTATGTCCCATTACCATTTTTTCTTAATGATTCTTTGTTGGATGTATACACTTTATTCATAAATGATGCCACCACTGTTGGTTTTGGAAATGCTGTTACAGTGCAGGTAACATCCAATATATTTTCTATATATTTATATCTCAGATAGATCAGTGGATTCATATTAACTTTTATATGGTGGTCATATAAGTATTTTTCTGTATATGATTGAAAAATACAAGTATAAGTTCCTTGATCATTTATATTTTTTGGATAAAATAGGTAACAGGTTCTCAATATCTTATTTTTTAGAGTATTTTGAATATGACCATTTTTTACTTTAATTGGTCCTTTAGCCACATTTATATTTTTGGTAACATTTATACTGAAAATCGGTAAATTATATTTCACCCATTTAATTTCAGTAATATTTGTAAAAATCTCATGTTCGCAGCAAAAATCTCCCAATTCATTTAAATGTACATATGTAACAGCATTAATTAGGGTAATGATGTTCAACAGATATATGATACACTGCATACTGATATTTTATTGTTTTTTTTTTCATGTTTTAAACACATAGGAAATTACATCATAACCACAAGTATCTTTTCATCTTCAATGTTTTAACTTAGATAATACAGAAAACTTATGTTTATAGTCTCTACTTACACTATTATAAATAGGTAATTGATTTTCAAAACAAAGCATTGTACAAGCTCTAACAACTATTTCTTTTGGTCTTTTACTAGCATACTGAAAACATAATTTTGAAGCATATATATGTTCTACAGGAGTTGCTGTATACACAATCATGGTCTTAAAATCAGATGCTCTAAGAAATAGTTCATGAGTATGTATTTTATTAAAATTCCATATAGAGTCCGCACCTCCACGTTGGGCATTAATAAAGTCTTTAATGACAGATTTATCATGAGTGTGAGGTGGGGTATGACATAATTTAAAAGGTTGACTCACACTAATGTTTGATTTTGAAAGAAGTTCTCTTTGCAATAATTTTATATCATTAGCAACATCTTTTGATCTTGTGAAGTGTACCATAATAGAACAATTATAGGCAATTCCTTCACTGCATTTTCCATATACCCAGTCTTTTAATTTTTGTTCAGATAATGGTTTTTTAGGAATTTGTTTATATTCCAAGGCTCTATTTGTTGGACGAAATATTCTTTTATAATTTTTTCTGGAAAGTTTTTCACTTTGTGATTGAGAATTATCATTTGTTTGATTTGATGAATAGTGGATGGCACTGTCTGAGTCATTGTCATCATCATAGTCTATTGGATTTGGTTGTATTTTTTTAAAATAACATTTTCCAACATTTTTAGATTTTTCATCTTTAGGTGATGAATTTGATTTAGATATATCTTTATTTTTCAATTTTTCTTTTGATAATTCTTTTTTATGCGTTGTACTTATTTTTAAAGATTTTTTAGGTGATCTGTCTTTCACAGTCTTTTCTTTATGAGAATGTGAAGATGAAGAACCAGATCTTATAAAATTTTCTTTTAAAAATTTATTTTTTAAAAAATCAATATCTACTTGGTCATTTTTGATTTTTTTAGATAATGAGGTAGAATTGTCCAAATTTGTAGAAATTCTCAATTTTGGAATTTTAAATTCAGATGAGCGATTAGATTGAGATTTATGTACCAAATTACAGTTTACAGTTGGAGGTATGTGTTTCATTTTCTTTATGCATTTCTTGTATTCAGATACATTATTAGATACATTGGAATTTGATGAATATTTAGAAATTGAAACTGATCTGGACCTGGATCTAGAGACTGATCTGGATATTGATCTGGACTTAGATCTTGAGACTGATCTGGATCTAGATCTTGAGACTGATCTGGACCTGGATCTTGAGGCTGATCTGGACTTGGATCTTGAAATTGATCTGGACATTGATCTGGACCTTGATCTTGAAATTGATCTGGACTTAGATCTGAAGTCTGATCTGGAACTGGATCTGGAGACTGATCTGGACTTAGATCTGGAGACTGATCTGGACTTGGATCTGGAGACTGATCTGGATTTGGATCTTGATACTGATCTGGACTTGGATCTAGAGACTGATCTGGACTTGGATCTTGAAATTGATCTTTGTCTTGAAGCTGATCTGGATCTTGAACCTGATATAGACCTAGATCTTGACTTAGAACAAGACTTTTTTCTTGTTCTACTTCTTGATGAAGTTTGAGATACACTTTTTCTTGAACTATAAGAACTTGAACTTTCTGAAACTTTCCTCTTTTTTGATCTTACATGGGGTCTAAATCTTGGATCACAAACAAATTCTGGTATTAATAATCTTTGACAGTCAAAAGGTTCCAAATTTGTACTCAATCTATTCTTAAGATCAGACATAGAGCTTAATATAGCCTCATTGTTTATGGCAGGATCGAAAAAAGACATATTTGGTATATTTATATTTGCATTTGATGTATATTTAGTTGGCGATTCTGGTAAATAAATTTTTTTCATAGTAGATGAATCAGAAGTGTGTGTCTTATTTGAAGACTCAGATATATTTTTATTAGATTTAGATGATTTTGAAGATTTAGATGATTTAGAAGAATTAGATGATTTTGATGATTTAGATAATTTAGATGAACTAGATGAACTGGATGAACTAGATGAACTGGATGAACTAGATGAACTAGAACTGGATGAACTACAAGAAATAGAAGACTTACTTGATTTTGATGATTTCTTCTTTGATCTTGAACCCATGCTTGATGCTGAATTATTTGATGATGTGGAAAAGGATGATTCAGAACTTGAATCAGACATAGAGTTAGAATCTTTGTGCATATCACATGACAGCTTAACAGGTTCTTGAATATCCTTATTTATAATTTTATGTTTGTTTATTTTTTTAGTTGTACTCTTAATTTTTCTTTTCAAATTTTGTCTTTCTGATATTAATTTTGCATAACTTAAATCTTTAGATGGTACAACCGATCCAATATATCTCTTACTAGAAGAAGTGTCTCTGTGTATATACAATGTTGTCTTTATATGTTCTGTATTGGACATATTTGTCTCCACAGACTCTGTTTCTTCAATATTTTGTTGTTCAACAATAGCTGCAATTGGAGTGTTTGGCAGAGGCGATAATAGTGGACTTAATACAGTCAAATCATTTTCATTTGAAAGAACATCTTTCTCTGTAACAATTGATTGTTCTGGAGTGCTATTATTTATGATCTCATTAGAAAAAGATTCCATCTCTTCTGTTAGGGTAACATCAATATTCAGGGCCTTTTCATTTTCAATAGATTTCATGAATTCATCAAGTAATTCATTTTTTTCCATTTCATTTATATTTATTACATTAGGGGCAACATCTTGTTTTGATGTTGCATTTGATTCTGTAACATTTTGGTAAATATTGGGAGCTGAAGTAGGATCTGAATAGACTAATTCAATTAATTCAGGTCCAGCAGGTCTTTGATTGAAGTATATAGGCTTATCAAGGCAGACAGATTCAGGTCTTTGATAATTATTCTGAGTCTGATCAGTATGAGGTCTTTGGTAATTTGGGTTATAGTTATACCCATAATCTTTATTATATCTACCCCTCCTACTATAGGGTCTTCTATATGAAGAACTTCCTCTTGAGTAACCATCTTGGTATCTGTGTCTGTAGTTTTTTCTTTGATAATTAGGTGGCTTAAAATTTTGGTAATCAGTCCCTGAAACTGTTGGTTGATATGGTAACGAAGTAAAAGGTAACATATTATAATCAGTTGGTTGATATGGTTGATTATAATTATAATAATTATAACCACTGTAATTATATTGACCATAATATTGAACATATTCTTGTACAGGTTTGTTCTGTGGATATGTCTGCTGATATGCAGAATTATCAAACCCGGATACATAATTAAAAGTAGTAGGATCGGTGTACAATGGTGTGGCTCTACGAGGATCTCTATCACTTGTTTTTATATCATAATTATCCTGAGTTACTGTTTTTTGTTGTTCATTATGGTGTAGACCAGCTATCTTCATGGCTTGGTTGACGACGTCTCCTCCACCACTTTTTGTATTTTGTATATAATTATTGTCTATAAAATGAATATTAAATTTTATTGTTAAAATATATTTAAAATATTAACACAGATAAATATCACAATTGTATAAAATTTATCTGTGTGTGACACAAATATAATAAAAATATTATATAAATAAAAATTATATTTGATATATTTCAAATATTTTCTCATATATTAATTCATTGTAATATAATTTATATGAATAAAGATAAGTTTTTTCAAAAATCACAAATTATTAAATTTTATTTAACACTGTGGCTGTTTTGTTAAGAATTAAAAAATCATAAGTAACCACTAAGTTTCCTTTCTCATGACATCAAATAGAAATAAAGAATTTCTGTGGTTTTTAAGTTTTCTTTCTCACAGTTTTAAATATGCCATTTTTGGTAATTGGTTTTTTAAAAAAATAGGTAGAGTTCCTGTTTTCAACTCAATGTGCTGAGATCTAAGTATTTTTTTCAAAATTGTGGGTAACAGAGTTCCTGTTTTCAACTCAATGTGCTGAGATCTAAGTATTTTTTTCAAAATTGTGGGTAACAGAGTTCCTGTTTTCAATCCAATGTGCTGAGATCTAAGTATTTTTTTCAAAATTGTGGGTAACAGAGTTCCTGTTTTCAGCCCAATATGTTGAGATCTAAGTATTTTTTTTCAAAATTGTGGACAACAGAGTTCCTGTTTTCAACTCAATGTACAGAGATCTAAGTATTTTTCAAAATTGTGGGCAACAGAGTTTCTGTTTTCAGCCCAATGTGCAGAGATCTAAGTATTTTTTTAAAATTGTGGGTAACAGAGTTCCTGTTTTTCAGTTCAATGTGTTAAGATCTAAGTTTAAGATTGTGGGCAACAGAGTTCCTGTTTTTAACTCAATGTGTTGAAATCTAAGTATTTTTTCAAAATTGTGGGCAACAGAGTTCCTGTTTTTCAGTTCAATGTGCAAAGATATAAGTTTTTTTTCAAAATTGTGGGTAACAGAGTTCCTGTTTTCAACTCAATGTGCTGAGAGCTAAGTATTTTTTTCAAGATTGTGGGCAGCAGATTTCCTGTTTTAATTTAATACACTGAGCCCAATTCTTCTAAAGTGTGGGTAACAGATTCTGTTTAACTTACTATGTTGAGACTTTGTAAAAAATAAAAATTTGTGGGTACTAATTTTTCTATTTAAATTATGTTTTAAAAAAAAGAATTACACATTTATCATTTAATTTATTTATTAAAATATAAAAGTAACAATTTGGAATTATATACAATAAATTGAACATTTATGTAAAAAATACATTTAAGTTCCCACACATTTAAATTTTCACACATTTAAGTCTCTACACATGTAAGTCCCCCACACATCTATTCACTAAGTCCCCCACACACATCTACCCACTAAGTCCCCCACATATCTATTCACTAAGTCCCCCACACACATCTATTCACTAAGTCCCCCACACACATCTATCCACTAAGTCCCCTACACATCTACCCACTAAGTCCCCTACACATCTACCCACTAAGTCCCCCACACACATCTATCCACTAAGTCCCCCACACACATCTATCCACTAAGTCCCCCACACATCTATCCACTAAGCCCCACACATCTACCCACTAAGCCCCACACATCTACCCACTAAGCCCCACACATCTACCCACTAAGCCCCCCACACATCTACCCACTAAGTCCCCCACACATCTACCCACTAAGTCCCACACACATCTATCCACTAAGTCCCACACATCTACCCACTAAGTCCCCCACACATCTACCCACTAAGCCCCACACATCTACACACTAAGCCCCACACATCTACACACTAAGCCCCACACATCTACACACTAAGCCCCACACATCTACACACTAAGCCCCACACATCTACACACTAAGCCCCACACATCTACACACTAAGTCCCCCCACACATCTACCCAAAGTCCCTCACACATCTAAGTTTCCACAAATATATGCATTAATCCATATTTTTTACATATGTACAAATTTCATTAAATTTTAACTTATTTGAAGAGTTGGTGTTGTTCCACAAAGTGTTTAAATTCACTGTCTGTCATTTTTCTCAATGAATCAATTAATTCATTTTTGGTGTGGGGCACTGTATGTGTTGTGTCATCAGTCTGACTGTCATCTTTTTCATCAGAGTATTTTGGTCCCAAATTATTCTGCTTTGCTACTATGCTATCTTTAAGCAGGATGTTCAATTTAAGATAGCTTTCCATAAGAATTTTCCCAAAATTTTCTTTGGCCTCTGAAATAGCAGCATCACTGATGTGTTTATTTTTAAACTGTGTATTAAAAATGTGAGAAGCATTCAAAGTGAAATCCTTCATTTGTATTTTTTTCTTGGACATGGATTCCACTGAACTTTCATCCAAGAATGAACTTGTCTTAATTTTAAAATCATATGTATCAAGTTCTTTGTCTCTACAAATTGGAATTTTCAGAGGCTGTAGTTTGAACAATTTCATTTTTTTCACATCCTTAATGTCTGGTTCCTCCTCAACAAATTTCACTTTATCTTCATTTTTACTTCTTGCCAAGGAATAGTACAGTTTTATTTCCTTACTGTAATAGTTTCTATATGGATTTCTAATCCATGAAACATCTGTGACTGGTTCATCTTCATCCTCATCTGGATCAATTGTAAAATCAGAATCTGATGAATCAGATGAGTCAGACTGATCATCATAATCATCCTGGTCACTCTCATCCTGTGACTGTTTATCATCTTGATCACTTTCATCCTGTATCTGCATATCCTGGTCACTCTCATCCTGGTCACTCTCATCCTGCATCTGATCTTTATTTTGGCACTGACTCTGTCCCTGGCTCTCACTCTGTCCCTGGCTCTCACTCTGTCCCTGGCTCTCACTCTGTCCCTGGCTCTCACTCTGTCCCTGGCTCTCACTCTGTCCCTGGCTCTCACTCTGTCCCTGGCTCTCACTCTGTCCCTGGCTCTCACTCTGTCCCTGGCTCTCACTCTGTCCCTGGCTCTCATTATGTGTTTCACTTGTATTTTGATGACCTTTACTTTTCATAATTTCATCATCCTGTTGGCTTTTACTTTGTTGTTTTTTAATTACAGCCTGGGACTCAGATGCCTGTGAAGTACCCTGTCTCCTTTTTCTATTTACTACATATGGGACAGAGTCACTGATCCCTTCAAAAGGATCTTCTGAAAGTTTGTCAGATTCAATCAATTCTTGTGACAAGATTTCAAAAGCAGAGTCAGCTTTGTCAGAAGCATATTGTGACTCATTTTGTCTGTATTTGTCTAAGTTCATTTTTTTCATTCTACTTTCAATCTCTGCCTGTTTTTCTATTTTCATTTTTTTGAAAGTCACATTTTCATTCTCAGTCTGTGTCTTGCGTTTGACCATCACTGGATTTAAATGATACACTTGTGATTCTACAGCGTGGTCAGAGAGCATGGAATCAGAGCTCCCTTTGGCAGCCTTTTCCTTTGGTGTCAACAGACAAAAGTCTAGTTCACTTTGTGAATTATCCACCTCAGGTGCAAGCACCTTCAGGTCCAGAACAGGCTGTTCTTTAGATTGTTGTTTGCAAATATTCTTCCAATAGGAGGGATAATGCCACACAAAGTCTAAGACAGGTGGGTCAGTCTCTGCCACTGCCCCTTCCTCCTCATCACTTACCACAATAGTGGCATTGTCAGAGCACTGTTGTTCTGACTCTTGGGTCTGAGGACAGTCTTGTTTATTTTTTTTGAGATTTTTATGCTTGGGAATGAAAGGATCAGAGTCTGAAGACTCAGGGGAAGTGTATGACTTAATTTCTGCATCAGACACACACATAGAGTCAGTGTCCAATTTTCTGCACTTTTCCAAGATTTCAGTGAAATCAGAATCTTGGAATTCCTCTGAATTGTCATAGATAGGAGAAGAGCACTTTAATTCTTTCATCTGTGTGAACAAATCTTTATGGGATGGGATTTTAATTACACCAAATCTCACAAAATCTTCCTCTGTCAGATTCATGCAAATGTCCCTCACAGCTGCTACCATCATTCTGAAAGTGGTGCCCACATTCAATGGTGTCTCATTTATGGAATACAAACAACTATATGAGCTCCATGACAGCATGCATGACACAATTACTTGTGCTGCTTCCATTAAATTCATAAGATTTTTGTGTAAATTATACACAAAATCATTGGTGTTAGCAATGACCAATTGTCTCATTTGGTCAGTTATTGCTGTGAGCAATTTATTTTTTTCTCTGTTGTTTCTTGACATATGTTCACTGTACTCTTTTTCCAGAGATTTGAATATTGACATGGCCTCCAGTATAACATTTTTTGTCTTAAATTTGGTATTGTGGGCAACATCAGAATGGTACCAGACCCCACATTTTGAAATAGCCCATCCAAGGATGTTTCCTGTTGGGACACACTGACTCAAACTCCTACATTGTCCAGCAATACACATTTTGATAATGTTTTTGTTTTTTGTTTTCAAATTTTTGGCATCTTCAGCCAACACAAACAGCATCTCTAAGATCACCCCATTAAAGATATTGGATGCATAAGCCAGCCCCCTCTTCACAAATTCAGCAAACAGAACTTTGTCCCCTGGTTCAATTAATTCATTTTCATACATTTTGTAATTGATGAAACTATTCATCATTATGAGATCTAATTGATTAAATTGTGTAATTTGTTCTATGGACAATTTGACAACATTTTCTGTCAGTTCCAGGAGCTGGTCAGATGTTTTCAGGATGTTCTCTTGTAAGTGAATTAGTTTGGCTTCATTATTATCTTTTAGATGACGTAAATAGCCTCTTATACCATCTCCCAATATTTGAGCTACAATTAAAAAAAATCTATATTGTAGATATCATTTTTGTGTGAATCAAGACATTAATAATTAAAAATAAAAATTTGACCTACCTGCAAGCTGTTTTTTCTCTGGGTCCTCATCCTTTAAGTCTCTTAGTAATCCATCAAAGTTGGTTCCCTCAGGTGCCGGAGGAAATGGAAAATTTCTGTACAGCATTGAGGATTCAGAAAAATCACTCTGTATGCTCTCTCTCAAGACTTCTGAAATAGTAGCAACTATTTCTGGGTCTGGAACAATTCTGTGTGAATTTAAAAAAATACTAAGTCTCTATACTTCAAAATTTGGGTCAAAAAAAAATCTTACTTTTTTAACACCACATACCTGGGTTGGTCATTTCCAAGAGTTTCAGCAGTAACAATTGTGGGGTTTGTGGTCGATGTGGTTGGTAGAACAGGGGTGTTCACTTGATTTTTGTCCATAATTTTAGGTGTGTCTGTTTTTCAAAAGAATCCAGAATCATATAAAAATCTTACAAACAGTGAAATGTTTCATATTTTTGACTCTTTATCTAAAAATTACCACATTTAAAAATGAGTTACAGAGAAAGAAAGTGTATGAGAAAAAAAAATCGCATCATTTTAATCTCTGTCCTGTTGGGATGTGCATTACTCATATGTTTTGGATTAATAGTGGAATTGGTAATAATCAAACAGGGTAAAAATAATCCAATATATGAAATAGTACTTGATGTGAATGAAAGTACAACGATTGGATATGAAAATATTATCACTGATGAAACATATGTTACAAATACTGTTTCCATTTCAGAATATACAAGTATACCAAACAAGGGTAAGTTTTTATAAGTACAAAGATTATTTGAATTTTTATATTTAAGAAAAATATCTTTAATTATGTATTTTTATTTTTAGAATCAAGATTTGATGAGACAAATTCATCAAATATAGAATCTTCTTCAAATAAGTGGATTGAAGCAGTCAGTACAGTTTTCAGCATATTATTCATTTTTGTATTATTACTGACCATTATGATTTGCCAATCATGGTGTTCAGGAGATGAAAAAGACAATAAAGAAGAATCAAATACAAAATTTCAAGAACATACTACCAATTATGTGACTGTTAAGAATGCAGAAGATGAAGATCTTGAAATTATTACCATTCTTGAGTAACTATGTGTTCAATTTTAAATAATTGTTTCTAAAAAGTCTGTGTGGGAAAATAAAGTACTTTAGAAATACCAATGTATAATGTATTATTTAAAAAATAATAAGACTTACCTCTTCAATCGGTAAATGAAGAATAATCTTCTGCAGCCAGTATTGGCAAGAAGCTTCAGTCCCACTCGTCTAGCAGACAAGACTGTCAAACAACAGACAAAAGACAGCAGTTTATATATCTTAAGGGGTGGTGACAATAGGCAGGAAATTGCTACGTTTACACCGTGTCATTTATGTGAAAAGTACAAAATTGCATATTTTTATCTAAATTCGGGAAATTTGCGGGTTTTGTGCGTCATGGAATTGTGACATTTCAATAGAAAAAGAGAAGAACAAAAAAAACCACAAAGAAAAACACTATCTTCTTTTGAAATTTGTGGTCAAAAGTTACACGTGGCAAAACCATAATGAGTAACAGTCTGTTCTTTCTTTTGAAATATGTGGTTAAAAACAAGAAGTGCTAAACCGCCAAAAATAACAAGATCCACCTATCTTTTGAAATATGCGGTTGAAAAATGAAATGTCAAACCACACGCATCCTGTTATGTAAACTACCATATGTAAGTTTCATTTCATATTTTATGTAAAAAAAATAACTAATATAGCAAAAAAATTGCTATACTTTCATTTATATTTTTATTACCAATTTTCCCGGATTTGATATAAAAATGTAATATTTAATATATAAATTAAAAATATGGTCTATTGTTTGATGTTTCTGTCCAGATGTATTTTTATGGGATATTTTAATTTTATAAAATTGTAATTTAATTGTCCAGATGTATTTTTATGGGATATTTTAATTCTGTAAGAGCTTGTCCAATTGTCATTTGGGATATTTTAATCCTATAAAAATTTAACCACCAGCTGTATTTTTATAGGATATTTTAATTTTGTAAAATTTAATCGTTCAGCTGTATTTTTATGGGATATTTTATTCTTGGAAAAAATTTAATTGTCCAGTTATATTTTTATAATATAATTTAATTAAATAGGAATTTATATAACTGTCTATTTTTAATAAATTCATTTTAATTATAAAAATTTAAAATTCTAGTTATATTAAAATAACTATTAATATAAATACTATTATATTGTTAATGGAATATTTTTATAAAAATATGGAAAGATGTAAAAAATGATAACTAAGTAATTCTACTAGTTTCGATTTACTTAAGTTTCCATATGTAGAAATTTTAAGTAAAAAACAGGATATGTGGTGTAGTCATGTGCCAGGAAATTGATGATGCATGCATACATTAGTTCCTTTTTTTTTGCATATAAAAAGCACAGTGTTTTTCAACCATCACACATTTCATCGCTGGCCAGCGAGAGACATACGGTCGCTCTTCATAAAGATAGCAGTAAATCTTGAAAGTTCTTTTATCTGGTAAGTTTATTTTTTATCATTTTACTAAGATAAATTATTTTAAATTATATATTATATAAATAATTTTTATTTTTTATTATAGAGTTGTGTTAAATCAGCTATCTTCAATCAAAATTTTCTACATATCCAGTCATCAACAGGTATTTAAATTTTAATTTATATCATGAAAAATAGTTTATTGCGTCTTACAGATTTTATTTATAAATAGATGTTAAAATTATGCCTATGTATAATAGGCATATGTGATATTGGTTTTCCATAGTCTTTTTTTTTATTTTTATCTAGTATGGATCGATCTCAAGGTCTTAATACCAATCAACATATGGAGTTGTCTGGACAAATAACACCGCTACAAATTTCAAATAATTATCCTCAGATATCAAATTATGAATCGCGTGAAAATATAGATAATTTAACTTATTCACACCATAGTGAAGAAAATGTAATTAATAATGCAATGATACAAGATTCTTTTAATTGTATTTATACGGGAGGGTTGCAAACGACTTGGGACCAGTATCAGGCTATTAATTATGAACAATCTCAAGATAATGTAAATGTTCAATATTCAAATTCTGCTTTTAATGAAAGTGCACACAATAATACTTTTACTCACTATACTGAAACAAATGTAAATTATTTTCCGACTGATGCACCATCGACTTCTTTGGACGTGCGGACACCTAACTATAATGAGCAATATAATCTATCATTTATGCCTCAATATATGAATAATGGTGACCAGAGTATTTCATATTCTGAGGTTCAGAATTATTTACCATCAACAAGTACAGATAGATTAAACCATATGAATGAAGATGGTTTAATGCACACAATGAATGAATCTGTACAACAAAGTTCAAATACTGTGATAGACTCCCCTTTACTTCAAGTATCAGATAATGTAGATTCTGATTCAGAAGAAAGTGTCACCTCTGTTACAAGGGCACCTATTTTTAAACAAACTATAGATGCCTTTATCAATAATGAAAAACAAAGTGGTGACGAAGAAGTAAGTCAAGAAGAACCACCAAAGAGTGTAGCTGAAGTATTAAGGAACCATATCATACAGAAAGAATTTTCACCTGAAAAGGGGCTGGTTCAAAAACTTGGAATTTTTAAGACTCAAGAGCAAGAAAAAGGAAAAGCAAAGGAAAAAACTAAAAATATAATTACTGATCGTGAAGAGCGTGAAGAGCGTGAAAAACAGCTGAAACGCAAAGTTGCAGATGTGGAAAAAGTCATTAGTTGTGAAAAACTGGAGGAATTAAAAAAAAGGAAAATAAGTAAAGACTGGTATAATACTCCTATAGACTCTTTGAAACCATATAAAAAAATAGAATGTTGGTCTTCAGAATCTATATTTTTATTTGCGGCCGCTTATTTTGCAAAATTTACAGAACATCCTGTTGCTAGACGAGAAATGGATTATTGGAGTGTGATAACATCAAGACAAAGATCCAGCACCAATTATAGAGATACTTTAGGCAAAACCAAAGACACAGCAGTGGGGGATTCTGATTATTTAATAAAAAATATTCTCAGTAATTTTTCTACTCTAGGTGTTTTGCCTAGATATTATAAATCAGACCCATCTAAAGTATATGGGTATCCTAGACCATCTATCAATGTACCCGAATTATTCATCATGTTGCAAAATGCTGCATGTAGTTTAAAAAATTATGAAATAATTGATTTTGAAGTATTGCCAGTTAATGAGGTTGCCACAACATTATATGCAAATACCTATGGGTATTCGCACACTTTTGTTGCTCGTTTGACACCCACACATGTTTGTGATCAAATTTGTAAATTAGAGATGGACTACAGGGGGGAGTCAATCAATATAACTTTAGATACAGTAAATATAAAACATGGTGCACCTATTAAAATAAGACATCCTTTTAGATTTTATATGGGGAAGTATGCAGATAGGTTATATAAAGTAATTTCTATTATGTTGATGCGGATTAATGCCGCAGCTTTAGTTGGTGCTGAAGAGTTAGATAATTTTTTGGCAGCTAACCATAATACATATATACCTCTTTCTCATCCATTTAGAGCAGTATTAAGACTATTAGAATCAAGTGTGATAACTAATACTATTCCTATGGATTTTTTGCGCAGTGCTTTCCCGCTACCTAATGGTTGGATAAAACCCCTTGGTGTGATAGAACAACAAGTTTACTCAGATAGTCCAATATTAAATAAGTTATGTGTTCCTTTAGATGCTGTAATAATTATAATGTTGTGTCAAGAAGGGTGTGTGCTTAGTTATGTGTTTAGACCATCTAATGTCCATTTTCATAAAATGTATTATTTGGCCAAAAATTTAGATGAATTTGTAAATGAAGGTCTCTCTCACTGTAATGCTATTTATTATGAACGGTGTGCATATCCTGGCGTGATACAGGATTTTAAATTTGATGTATTGGCATCAAAAATGACCGATCTTGCTAATTTTACATTAGCTAGAAAATATTTTAATAAATTATGGTTCACTATAAATGGTATACCTGGAAGGTCTGGAGATAGGGTATTTCAAATGTGTGATCCCGCCAATCCAGTTGGTAAAGAATATTTACCTTATGATGGTCAATATAAACTAAACAATATTCCTCTTTTTATATTTGCATTTATAACAAGTAGTAGATTTGAAGATATAGGAAATGCCCATCTGTATGTAGCTGTAGATGAGGCACTTCGTATTTATGGAATTTGTCCTAAAACAGGCAAAATCAGGTTTCTCTGTTGCAATATGGAAGTTTTTTCTAAAATTGGAACCAGACCGATGTATTTTGATTATGAAATTAGACATATTTCTAGGATAAATCAAGACCCAGAATTTTATTTTAACCAATTTAGACAAGCACCAACCATATGTAATTTAACTGATATATCAACAGTGTTTTTGCCAAATGATGACTCAACTACAACCTCCGAATTATAAAATTTATTGATTTGGTTTAGTGTTATATATTACATATCTGTGTTTCTGATCGAAGTTTCCCATATTTTGATACTGTTCCACAAAACGTGATTCAAAACATAATGTAAAATCTTCTGTAAGCTTGTTAAGAACACTTGAGTATGTTTTGTTCTGCCATATTTTTTCACTGTAAAAAAAAATAAAGTTTTTTTATAAAATATAAAAACATTTGAATCTTTATTATTTTATAAAACAGTTCTTACTCAAATAGGCCATTTAGTTCTATCCATGGTGGCGATATAGTTTTTTTTATTGGCATTGCGCTGGCATCATCCGCGTCAGGATATCTTTCATCACAAACTTGAGTATCATGTGTCAGTTTTCTAAAAAAAAAACAAGAAATTAGTATATATTCTTCTTTTAAGTTAAATTAATTTAATTTAATTATTAATACTTACGGTATTCCTTCAATACATGTATAATCATCAACAACAGTATCTAATTCTGTTAAGTCGGAGACGCTTTCTATTGTAGAACAACAGTCCTTTTCTTCATATGATGTGTCAAATATTTTTTTACATTGTGATACAAAGTAAATATTTATAACAAAAACAATTATAATTTTGAAAATCATTATTTATTATGATTTCTTAAAAAAAATTATATATAAACAAAGGTTTTAATATTTATTTAATAGTTACAATGTTAGGCACAGTTGCTTTTGATTGTACTAATGATATATAAGGAATTCTACATGCCCGTTGATTATAAGAATCGTCAGCATAAAGAGAAGGGCGTACAGTAACTGCTCCTCTAAATAAGACTGCTATCCCACTTGCGTCTTGTTCTGTATCTCCTTCCAAATTGACGCTCTCTTTACTGAAAAAAAAAACAATAATTAATAACAAGAAAAATAAAATTAAAAATTCTTAAAAAACTTTACTTACCAATATGATTTGGTGTCGTATAGCGTAGGTATAGAAATTTCTCGATATATTGAAGAAGTAATTTTTTTTGGGTTGGCGGATAAATCATACCATAATGCTCCAATGATTCCAGGATCAAGTGCCCTATAAAAAAATTTCATTAATATATAAAAATATAAAAACATTTACAAATAAATACTTAAATACTTACAAATATGTATTCAGTTTGGTATAATAACTGGTTCCCGCTTCTTCAAGTAATACATCAGCAATTGATCTGAATGCCAATCCAACTAGAGCTTCAGATGATACAACATGCCTAAAAAATAGTCTCATTAAATATAAATACAAATACCAACATAAATAAGAAAAATTAAGTGTAAAATATAAAAATACCTACTTAACTGCTTTCTTGATTTTACTGACTCTTTCATCAGCGCTAGGCACACAAAATAATTTTCCATATGTTGTGTTGAACCTTAAAAAAAATAGATTTAAGAATCTATACACAAATATTAAAATAACAACCGTAAAAATTTTAAATATACTTACACTGTAGTTTCTACAGGACATTCTTTTGATGCAGAAACAGTGTATATATCTGTTATATGTTGCCAAGGATATATAAAATGTATTTTAGTATTTGCTAATTGTAAATTTAACCACGCATATTCTTTTGGAAAGCAACATACTTTTGCATATTCCATGATTATTTTTCCAGTATCAGAATCTTTTTGTACAGTTTTTTCTTGTATTTGATAAGATGCATGAAATTTATATAAGGCATCTAAATTATTGCTGTGTTGTATATCTCTTCTAAATTTTTCCAATGTAAACATTTGAGATAGATCGGCACAGTTTACAGATTTATTTGTACTTTCATCAGCATTAGGGTCAAACATCATATATTTTAATTTAAAACGAAGAGTCACTCCCACAGTTGTGGGAACATTATCAAATTTTGCATATAACCCCATAGTACATAATTTATCATTTAAAGTATAATTTTGAAATATTGTTCTTTTTAATGATTTAGGGCGTAATGTGGCACCCAACAAAATATGTTGAGGCTGCATCATTGTTGTCCAATATTGAAATGTATCTCTTCTAGAGATAAAATTATCCCAGGCAAATTTTAAATAATAAGATCCAAAAAATTCAAGAATTTCTCTTAAAGTTTTTTGGCTATATTCTTTTCTGAGTTCACTGATGTATTCTTCAGATGCTTTATCATCATATTTCAAATTATTTGGCATACATATATATCCATATTCACCAAAAAATATATTTTTACTATCTCGATATTTACCACATACACATTCATCAGAATTGTCAAAATTATTTTTTGAATAGGTACATACATTTACATTGGTAAATGTGACACCTTTGCTGTGTATATTATATACATATTTACTTATTTCGGTATATAGATTGGCAGTGACAGCTGGTAATATAAACAAAATAAGCAACATTTTTGCTCATGAATTACAGAAATGGCTTTTTTTACGAGTAAAAAATGTCACGTAAATACTTATTTTTGTATTACAGAATATTGGGTAAAGAGATATAAATATGGCCTTACCGATAGGACCAACCGCGTTCGCCACGAGGTATTATAGCTGGTTGTTCGAATGCAAGAATGGAGGCAACTTAGATCTTGACAGAGTTGTAGATAATGTCAGAGAAAGAAATGATTTGGAACATCCCATGCCCTACCCAAAGACACTCTGCCTGCGGTATGCTGATGACACTTACGCTCTTTGGGCCTTTTCTAAAGTCAAGGCGTTCAACGCGCTCGGCATTGAGGGAAATAGTGAGTGTCTTACATTTTTTAAATACAATTTTTGGGGGGGACGAGAATTTAATTCTCAAGTAAATATGTCCCTATCCCTTTTTTTGATCATAGGTCTGAATCCACGAGCTTTTGATATCCCACCAGAGAAAGAGAGTCAACCGCTAGTACCGCTCGGGGCATTGGTTAAAAAGGATGATCACGGTAGAATGAGGAGAGTTAAACCTAGGACGAAGAAATGCGCCATGTGGTGCGGCTATACAAGAAATCAATTGGCCGCCTGGCAGGCAAAAAACACTGGCCTTGTACTGTTAGTGGGGCATAGCGGGGCCGTCTATGTGCATGATATCTTTGACACCAAAGTCCACATGGTGGCGCCAAACATAGTATCCTTCCTAAAGCTAGGGCTTAGACTGTGGGACCCGGCGTACATACTCGCCAAAGAGCAGAAGGGGAAAGGGACCTACATGTTTTTTGTGGACACGGCCTTGAACTCTTCCCCCTATTGGAAGAGGGCCTTCAAAGCCCTGGAAAGTAACAGGAACAAACTGTCTAGAGCTCTGGCGGTGGACGAAGACGACCACACGTCAGATGATATCCAAAGTTCCTGTGATCAAATTAAAATGATAGATCTGACCAAAAACCTGTCCTCGAGCCACGGTCCTGGTAGTGCATATTCATCTGTTCGCTCTGAGTCTGTCGTCTCTAACACAGTCAGCGAGCTCGACAAGGATGATTTGTCAGATAGCGACTTTGAAGAATTCACAGAGATCACTCAGTTGAACGTCTGGCTAAAGAGCGTAAACAAGCAGTTGCAGAGAGCTGAAGCCCTGGACATCCCTGACAGTGACAAAGAGAACGAAAACAAGGAGACTGCGCAATACGCAGACCAAGAGGGTGAACCCGGACCTCAGTCCGCGACCCAGACGCAGGCCACAGCCATCCCCAATCAGAAGTGCGTGCCCGTATCGGTCATTGTCAGTAACCCTACGTACAAACCCACTCAAGAACAACCCGAGCCTAGGACCGAGGTCATTACCATCAGCAGCACCACCACAGACGATGACAGCAACGGCGAAGAGGGGGGTGGCGGCGCCACAGGTGGAAGCGGGGTAAATAAAATGGGCTATGAGATCGCACAACCGCAATCAAAGGTACCTGGGGGTCAGCTCTATTTGTACGAGTACATCTCGGAGACCGAAGAACTCGACCAGGAGGAAGGAGGAGATGGAGAGGGACAAGGAGGAGATGGAGAGGGACAAGAAGGAGAGGGACAAGAAGGAGGAGAAGACGACGAAGATGATGAAGACGACACTCACAGTACGGGACTGAAGTACGAAGAGGACGATGATGTCACTGACCCCACCTGGGAGCCCTACGGTCCTAAGAAGTCGAAACACAACTGGGTCGCCGAAGGGAAGAACCCCGTGCTGTGGGACCGGTACCAAGTGCGATACGTCACCAAAAACAAGCCCGCCTCGGAGAAGGTCGCCCGCAAGACGATGCGGACCGCGGACTGCCCGCGGCCGTCCAGACGGCGGCGCAAGAACACCGATGGAGCGGAGTGTGAACAAGACCCCCGACCCGAGTCCCTCTCCGCCACAGCCACCGCCACCGCCACCCGGAGACCAAAAAATCAATCCGAACGGGGGGACGCGTCCGAGTCGGGATCGGAAACGGAGCCCCTCCCCATCGACTACTCCAAGACCGGCCCCCGGGACGCGCCGGACTCAGACCCCGAGGACGAACCCCGTCTGCCTCCGGACGCCCAGCCGAGGCCCGCGACCCCCACACCGGCCCCACCACCGCGGCCCGACTCGGACCCCGACGACTCCATACCCACCCACGGTCCCTTCGCCACCCTGCTCCCCGCCGGCCGTGACGACAACGGTGAGCGCGTGCCCCGCGACATATACTACGGGGGGCCCAAGGTGCTGCCCCGCAGGGCTGGCGGCTCCGAGTCTCTCATAGGCGCCTTCTCCAGGGCGCACGCGCGCGGCGTCGACGAGTTCATGAACATACACCGTCTGCACCTCGGCGCGCAGTTCGTGCTCCGACACCCCGTACACCGCAGGAGGACCACCTTCTCCTTCTGGGACCCCCGCAGGCACGCCAACACCACCATCTGCGACAGGCAGATGGACAGGCTCAAGCAGAAGATGGCACAGGCTACGCCAGACGCGCTGTGGCGGGTCTTCGCCATCGGGGGCAGGGAGCCCTACCTCACCTGGGCCGTCATCACCGCTGACGCCGTGCTCGCCTACCTGCCCTGCGCCAACATACTCTGGAGGATGGCTGACTCCTTTGCACACCTCGCCGTGCACGGGGGGCTCCTGCTGCCCTTCTCCACCCACCACAACCGCGTGCTCGTCAACCTTGAACCTGGCGAGGAGCTGCTCGAGCAGGAACACCCCCTTAAGAAGTACTGGAGCAGGATGGCCGCCATCACATATTTCGCCAAGGGCACCAGGCCGCACATATACTCGCACGTCGTATACTGAACGCCCGCCCACCCTCCGCAACGCGCAGCTCGCACGATCCTACCCGCGCCGCGCGAGATACAAAAAAAAACTATTTTTTTTTCGCGCGCTCGGACGCTTAGAGTTCAAATAGGCCTGTTTTCAAATCCAAAATTTTCAAGGGGGGGCCTTTTTTTTACCCCCCGGGCTTAAAATTTGGCTCAACTTCCGGTTCGATCCTGCTTCCCGAATTTTTTACTTTCGTTTTCGCCTCTCCTGGGATACTGTGACCACGCCCATTTAATATCCATGTTTCCGTTTCAGCCCTTTAATTGTCAGTATTATTCAGCGGGTCGAGTCCCGTTATTGCACTGGCCCACACGCGCCCCCTATCGGTCAACTGTGTTCGCACTCGCCACGCCTCCACCACGCCCCCGCTAACTCTCCGCGCGCCGCACGTGTGTGTCTGCATATGTCCTGTCCCCGTTTTTTTGGCGACCCTCCAGCCGATCCTTGTCTGGCATTTACCTGGCCGCTGTCCAAAAATGATTGATACGGAGCAATTTTTGGAGTGCGACCACGGTCACTGCCACACAATCGCAATCTCTGGGAACTCCGCGGATTTGCGCCCTCTGGTGGCGGTGCGCTTTTCGTTTTTCGTGTTTCGCGCGCTTTTCTGTCACCATGGAGATGGTCCTCTACCTTCGCCTCCTCCGTCACCATGGCAACCACTCCTCCCCCTCCGAGCCGCCCGGGTCACCACCGTCGTCTTGATCAGAACGCCGCCCGTTAGGCTCGGATGCCCCCTAACGGGTGTCGCAATGATCAAGACGGCACCAGTCTCGGCGGCCGCTCCCCTCCCGTGCGTCAGTGTGTCAGTGTCAGCGTGTCGGTGTCGGGTCTCGTGTGTCCCCTCCCTCGGTGTGAGTCATTTCTCCTCCTCTTACTCCTCCCCTCTCGGCCCCTCCCCGACTCCTCATCCATCACTGACCGCCGCCGCGACCTCCGCTCGTCAGACACTCGCGCCGTCATCTCACGGTCGAGAGGAGCAGACTCTGGACTTTTTACAAAGCAGAGACAGAGACTTTTTAACAAAAAAGAGAGACAGATTCCAGATCTGGTACTTACCGCTTAACGGTAGTTGCTGCCGCCGCTGCTGTTGGACGCTCTGCCTGACCGCGAAACCCTCTGTTTTCTCCCCCTCTCGAGGATGTCTATGGTCCGCCGCGGTCGCCGCCCCTCCCAGGTCCTCGCCAACGCCGCCAGGGGCTCTCGCCGCCGCTCCCCCCGCCGAGCCGGGGAACCGGAGCTGTGGCGGGCCTCCGCCTACCAACAGCGGGAGGACATCCGGACCTCGTATGATTGGTTGCACCACGTCTCGACTACGGACGGGGTCAGCGCCCTGCGCGCCACCCTGCTACGGCGTGGGCGCATCATGGCCGCCCCCTGGCCCCCCAGGTGGAGCGTGCACGTGGAACCGGACGCCTACCGCCAGCGCCTGGCCCTCAACGCGGTGCCCGAGTCCTGTTTCCGTATCGGCTGGCCGGCCGAGTCCGGGCCCACCGACAAGATGGAATCTCTCGGTGCGGATGCTCTTCCCCTGTCTTCCCCTCCCTAAGTTTCCCTTTCCCCCTCATCCCTCCCCCACCCCACTCACCAGTTTCGTTTCTGCGTGTCTGTCGTCAGCGGTGTCTCATGTGGTTTTATCATCCGGTGTTGTTCCTCTTTTTGGGGTGTCCCGTGACTATGTTCCCCCTAGGCGGGTGGGAGGGGAGAGACTTGTGTGGTTTTTCTGCAGAAAGGAAAAAAAGACTTGTTTTTCAATTTTGTCCCGGAGACCGCTCTTGTCACTTTTGGCCCCGAGTCGGTCTCCGCTGTCCGTGCTCTGCTCTCCTCTCGCTCCCTCCCGTCTCCCCGTGAGAATTTTTCCTCTGTCTTCCCCCTCCCTCCGCGTCCCGCATCCTCATCCGCTATCGTGTCTCTCGCTACCCAGGTCTGAACGTGCACCCATTCAAGTGCTGTGGGGACATCGAGTATTTCTACCCGGTGGGCTTCATCGTGCCTCCCCCCGAGCGTGACCAAGGCGTGTTGCAGATATGGGAGCGGAACCGTCCCCTCACCTCGGAGGGCATGATCGACCTGACGGGCGAGGACGAAACCGAGGCGCCGGACGAGGGCGCGGCAGGGGTCGCGGGCGCAGATCCGCCCCCTCTGAAGTTCCCGCGGAAGGTGGAGGCCGTGCCGCGCTGGGGCGAGGTGTGGAAGCCCATCCCGCGCAGCCTCCCCCCGGAGTCGGGGAGCTCTTCGGAGCTCTGCGAGGAGCGGTCGCTGCCGCGCAGCGGGGGCGTGGCAATCGATCCCCGCGGGGGCGTGGCCGTGCGGCGGACCCGCGGCCCCACCATCTTGGACCCCCAGACGTCGCCCCCGGCCCCTCCGGCGCATCGTACGCCGCCGCCGCCCAAGTTCGACCGGGGGACACTGGAGTCGGTGCCCGAGGTAGGGGTGCGCGTGCGCACGACCAGGTTCGAGGTGCCCCCGCACCCAGGGCCCGTCAGGGTGTTGCTCCGCGATTCCTGCGGGGGCTACTGGTCCCACAACCTGAGCCTGCACCGCCTGTTCTACCTGGCGCGCAACACACACGAGCTGATCAGGATAGGGTTCCATCGGGACACTTCCATCCACCTACAGCTGGGGGCGTCCGACCCACACACCCCGGGGATTGTGGTGTCACAGTTCCCCCCGCTGGGGTACGCGTGCCTGGGCTCGGGGCTGAGCCGTCCAGTGTGGGACGCGTGGAACTGTGTGACGAACCAGGCGCCCCTGCCCTCGTGGAAGATGGCGGTCGACCACGTGGTTCAGACGGCGTCGGACCTGAACCTGTGCAGCGAGATGTCTGGCGACGGACGGGCCATCTTCCGACTCAAGTTCGCGTGCGCGGACGAGGTGCGCAACCGCAACCCCTGGCTCTACCGCACGTTGGAGAGGGACTTGGGCCGCGACCGGCGCGTGAAGCGGTGGACGCCGGTGGCGCTGGCCACCCTGGTGCGCGGCACGCTGCCCCTGGGCGAAAGCGCCACGACGGCATGGATCCTGCTGACGGAGACGGGCGCCCTGATTGGCGTGTGGGAGGGGACGGGCCACCGGGCGCACCTGGCCAGCCGTCTCCCCGAATTCTGGCACGTGGGGCTGTCCCACCTGTGGCTGCATCACCAGTGGTGCCTCCCGTTTGCCACCCGTCCGGGGGAGACTGGCCACCCCTGCCCTCAAGGAAACAAGTGTCGGATGCGGCGGCTGCAGGCCACGCTGGAGGAAACCGCGCCCCCGGACTCCTCCACATCGCAATCCCGCCGGGAGCGACCCTCATCACCCCGCCCCGCAGCCTGTGGAACGAGCGCCCCCCCGCGAGAAGCCCCGTCCCCCTTAAGAGACACGCGCCCCCCGAAGAAGAGGTTTTCGAGCTCGCCCCCGACAGCCTCCGGCCTGACCCCTCAACGCAAGAGACAGAGGACGCGGGGCCCGGAACGGTACCCGGAGACGGAGCCGGAATTCCAGGCAACGCCCCCTCATCACTCCGCCTTCCGAAGAGTCCCGCCCTCGACCACTCCCCCGGAGCACCGCCCCCCGACACCAATAAGACAGGCGACCTCGGGGGAGCCTCAGACGGCCAGTCTCTCGGCGGAGGAGAGGAGGCTGCGAGTGCAGAGGCTGGACGCGCTGCTGCAGGCATCGAGGACGGAGCCGGAGACGAAGATGTCCCTCGCGACGGAGGCGAAGACGGCGACAGTATACCCACTGGCAGCGGTCCCAGTACCCCCACCCCTTTCGGAGCCGTGTCCTTCGAGAGCGCCCTGTCCTGCCTGCCCGCCGATGACAGCAGCAGCGGAGAGAGCGGAGGTACGCGGGGGTCCGGTGACATCTTCGCGAGAATGCCCTCTCCTTTCCGGCGCGGACCCCTTCCGTCCGTTACCGCCGCCCACCTACGGACCACCGGTCTGCGTCTGGCCAGAGCCGCCCTCGGCGTCGCTGACGCTCATCCCCCAGACGACCTCGGGGACGGCCTTCTTCCCCTTCCCAGGGATGCCCTCGGAGACGGTCTGCTTCCAATTCCCCCCGCCTATATACACTTCAGGCAACAACTTGAACATCAGCTCCGGGGCCTCGCTGCCATCCGCCTCGCAACTGCTGCCCGTCCTGGGTTTGCCGCCCCTGGTACGCCTCGAGGGGGCTTCCTGCCTCCAGGCTTCTGTCTCCCAGTTGGGCGTCTTCCAGCCCCTGCCGCTACCCCCCCTGGGTTCCGGTTTCCATTACATCAGCACGGCGGTGGCGCCCCCTTTGCCGCTGCCTCCCCTTCCGCTGCCGCCCCCACCGCCGACCCCCGCGACCAAGAGGCCCCCGTCCCCCAGCCGGGACCCGGAACCGCCGACCAAAAAACTGCCCATCAGACCCTTACCCAGGCGCCCGCCCAGCGTCCCGAAGGAATCGACGTCTTCCCTACCCCCGGCCTGTGGTGTAACCCCTCCTCAGAAACCCAACCGTCCCGAGGCAGAGGGAGGGGCAGAGGTGCCTACGGGGGGCGTGGCCGCGGCCGCGGCGGAGACCATGTGGGCAGACCAGCCCCGCAGTCTCAGCAGTCTCTTGGAGGATTCCAGAGGAGCTCCCCGGCGCCCCCTAGATTCCAACGACAGCGGTCAACGCCGGAACCTGAGCCCGCCCAGAAGTCCTCAGAGCCCCACCGCTATCAACAAACCCGCAGAAGCAAGAGCTGCCACTCAGATGGCGCCCAGACCCCAGAGTCCAAGACCGGCTCCGCGTTCAAACGCCCCCTCAAACCCGCCCGCGGTTTTCAGTTCCCCTTCCGTCAACACCACTGAGAAAGAGGCGGGGTCCGGGGTCATCGAGGCGGCGGACCTGCCCATCAAAGACATGTCCTTCCCGGAGCCCGACCCCACCGACCAAGAGGAGGAGGAAGGCCTGATCGAGATCGTGGAGGTGGATCAGGACCAAGCTCAGACTCAGAGTCAGGACCAGGGACAGCTCCGTAAGTCTGCGGCTGCGTACTCGGAGCCACGCCCCCAAACTGTCTCAGAGAGGCCCCAGTCCACTACCTCCAGCTCAGAGTCCGGCCGGACCATCGTGGAGGCCCTGAACGATGACCCTCCCACCATCCGGATCTGCTTCGGGGACGAAGATGAGTCGGACTTCGATTACCTGATCTACGAGACCGAGAGCGACGAGGAGGAAGATGAAGATGAGAGAGATGAAGAGGAAGAGGAGGAGAAGCCCTCCCCCACACAGACGTCTCCCGACGGGTCCGCGGAGGAGACCGCCCCGGACTTCTCCGGCATCATGACCCTGTGCACAGTGGCCTCTACCCGCGAGTCCCTGGTAGTGACGCCCGAGGGGGGAGACGCTCCAAAATCTTCAGAGTCAGAGGCTGACCATCAGACGCCAGAGGACCAGAGTTCAGACTCTGGGACAGAGATCCCAGAGCCCAAGTCTGAATAGACTGTGATGAAGAGGACGGGTCCGGACAGAGGGGGAGAAAAAGTTGAGTTCCTTCTCTTTCCCCCGCCTCATTCCACCCCTCCTACACGGACCATTCTTGGAGAGGGACGAAATTCCTCCTCCCCGGATGCCTGAGTGACCATCAGGGAAACCACCCCAGATATATCTTCTGACATGGACACTAGCATCTCTAATCTCAACAGGCTATAGACCGAAACTCAGCTCTGTGTGTTGGTAGATAGAGCGCCACCTAGTGATTTAGATAAGTAGGATAAGACACACTATCACTGACCTCTGTTGACCTCGATACTCCATCTGCAGGCCTCTCAATGCAAGTGCATGTCCCTGTATCATACCCATGGCGCCCCTGGCGGCGTCGATAGATCACTGTCTCCTCTTCCCCCTTCCGCCCTTCGATTCCCCCTCCCTCTTCCCCCATAGAATTAAGAAATGTGTGATATTAGCCTCCATAGTTGTGATTTTGGAATGCCGCTAATCGCTAATGAAATATATCTGGGATTCTAGGCTGCTTTATTCTATCACTGATTGTGTTTGATCTCCAAAAAAAAATAAAACTTTTCTTAAAAAGGATAATTTTGGTATTAATTAATTGAACACTCTGATCCAAGATTGGGAAATCTAGGATTTGTTAATCACTTAATTGGGCACTGATCCCAAATTGAAAAATCTCATATCAATTCTAAGTCCTATAAACTCCCCCACCTGAAGATGGGTGTTCAACAATGAGGAATTTCCATCCAGAGGGTGTGTCAATCATAAATTTGGGAAAAAAAACTAAGTGTGGCCCCATTCAAAAAAACTTAGACTCATTTCCCCATGGGTCTTCATATTTGGACAAAGGAGACCACACATATTTCAAACACTCAGAATTATTAATGATATCTCCAAAACTCTTATTTTTAATTGACAGACCCCATAATTAATTGGAAATTTCCACACATTTCCATGATGGGGGCATAAAATTATTGTAATTTTTGCTAAGGCCCCCATTTTTAATATGAATTTATTGAAGACCTTTCAGATAAAATCCCCATTTTTACTAAGTTCAAAAAACACCCCCCGATTTAAAGACTTGGTCTGGCCCACACTCATAAGGTCATAGATCCGGCCCTTTAAAAATTTCTAAGGAGAGACCAAGTTGGGGACGGAGGGGGTCTCGGGTGCGGACTTGTAATTTTTTATTGAGGGTCCAGAATCAACATGGTGGTTCAGCGGACCCCTCCCAATTTTTAATCAGAGATATTAAGATCCCACTTTAAAATCTGGGATTCCAATATCGATTGGAGATCCGATGAAGGATCATCATTTTACTTGGAAACCCCATACGTGGTCTCCAGATTAGAAATATAGTAAAGGACCTATGTATCGATCGGACTCCCAATGAGGGAGTCTCCATCTATTAAAATTTCAGGAAGAGTCCCAGATTGATCAGAAATTCATCAGAAGGCCTCCATATTGATTACAAATCCATTGAGGATCTCAATATTGGATATATCCATTAAGGGTCTTCATATTGAGACCTCATTAATAGTCATATTAATTGATCACCCATTAAGGGTCTTTATATCCGATATTCATTAAGGGGTCTTCAAATTAAACAAATACCCCTTTGGGTCTCCAGATTAAATACCTATTAAAGGGTCTTTAGATTAATCTGGAATCAATTAAAGACCCCAAAATATCTAATAAATCCCAAATATAGATCAGAGACCCCAATAGAGATCTGAAATTAAAAATGGCTGCTAAAAATGGCTGCCAAAAATGGCCACCCAAGATGACGGAGCTCCGCACCCTCCGGCAGCCAGCTTGCAAATGACTGAGTTCTATGGCACAGCTCTAATTTATATACTTCATTAGCATAATGGGAGGGGATGATGACGTATATTGCTTTTTATACCTCATGAATATTCATTACATACACCATATTTGGTAAGTATTTACATATTTTATGAATATCCATAGTTTTTTTTTTTTTTGATAATACGCAGACTCCGGGGAAATAAATTGGGATTCAATTTGATTGTCCGTCCCTATATATTAATTGCTGATATCAGGGAAATATCAAGAGTCCTGACTTGGCAATTATTTGCTTCCCGATAAATTAATTCACCCCCTTCTGCGACCATTAAGTTTTATATTAAACGGGAAAACCGGGATTGATGATCTATTAGGTAATCGGTATCCCTAATGATCAAAAATCGGGGATCGATGACCTTAACGGGATCATTCCTGCAGGTTACACAACCGGGTATCCCGATCCCGGTCGAATTGTTTATCGATGATCCACTTTTTAATTGATATACTTTAAATGGTAATATAAAAGGGGCGGATCTTTCAATCTACCAATGGGGTCCCGGTAGGCGGGTATATGCAAATGAGGTCTATCAAATAAAAGCATATGGGGAATTCCCGTATCCCGGCCTCGGTCACTCTCGCTGAGGTCAGCACAGGCACTTTATCCCAGATAACGGTTAATATTGCTGAGGCGGCCATTTTACCTTATCCATATAGTGACCGCTAGTTCCCTATGGATGTTCTATATATAGTAATGTATGGTCGGCAGATTGGCGTCAATATGGGGAATTGGAAACTTAATCCATAGGGGGGCGGAGTTACATACCCCAAAAAAGGTAAAGTATCCATACATCTACCATATATGGTAGGAATTAAACAATCCACCTGACGTCAGGCTATGGAAAATGGAAACTCAGCACAAAAAAAGGGGAACATATACCAAATATGGTAATTGTGACTCCACCCACTTCTCTATATATTGAGAGCCCTCAGGGCATCTGGCATCATTCTCTCCCCAGCTGCCGAGCTGTCAACTTGACTGCCTCCAATCAACTTGACGACCTGTCAATCAACTTGACGACCTGTCAATCAACCATCAATCAACTTGATCAGCCATCAATCAACTTGATCGATCAAGATGGTCCGCACCACCCTCGCCGCCAAGCACGCCAAGAAGGAGAACGGGATCCACCGCCTGATCCTGAGGAAGAACAATGTGGAATTCGAGAAGAGCAAGCTGAAGAACATCCGGGATCGGATCGGTAAGCCGCTGACCCTCAGGCAGAGGAGGATCAGGACCAAATGGAATTGGCTCCTGAATGCCGGAAATCCGTTCACTCCCGAATCCGTGAACGCGACCATCCTCGCCGCCCAGGAAAGAATGGATTACATCCCCCTACCCTGGCCGGAAAACTGGTTCATGAAGATCTGCGCTGACCCTTACCGTCAGACGCCCGTCTATGGACACGCCCCCGGGATGGCCCTGTCCGTGGGATGGCCCAGGTGGATGGAACCCTCGGAGAATCCCAGGGATAACTGTGAGTACTGTCGTTCTCTCACCGGGTTTACACAGATCAAAAAAGGAGCTCTTTCTGGGCTTATAACACGCTCTCTGTGCCACTTAATCTCTGCACAGAGTTCGGGGCGACAGGCTGGGAAATTTAAAGATGGCTGCCTCCAAGATGGCACCCAGGGGCTTATAATTAGCGCCTCTTAAACCACGCCCCTCATTAACATATGCAAATTAATACCATATATGGGGTCCACACTTAGTCTCAGGGAGAGACACCGAGAGGCAGGTCCCTTGACATCTGCGCATGTCTTTGATCCCATCAGGCTTTAACCCATCCCATCACATGCCGCACGGCGAAGCAGATATCCTCATCCCACTGGGAATGGTGTACTCCGCCGGCTCGGACCCTGAGCACCCGCTGACCCTGGCGGACTTCGTCCTGTTGATAGATCCTGAGGGCCGCTGGTACCTCCACGAGCTGGACAGCAACACTCTGACCAGGCTGGCTACCAATTACTGCGATTGGATCTGCCAAGGGCTGTGGTATTGCTGGTCAGTCATGGGCTACGTCAGAGATAGAGCCACCGCCCAGCTGCTCCTCACCCCCACCCCCACCTTCCAGAACCAGAGTTCCGATCAGCCTTCCACTTCCGGTCAGGAGTCGCCCTTGGGGTCCGTGCTCGACCTCCAAGCTCTGCCAGAAACAGCCAGGTGGAAGATGGTGGGACCCATAGGGGGCAAGAGACACTGCGGGATCAAATATATCCCAGCCGGATTCGGAGGCCCTTACAAGAGGCTCTTTACTCCGCCCCGTGAGGGGGAGGTCACATGTGACGTGGCACCAGGGGTGGTGGAGCTCTTGGAGAAGATGTGGGATGTGCCGCCGGGGGAAAATTGGTGCATGATCATGGAGGCCTTCGCTGCTCAACACGAGGGCGTGGCCTTCGTCCTGCCCACAGTCAAACATGGGAAGATGAGGTTCACCTTCCAAGACCCCCAGAGGCTGGTCAAACACAGCCCGGACACCCTCGCCAAGATCAAGACCCACCTGTCCTACCCCAACCCAAGATTTGGGAAGTGGATGCCGGTGGCCAGGGGCATCATCACCCTGGGACTCACTCCCCCCGCCAGGAGAGATGGAGTAGTGGCCTGGCTGATCATGTCGGAGATCGGCACCATCATCGGCGCCTGGGAGCTGAGCGGGACGGTGACCGCGGTGGCCACCAGCGTGGCTGACCTGGTAGATATGGGGGTGGGGGAGCTCCTGTTCCAGAGGACCTTCCAGCCCCCCGAACACTTCGATCACCTGCCCGACACCGCCTGCGCCAACCCCTTCTGCAAGTTCCATGGGATCAGTGCCATGGACACAGACTCTGAGGATGATGACGATGATGACAACCGGCCCCCCAAGAATGTGTGGGTCCCGCCCAGAGAGGGGGAGGAGGAGTCTGATGAAGAGGAGGAGACACACCCCCTCGAAGAGCCAGCTGACAATGAGGACACTGACAAAGACCCCAGGTCAGAGACCGAGGGTGAAGACCATGAGGAAGAACACGTGGATGTTGAAAGAGAAGACTCCACCCCTGGAGAGGCGGAGTCTGTCCAACCCTCAGAATCGGAGGCGGAGGCCCCCAGACACGTAGTCCTGCTCTCCTAAAAACCCAGGACTCATCAGATGGACAATTCTCTGAAGTGTGTTACCTTTCATCTGTCTTCTCTCCCGATGGCCTAAGCATTCTAGGACTTAGTGATAAGTGATGTGTGGTCTATCAACTTCCTTTTCCTCAGGGGACTGAGAGACTCATGGGTACTGTGGGTGGTCTTTGAGGTGGGGACTCTGACACTGTCATAGATCCAAGGTAGCACAGATAGTTGGGAAATATAAAGCTTTGCACTACCTCTATTTTTCTAACATGTTAATCGATCCAAAAAAAAAAATAAAATTGATGAAAATGCACTGTGGACTTGTCTCTTCCCCCACACACCCACATTTAGATTGACATTTAGTGGGTGGGAGGAGATAGAGGGTGGGGACTTAGACCCAGGAGGGACTTAGTCTCTGAGAGGG